CCATCAGATGCAATGGCAACAGAATAACCATTCACATTATCGGCTCCAAAAGCAGTAGTAACTGTTCCATTATTATCTGGACCAAAAGTAGTGTCTAAAATTCCTGCAGTGGTATATCTCGCTAAAGCAAATGTTTGTTGTCCTGTGAGTTCTGAACCTGCAACCACAATTTTTCCATCTGATGCAATGGCCACAGAAATACCTCTAACACTATCGATTCCAAAAGCAGTAGTAACTTTTCCACCAGAACCAAAAGTAGTGTCTAAAATTCCTGCAGTGGTATATCTCGCTAAAGCAAATCTATTTGGATTAGCAGTATAATCAAAACCTGCAACCACTATTTTACCATCTGATGCAATGGCCACAGAATAACCAATTACATTATCGATTCCAAAAGCAGTAGTAACTTTTCCATTATTATCTGGACCAAAAGTAGTGTCTAAAGTTCCATCAGTGGTATATCTCGCTAAAGCAAATCTATTTGGATTAGCAGTATAATCAAAACCTGCAACCACTATTTTACCATCTGATGCAATGGCCACAGAATAACCAACTACATTATCTGTTCCAAAAACAGTAGTAACTTTTCCATTATTATCTGGACCAAAGGTTGTATCTAAATCTCCAGGATTTGCCATTTATTTATGTATATATAATAATTTATAAATATTTATCACGCATAAATCATTATACTTTTATATTACTTTTATATTAACGGCGGAACCTTCTTGAACGGTTTCGTCTGAATTTATTGGTTTTTCTTCTTCCGTAATAATTTTGTGCGGCTAATAAAGCAAATGGAACTGCTGCGGTTTGTAAAACCTGACCCCAGCTGCCTCCTCTCCTTTTATTTCTTCGTTTACCGCCACTTTGAGCTGGGCCGGCATTTAACGCTAATGACCCTTGAGGTAAATTATTCGGCAACACGGCAGGGGCTCCATCAACTGTAGGAATTAAATTGCCAGCATATCCATTACCTTCATTACCAAAAGTATTCATGTATTGTTGTTCAACTGTTCCGCCAAAATTTTTGATAACCCAATCAGCTGCTCCATCACCTCCTCTTTTACTGCGTCTACTGTGTCTGCATTTACTAGTGCATTTACTGCTGTGTCTATGAGAGAAGCGCCTTCTGCGTCGTTTGCCACCTCCAGCAGTATCTTCATTTAGTACACCATCTTCATTTTCTACTGGTTCTAGTTCTGGTTCTAGTTCTAGTTCTATGTCTTCAATATCTTCTACTGGGTCTACATTTCTTCCATCTGGTGTTTTTAGTTCAATTTTATTTACAACTGGTGGTTCATCACCTCCCTTTTTATTTCTTCTTCGACTCATTTTACGATGTTTTGCCATTTATATATTCCTATGAGAAAATATTAAAATAACTTTGATACTAGATTTTTATTGCGCAAAATCAAAATTAATAAAATTAAAATTGCTAAAATCAATACGAAAATTAGTAAAATAATTCCAATAACTATATTAATATATGGATTTAATTCTTGAAAAATTAAATCAATTACAGGCATAAATAAACATTTTAATTCATTCTTAATATCGTTTCTCTTTAATATTTCCAAACATTGTTGAACTAAAGTATCTTTCATAATTATAATTTATAAAAATAATTTTTTAATTTATCGATTAATGCTTAATGCGTCTTTTTATTTTATTATTTTTCTTATTAACCAATAACAATGGAAAATATTATTCAACCCAATGATTCATTTGATTTTTCATTTATTTCTTTAGCACACCCAACAGGAATTCAAGGAAGTGCATATTTTACAAAAATTCTTAATAATGGAAAACCTTTATATATTCAAACACCTAAAAGTTTAACTAAACAAGGATTTATTAAAAACGGAAAAAAAATTTACACAGACCTTATGTTTGACAATAATGACGCAACCTTTATTCATTGGCTTGAAAATTTAGAAACCAAATGTCAAGAGCTCATTTTTGAAAAGAAGAATTCTTGGTTTGAAAATCAATTAGATAAAAATGACATTGAAACTGCTTTTACAAGCCCAATGCGTATTTATAAATCAGGTAAATTTTATCTTGTTCGCGCCAACATTAAAGTATCAAGTGCAACAAATTTACCGAATGTAAAAATTTATAATGAAAATGAAACACCCCTTACAATAGATGATGTCAATAATGAAACAAATATTATTTCCATTTTAGAAATACAAGGAATAAAATTTACTTCTAGAAATTTTCAAATTGATATTGAATTGAAACAATCAATGATATTAAACAGTGATGCACTATTTGAAAGTTGCTTAATTAAAACAAATAAAAGAGATAATTTAGTAAAAGGTGGTCTTAAAAGCTTAAACGATGATGAAGAAAAAGATGAAATATTAATTAAAATGAAAACAAATACTGTTAGCGAAACACCTATAGAATTTTTAGAAGAATTAAGTAACGAAATATTGAATGAAGAAAAAAATTCAAAATTGGATGCAAATATTTTAGAAAAAAATGATAATTTGCATGATAATAATTTAGATTTAGATTTAGATTTAGATTTAGAAAATCTAGATGTTGAAAACTTAGATGATGACAATTTAACACAAAATTATGAAGATGAAGAAGATAATGACAATAACGGTGAATATTACAATCCACCTTTAACTTTTGGTAGTGAAATTAAACCAAACGCAGTTGTTGTAAATAGTGTTAAATTTAAACAGCCAAATTTAAACGAGTTAGAAGAAATTGATTTTAATATTGCAGAAGATACTGAAGACAATGAAGACCTTGAAAATAATGATACAGATGAATTAAAGGAGGTAGATATATTAAGTAATTTAGAAACAAATGTAAAATCATCAGAGCCAATAAAACTTAAAAAACCGAATCAAGTTTATTATGAAATATATAAACAAGCTAGAAAAAAGGCTAAGGATGCAAAAAAAGAGGCAATAATGGCATTTTTAGAAGCGAAGAATATTAAGAAAACATATATGTTAAATGATTTAGACGAAAGTGATAGTGATAGTGATTTAGATAATATTGAGGAATTGATTTGAAAAATTATATTTTTTGTAATTAATATAAATTTTTATTTTTAAAAATTTTTATTTTGAAAAATGTTTATTTTTTTAAATTTTATAAATGTTTAGAATATTTGATTTAATTTAATCAAATAACAATAATTAAGAACTAATTAAAATCTATTAAAATCTATTAAAAAAAATATTTTATCACCAATTTTATATAATGAGCAGTTCTCTGAAAAAGCTATGGAACGATTATGGAATCGGCGCAATTGTTGTATTATTAATTGTAGCATATGGAGTTAATGCATTTGCAAATTATTTAACTTCTAAGGGCAGTTATGGATATGAATATATGTCACAAGACCCAAATCCTGCCTATAAAAATAAAGGAAATAAAATGGGCAATGTACAACCCCAACAACAAATGGGAGTTCAACCTTCTATGGAACCTTTAGGTCAAAATGAGGTTTTCGCATCTGTCAGTGGAATGGCAACACCTAGTCAAGGAGTACCTACTTCTTGCTCTACACCCAATATTCAAAACCCATCTGAGCTTTTACCAAAAGACACTAACAGTCAATGGGCTCAATTAAACCCATCCGGAAAGGGTGAGCTTGCAAATATTAATTTATTAAAAGCCGGTTACCATATAGGCATTGATACCATTGGACAAACATTAAGAAATGCCAATTTACAAATTCGTTCAGAACCACCAAATCCACAATTGTATGTAGGACCTTGGAATCAGAGCACAATAGAACCTGACCTAATGCGTCCACCTTTAGAGATTTCCTCTTCATCTTTAGCACAATAACAAATTTTATAATTAAAAATTTTATATATTAATAAAATTAAAAACTTATTTATCAAAATCTTTATATTCATCGTTCTTACACATATAAATATTTTGAATCATTACATTATTAGCAAGATTATCAATACTGACAACCAACTCATATTTGTTTTTATAAACATCATCCTGTAAAATTCGTATTACAGAAAACCCATTATCATTAGCACATTTCATTTTATATAAATCATTTATTCTGCTTTTTTCAGGAGATGTCCAATTACTTACTTGATGAAAATGTTGTTTTCCATCAAGTTCAATGATTATTCTTTTTTCTTCAATAACAAAATCAAAAGGTAGAAATCGGTTTGTAGTTTCATTTTTGCACCACTTTACTTTGAATTGTCTTTTTAATGTATCATATTTTTCTTTTAGTTTATGAAATAAAATCCGCAATATATATATGTTCAAATTTAAAGAAAACATATTATTTTATGTAATTATTGGATTTATTTTATTGGTGTGTTTAAAAGTGTATTATGAATCTGAAAATTTTAATTTAAAATGCATCATTTCTACAGTGGATGGGAATAAATATTGCGTCAGAGATAGAGCCATGTTAAATGAAGCAGCGGATTTGCTCGCGCAAGTAACACAAAAAATGAAGGACCTAGTCGCTTATATGAAAGAAAAATATCCAAATAATGAAGAAGTAAAAAGGCTTGCAACAGGTTTTAATCCAAAAAAAATATGCGAAACATTACCAACAAGTGAATTAACTGCTTACAGCGAAAATAAAGGAGAGAAAATAGCATTTTGTTTGAATAAAACTAAAAATGGAAATACATTGATTGAATTAAATACGCTCACTTTTGTAGCCATTCATGAAATGGCGCATGTAATGACAAAATCAATTGGTCACAAACAAGAATTTTGGCAAAATTTCAAATTTTTATTGCAAAATGCAAAAGCCGCAGGAATTTACAATCCAGTTGATTATAAGTCAAAACCTGAAAATTACTGTGGTATGACTATTTCAGACAATCCTTATTATGATTTGTAAATACTTTTCATTAAACCATATTATGTACCATGTGTCTTTCACTCATTTACCCCCTCCCTAAAATGAGCGTTCTAAATGAGAATGTTTGTAATATTATATTATGGTTTAAAAAGATATAAACATTATATTATAATAAAACCACATATCATGCAAACAAATCAATTGTTATTTTTAATATTATACCTTTATATATTAATAAATTTCACATTATCAAAAAAACTAACAAAATTTATTAATAAAACCCAATGGCAATCAATTCGAAATGTGTTAAGTCATCCTGGAACTACTTTTGAAATGAAAAATAAAATTAATTATCTTTTGTTCAATAGTTATAAAGATTGGGCTGAAAACCAAGCAACTATTTTCAAAAAAAAACATTATTCATTATGCAAAGAAATAAGTTTAAATGAATTAAAATTATATGCATTATCTGGATTAACAAAATCAATAAAAAATTATAATCCATCATATATTTTCAAAAACTACGCAACTATTTATGTAACTGGTTCAATTTATGAAGGCGCTACAAAACTGCAACAAATAACAATAGTACCTAGTTATATTCGAAAAAACAAAAATAATAAATGGAGATTAGAAAATAAGGAAAAATATTATAGAATGCTGAAACCTACAATCACAAATGATGAAATTGAAGATAATGAAGAATATACAATGGATTATAATCCTCACCATAATAAGCAAACAGTTTTTTTATATTTTTGGGATATTATTGAAGATGAATTAAACGATAATAGTTTTTTACTAAAAATTGTGAAACATAAATATAACGAAGAATTTATTAAAACAAAATCAAATCGAGAAATTTCTAATTTAATGTGCTGCTCTGAAGAAAGCATTAGAAAGGGATTACTAGAGGCAATAAGTATTGTACAACCAAAATTATTAGAATCAATAAAAACAATAAAATATTTGTATGATTGAAAATATATAAAATAATACTACGAGTATATATATGTCATTAAAAGTATTAAAAGAAAATCCAATATATAAAGTCAATTATTTAAGCGATTCAGAAACCATAAATGCAATTCATGTTTTTTATGGAGAACATTTGGAGATTGAGGATTTGACTGAATTATTTAAGAGAGACCCAAAAAATCCGGCATTCATAGATAAAAACACTGATTTGCCTATATTCAATGATGAAGAGTTGTATAACATTAGTACAAAAAACATTCATGTTATTTTTTCTGAACAACAAATTCATTATGATGATAGTATTGGTGTTATAAAAATTAAAATTATGTCTGAATTTTCAAATGCTTTTTCTCTAGACGAAATGTATTTATTTTGCATGAAAGAAGAGAGTTTAAATCCTATTAGTATTTATCAAACACTAACCCAAAATGGTCGTTTATCGCTTACAAAAACAAGATTAGACCAATTTGTACTAAATATTATTTATGATGAAAATGGTGAACCTCTAAGATTTAATATTCCCGATAAAGAAATTTATGATTATGATGATATATTAGCGATGGATATAAATAGTAAAAAATATGTTTTAACAAAGGTTCTTGGTCAAAAGTTTTTTATTGTTGCGAATGAATATCCGTATGTATCTAATCCTTTTGTAGTAAATGAATATGACGATTTTATTGAAAGGGTATCTAGAAAGTCTCTCACTACATTAAATGGTAATTTATTGTTAAACACTGAAAGTATCTTTGGAAATAATATATATTTGTGTTTGGCAAAAGATGTTTTATTAGAATCGCAAAAAAAAGGTATTCCTGAAAAATATGCAATTAAATTGTATTATCCATTTTTATGGGAAAAAAATATAAATACACTAGATGAATTGAATTTACAAAAAGAAAAGTTAATTGAAGATAGTGAAAAATTAGTAAATGATAACACTCTAGAAACATTTCAAAGCGTATCTTTATTTTATGATATTTACAAAGAAAAACTTAGCAATTTAAATTATAAAAAAACAGGAATAAAAATTATAAAATTAACTATTCATTCTTTATACAAAATAAAAATACCGTTAGATATTATTTTTAAACTAATACATGCAACAGATATCTCTCCATTAATAAAATATAATCCTTCACAAAGGCAGGAAAATATTTATAGGTTATATGCAGAAAAAACCGCAAAAGATGGCAGAAAAATACCTTATTTATCACGAGCGAGTATTTTTAAATTAATAAAAACAATAGGTAAAACCAGGTCAGTTTCTATATATATACAGTATAAATTACATGACGAAACCTATATTATAATTTGTGATTTTGAAGAAAACGGTGATATAAATATTAAATGTGAATTTGATAGTATTTTTCCTATTGATGAAATTGATAATTTATTTAAATCCGCAGTAAATCCAATTATAGAAGAAGTCAAAAATTATTTAGAACAAAGTGGATATAATATTAATTTATTTAAAGGTTTGTTGGATGAAAATGTTAAAGTAGAAAGAATTGATTATGAATCGTTAATTCAAATTTCAAAGCCAATAAAAATAGACGAAATTATTGGATGTGTTTCTAGTGTATTTATAGTAGAATCTAAAAATTTTAAAAAGGGCATACAAATGCGTTTTAAAAGAGTTTCAAATTTTAATAAATTAACAAGTAGGGAGGCATTTGTAATAGACCAGGCAAAACAAAAAGATGGTTTAAAAGGTTCCGAGTTAATTACAGCTTTAATGCAAAACTATAGTATTACAGAGAATGAAGCGAGAGAAATAATAGCAAAATTGGCAAGTGAAATACAATTGGAAAGGGGTGCTAGGAGGTCTGAAATTGAAATAAAAATAAATCCTGGTTTTAAAACAACGATTACATTGAATTCTATTACAAGTATAATATCAATAAAGGTTGAAAATATAAATGACATAAATTATTTATATACGCTACCTATATATTTAGATTCATTCATTCGTTTAACACAGGATAAAAGCAGTACAAGAGTACCACTTGAAAAAATAAATTCTACTTGTGGTTCAGATGAGAAAGATGAAATTGTAATAAAAGATATTGTTTCTGCAGCGGAATCAAATTTTTTAACTCAAGAAGTACCTTTAATTGAAGGTGATAATCTTGAATTTTTGGATTTTAATGAATACATGGAAAGTTCTCAAGATAATGAAGGTAAAGTTAAAAATGCACTGGATTTATTTTTTGGGGATGAGGATGAGGAGGAAGATTCACAAGAGTCAAGTGGGGGTAATAAAGTAATTAAAGGAGGTGTTTCATCTCAAGATAATTCGGATTCACAATCAGAAAAATCCTTGTCCAGTTTCGGTTCATTACCTCTTGAAGCGGACGAAACAAAAGAATCAGAAGAACCCTTATCTAGTTTTGAATCATTACCGCCTCAGGAAAATGAAATAGTCGAACCTCAAGCACCAGTTTCAAAACCAGATGCGCAATTAAATGAAGATTTATACGATGAAATAAAGCCGTCGGTTTCTTTACCCAAAAAAATGGTTAAAAAGACATCAGTAAAATTCGATTTAGTAGAACCTGAAAAGGTTAAAACACAACAACAACCAAACATTGTTAGAAATATTGAAAAATTATCGAACCCTAACCCATTTCAATCAAGAATGGAAGAATTAGAACCTATTTTATTCAATAACCCTAAACAAAATGGAAAATTTAATTCATATTCTAGAAGTTGTTTGCATAGTTCTCGAAAACAGCCAGTTATTTTAACAGAAGAAGAAATGCAGAAAATTAATGATGAACAACCCGGATTTTTAGAGAGGGGAAAATCAAATGGTGATATTTTAAAATATGGTTCTAACCCAGACAACCAATATTATTATTTGTGCCCTCGTTATTGGTGCTTGAAAACCAACTCACCTATTTCCGCAGAAGATGTTAAAAAAGGTGTTTGTGGTAAGGTAATACCAAGAAATAGAACAGTAGTAAAACCAGGTGAATATGTGTTTGAATTTTATGATAAGTCTGAACATGGAACTCCTGAAAATTATATTCAACATTATCCTGGTTTTTTAGAAAGCGATAAACACCCAGATGGTTTATGTATGCCTTGTTGTTTTAAAAATTGGAATACCCCAACACAAATAGAAAGGCGAAAACAATGCGGTCAAAATTTAAAAAAAGAAAAGGAAGCCGAAGTCGCAAAGGCAAAAGAAGAAGAAAGAAAAGAAGGTAATGAAGAAGGTAATGAAGAAGGTGATGAAGAAGGTGATGAAGGAGAAGAAAATGAACAGGCAGTAGATGCGGAAAAACAAGCCAATGAAGATAAACAAGAAAAAATTTCGTCAGAAATAGATATGGTTGCATCTAAAAAAGCAACTAAAAAAGAAGACTACATTAAAGGTCCTGAGAAGTTTCCATTAGAGCAAGGCAGATGGGGTTATTTACCAATGAGTATTCAAAAATTTTTAAATGAAGTAAATGCTAATTGTCAAATAAGTAAAACAAATACAAATATAAAACCGCATCATACTTGTTTATTGCGACATGGTATTGAAGTAAATAGTAATCAATCTTTTATAGCTTGCATTGCTGATGCAAGATATTTTGATGGTAGCAAAACAAAAATACCAACAATAAAAGAAATGAAGGAAATAATTATTAAAGCATTAACATTGGATAATTTCATTACTTACCAAAATGGCGATTTAATAAGTATTTTTATGAAAGATAATGAAAATGATACTGATAAAATGAATATAAAAAAATATACATCAACTAATTTATATAAAAAAATAAACAAAAAAAATGAAAAAGACATGTTATATTTTTTAAATGTTGTAAATGCATTTGAAAATTTTATGATGTTTTTGAGAGATAATAAAATAACGATTGATTACACTTATTTATGGGATATTATATGCAAACCTAACCCAAAAATATTTATTCATGGCATTAACTTAGTTATTTTAGAATTGTCTAATAATGATACAACTAATAATGTTGAATTAATATGTCCTACAAATCACTATTCTAGTGAATTCTTTGAAGCTCGTAAACAAACATTAATTGTTTTAAAAAATGGTGATTATTATGAACCCATTTATGCTTATAGGAATGAAGAAACAAAAATAAACATTGATAAAACATTTAGTGAATATAATCAGCAAACATCAAAATCAATGAGGGCTATATTTAAAAAACTTATTAAACCTTTATTAAAAAATACTTGTGTACCATTATCAAGTATGCCTGAAAATGTTTATAGGTTTAAAACACCTATATTGCTTGATAATTTGATTAAGATATTAAATAAATATGATTATCAAATTAAAAAACAAATAGTTAATTATCAGGGAAAAGTAATTTCTATTTATTGTAAAAATCCTGAAGGATTAAAGGGAGTAGTCCCATGTTTTCCGAGCTCTATAAATCTGACATATGATTATGTAATGATGAGTGATGAAACAATGTATGAAACTTATGAGAATACTGTGAAATTTTTAACAAAATTAAGCAATGATACTAGAAAAAAAATACAATGCTTACCTGAATTTAAGGTTATAGAAGATGAAATGATTGTTGGTATAATAACAGAAACAAATCAATTTATTCAATTAAGCGAACCGTTTCCATTATCAGAAGCAATAGACGATATTAAATTATTAAATGATAATAATTATTTAATTGCTGATAGCAATACACTATTATCAAAAGAAGTTGATAAAGAAAGAGTAGAATATATAAAAAAAATAAAACTAGAAACAAATTTTTATAATGTTTTTAGAAATACTATTCGAATTCTTTTAAATAAATATGAAAATATTAAATTGAGAGAAAAAATAGAAGAGAGTGTTAAAAATGGTTATATGTTATATAATGTAAAACTATTATCTATTATAAAACAATTAAAGGAATTAGTGAATGACTCTATTATATTTTCTGATGAATATGACTATACAATGATAAATGATATTTCTACATGCATTGTTTTAGATAAAGATAAGTGCAATGGAAATCGACCTTTATGCGCGTTTTCTACAGGTAATACTTGTCAATTAATATTGCCGAAACAAAATTTATTAACAAATGCAGATAATGAAATATATTATTTTGGCAAAATGTCAGATGAATTGATTAGATATAGTAGAATAAATTCATTCATATTTCAACCCCAAACATACTTATCTTTTGGTAGTTTGGGATACAATTTGAGGGAAGATGAAATAATTGTTATACAATCATTATTGAATGCTGAATATTTTGAAGGATTAATTCCATCTGAAATCAATAAATACGCAAAGAATAATTCTTATGATATTGCTGAGCCTATTATTACTCAAAATTACGAAAACAAAATAAATATTGATGATGCATTAAATCCAACACATGGAGAAGAAGATGGAGAATGCGTTCCCATATCAACTGGAAAGATAAGCTCTAATTTATGGAAAAATTGTTTTCCGGAAAATTTCGATGAATTGTTATATGATAAAACCCTTTATTGTGGCTTTTATATGTTAATTGATATTGTAAATAGGAAAAAAAATATACAATTGTCTTTAAGCCAAATAAAAAATATATTATTGGAAGAATATGTGAAATATTTAATAAGTTATGAAAATAAAGTAATTGATATATTAATAGAAGAAGGTAAAAAAACATTAGGAGACCAGGTAAAATCAGGTACTTTATCATTTCAAAATTTTATTTACACAGATAGTTATTTTGTAACAAATTTTGATATTTGGTTAATTATGACAAAATACGACATACCTTGCATTTTAATTTCGAGTAAAACATTGCTTGAAACACAACATACAAAAACTGTATTTGTTATGCACGGTGAATTAACTAGTGAATTTGTATTTATTGTATCACCCGGATTAAGAGCAGAAAATATACCAAAATATAAAATTATACAATCACCTGAAAAAAAAATCTTTATGCCTATTACAATAACCAGTTGTCAAGGAATTTTTAATGATGCTATTAATAATAAAATAAATATTGAAGAATATTTAACGAATTATACAAGAAGTAAAACTACTCAATATAAACTTAAAAACCCTAATCCTAATCCAATCCCGAGTCAAAAAATGCGCGTTAAAAAATTATCAAAAACAAAATTAAAATTAATAACAGACGAAGGCAATGATAATGAAGAAAAACATGAAGAACAAATAGTAAATGAATATGAACAACAAATAGATATTGCAAAATCAAGAAAAAAACGAGGAAATGTAATAATCAAACGAAATACAAAAAAAAATAAAAAATTTAAATTAGTGGAAATTCCTTGATAAAATAATTATATTATTTCATTTTCCTCATCATCTTCCTCATCTTCCTCATTCACATTATCTTCATCTTCAATATCAATTTCTCCATTTTCATCATCTTCAATATCATTTTCATTATCTTCAATATCATTTTCACCATTTTCACCATTTTCACCATTTTCACCATTTTCACCATTTTCACCATTATCATTATTACATTTATAAAAATCTATATGTTTTAAATCGAAATTTATTTTTCTAATTCGTTTTAAAATTATTTTTTGCTTATTAGTTATTTTACAAGTTATAAATGCATATTTTTTTTCAATTTTTATAATTTTTCTACCAAAATTAGGATTAAATTTAACGAATGATTTCAATTTATTTTTTAATAAAATATGCGAAGCATTTTTTTTTTCAGTTCCATAAACACTATATCTATATATATAATATAAATGTAAATATGGTCTAAAAATATTAATTATTGTTTCCTTAGGTATTTCATCATTTATATACAAATTTTTTGTATATTTTTGATTTATATAAAACATAAATTTTAAATCATGATGCAAAACATTAGCAGGCGAATTTTCAACATAATTTTTTATAATAGAATCTCTTATTATTGATTCATTATCGTATAAAAATTTATCTGTATTAAAATTTGCCTTAAAAAATAAATATAGAAAAATTGGATTATAATTGCTTTTAAATCTTATATTAAAATATATGTTGTATAAATCTGCTTTGTTAAAGGGAATATTATTAAAAGGATTTTTAGGATAAAGTGGATTTGGAAAAAAATGGTCTGAATTCAATAGTGCGCTGTTTATTATTTTAATTAAATCATTATTTAAAAATAAATATTTTGAATTTTTATGTATAATTGTAAAAACATTTTTATCATTTTCTTGAATTTCATTCATATACATATCTATATTAGTTTTAATAATTGTTTTTTTACACCTGTATATGTTTGCAAATTTTAAAAAAGCAAAATATATGCGTTGTGATTTTTCAAAAAGCGTAAAAATATCTTCTTTTTGTATATCATTAATAAATATATTATTAATCATTTCATTAAAATATTTAAATTTATTTGTAATAATTTTTTTTTTATTTTTCACATTTAAAATTTTTGATATATAGATATAATAATAATGCATTACTTGTGATTTGTTTATTGAATTAATATTGCTATTTATATTTTTAAACATATTATCCCAATATTCAAATTCATTGTATTTATCAATACATAAAAAAAAATTTGGATTTATTAACTTTTGAATAATACTACATATTAGTGACATTTTTATTATTTAAATATAATTATTTGTATTTATATAATAATTTCTATTATTTTATTTATATTTTATTTTATTTATATTTTATTTATATTTTAATTTATGTTTTTAGAAACCAGGATTATAAGTATTATCATCTCCCAAATCTATTCCTTTAATACTAACTACATTATTTTTAATCATAAGTTTATTTGTACTGCATTTATCTTCTTGGTTTTCTACATTTCCAAATGATTGTTCTATTGATTCTTCCATACTAATATTTTCAAATTGAGCAACCTCTTCTAATTTTGTCATTTCATTTAAATCGAGAATAACCTGAAATGCATTTGTTCCAAACAAACCTTCTTGACCACACATGACATTTGCCGAAATTCCTCGCAGTGTGTCTAATTCTGCATGTCTTGCTGCTTTTAAAAACATTTCGGGTGTTTCCTCAAAAGATGCTTTGGCAATAGGCCCAATATTGTCATTATTAATTCCATGTCGAAAAATGGATATCATTTTATTTGTAAAAGTCATTCTGTCGCAAAGAATACTTAAATGATGATAATTAACATATGTGCCATCAAATTCTATAACATCTACTAACTCATTATAAATTGCTTGTCTTGCAGCCTCAATTCCAAAAGTTTCATACATTTCTACTATGTCATTACTAAATGTGCGTTTGGCATCAACATAATCAAGCGCAAGAACATCTATAATATTAGTACCAATTGTATCTAGAACCCATATGTCTTGTTTTTTAAATATTCCAGATTGTTCTACAACATTATCTTTAATTTTTCTTAAGATTACTTTTTTAATATTTTTTATTCCCCTCAAAACAACATTTTCAAGTATTTGTTCTTGAAAATTTTTAAATAAATATATTTGGTCGGACTGGTCTAGCGGATTTACCTTTGGCTTTTTTGAACCTCCTTTACCACTTCCTTGTTTAATCACATTATTCATTCGAATTCTGAATATTAATTTATCAGCATTGTAATCCGAGAAAACACATGATATTTCATTACCAAAACTATTTTTCAATGTAAAATTCACATCATCCATTGTTATATTTTTCTCAAGCATTGCTTCTGCATTCATTACCATGCGCAATATCCATTTAGATTTTTCACTAGTTTCTTCAGTCAATGAAGCATTGATGCATTCATCAACCAAGTTTTCAAATTCTCGATATTGCATCATTGTAGTTTCGTCCTCATTTATTAATGTATTTAAATCATCTGGGTCGAAACAAATTTCTGTAGAAGACACTATCTCTTTCATTTTAGTATGTTCCAACATATACATTATTGATTGTGCCTTTTCTCGGTCTGTTTCTTCTTCTGGCTTTAAAAATACAGTTAAAGATGGATTTTTAGGCTCAGATGATAGTGACAAAATTTCCTCAATTCTTGGCACACCACGAGTTACATTGGATTTACTAGAAACACCAGCAAAATGAAAAGTATTTAGTGTCATTTGCGTTGTTGGTTCTCCAATACTTTGGGCAGCAACCATTCCCACCATTTCACCTGGCGCAACAATTGCACGCTTGTAATTAACCGCAATATTTTCCAATAAAATGGTTAATGCTGCTCGGTTAATGCGCTTTACAAAAAGCAGGTCTTTGGGTGACAAATAATAGAAATACAATGTTTTAAATAGTGCAGTTGGAACAGCACATCTTATTTTTTCCAAATTTGAATAACATTTTTCTATCATTTCAAATACTTCTAAAGGAGTAATGTCACTAACCGAATTTCCATTTATATTTTGTTGACCAATTACATTGTTAATAAGATATGAAAACGCAACCGGACAATTTACAACACTATCTCCTTTGTTTTTGAATACATTTTTAACAATTAAATCACGGTTTTCAATCATCATATCTGTGTAATATTTACATTTTTCTTGTGTCTCTTTCATTTGCTTTTTATATCGTGTAATTACAGATTTTAAAAATATTGGTGAAAGCGCTTTTGTTTTATTTGTTTCGTCTGGAATATTATAATGTGCATAAATATCTTGAATGCTCATGCTAACTAACGGCATGGATTGATTTTCCACTTTTATTGGGTCAATCCCATCATCTCCATAAATAAATTGAACTACCTTACCTTTATTTGTTCTAACAGTCATGTCGTATGACACCATTAAATCCTCCAATCCTTTTACTAAACGGCGCTGGATATATCCTGTGGTCGATGTTTTCACAGCTGTATCAATAAGACCCACCCGACCACCCATTGCATGAAAGAACAATTCTTGCGGATTTAAACCATTAATATAAGAACTTTCAACAAATCCACGAGCACCTGGACTATCATCATACTTGGCAAAATGAGGCAAGGTTCTATGCTCGAACCCATAAGGAATGCGTTTTCCATCCACATTTTGTTGACCCAAGCACGAAATCATTTGAGAAATATTCAAATCAGACCCCTTTGACCCAGCACTTACCATAATAACGAAACGGTTATCTTTACTCAAACTGGTCAAACCAATCTTACCTGCTTCTGAAGATGCTTGATTTAAAATATTATTAACTTGTGTCTCAAACTCTTCTTCATTTGTTTTGCCAGTTTTATTTTCAAAAACACCGATTTGCGTTTGTTCGATTAATTTTTTAACATCCATTTTTTTCTCAGTAATAATTTTAATAATGTCTTGATTTGTTTTTTCATCTGCAATTAAATCACTAATTCCTACACTATATGCGCTCGATTTCATGTATTCTGTAATAATATTTTGTAAATCATCGATAAAATTAGCTGAAGCAAAATTGCCAAACTCATTGCAAATGCGCTGAATAAGTCCTTTTGTTCCTCCACCCAAAACACCTTTTTCCATTTGTCCTCGCAAATATTGACCATTTTTGATTTCTAAAACATTATTTGATTTTGCTTTATCCTCATTATCTTTAAAAAGCTTTGTATTATATTTCAATGATAACGGTGGCAAAATTTGCGATAAAATTTCAAAATTGGTTACATAACCATTTTGTTCAATAAGTGAATATAATGCTTTTTCATTTACTCTTTGAAACATCATCAACAAATTCATTGCATCACGAGGTGAAAACCTAATTCCCTCCCTTGTAAAACGATTACTTCCAAGCATTGAATCCTGATAAATACCTATAATTGGTGAGTTATTTGCAGGGCTTATTATTTGATATGGTACCGCTGCTAAATTTCTTAATTCCGATTCCGCTTCTACATCCTGCGGCATATGTAAATTCATTTCCATGAATTCCCTAGAGTTTCCAAAAGGGGCAGACTATACCTTAAGCCTTATCAGGTTGATTAGACCATCATATAAGACCCACAACCGTCTAGTCGTTGAACCTTCCCCATTCTCTATCATAACGAGTTTAGGGGCTTGGCTGCGGATTACCCAATCCTTTCACATTTTACCATTGGGTACGGCTATAAACCGTGTTCCTCACAAAAGTTTCCAATTGTGAGTGGTTGTAAAAGGCTCTAAGGGGTTTCCCGTCAATTTGGTCGTGTCGCTAAATGATTCTTTAAATTTTCTATAAATTCTACTGCACATTTTCTACTTTTATCCAATGAAATATGAATACCACCAAAATCTGCTTTTTTTCCATCAATATAAACATACCAACCATATTGCTCATTATATCTTTTTAATGGTCTAATGTATTTTTCTATATCGTTATCTATTTGTTTTATATCATTAAATCTATCATATTTTTTATTTTTAAAATAATTAATAACACCATTTGACACGCGTTTTTTACTTTCATCACTATGTGTAAATACATTCCCACCATTTTTTAAATTATATCCATTTGGGTATAAAGAATTCAAATGTTGAATGTAATACTTTTCTTTTTCATCTGCATCTAAAATGTCACAGCATTCTATTAATACAACAACAAAATCTTCAACACCGTATTTTCTAATAGCGTTGTTTAAATAATGCGATTGATTCTTTTTTTTCGAGAATGCTTCAGATATATGACATCTAAATCTTCCTTCGTGTCCATATGGTCTATATTTTTTGTGATTTAATATATGCGAAACAGCTTGCCCTACATATAATTTACCGGTGGTATTATTAATTATTTTGTATATTTCACAATATCGATTGGTTGGTGTGTCTAATATTTGTTTTGATAGATTCATTTCTTTTGATGGTTTCATATTTTATAATTATTATGTTTTATATTTAAACTCTTTATTATTAGAATCATTTAACTAGGGAGTTGCACGCTTTTCACGCTCCCTGTTGGGGACAAAATGGTTTACATATGTCTATCCCCGTCGAAATCCGCATTGTATGGTTTTGTGTCTGCAACATTCATCCGAAAAGTGTCACCTTGTTTCATAATCTTGGCAATATGGCACATCATGGACATTCGATGCAATGTAGGCTGACGGTTAAAGAGAATCGGGTCTCCATCCATCATATGACGATGCACAATATCACCATCTTCTAATACAATTGAATTACGGTCTATGTACCTCAATGTAATCGAATTACCATTTTTCTTTTCCAAAATTTTAGCACCAGGATGAACATCCGGTCCGTTTTTAACTAATTTCATTAAAAACGCTCGATTTGCAGAATTTACTACAACTGGTTTGGTAATATTTTTAGCAATTTTTAACGGAATACCTAATTCACGAATGGAAATATTTGGGTCAGCTGTAATAACTGAACGAGCGCTAAAGTCTACACGCTTCGCCATTAAATTACCTCTCATGCGCCCACTTTTCCCATTTAACCGGTCCTTTATTGACTTTAAAGGACGACCTGACCTTTGTGCAACTGACGCTACACCAGGAATTTTATTATCTACTTGTGTAGCAACATAATATTGCAAAACGGTTGTCAAATCATCGATTATATTTGGAGGTGCATTATTTTGTATTTTTTCTTGCAAAACTTTATTCGTTTTAATAATATAAACTAAAATATGACTTAAATCATCTTCTGACCTTTGCTGGGCGTCATGCTTTACAGAAGGTCTCACCGCAGGCGGGGGCACAGCTAATACTTGACAAACCATCCAGTCTGGTCTAGACCATACAGGACTAAATCCCATAAAAGACACATCTTCGTCGGATATTCTCTTTAAAATTTTTAATACCATTTCAGGAGTTAATTTTATCGTAATATTATTTTGCCCATCTTCTCCTGAATCATTTTTCCATTCTGCATAAATAGTTGCAATTAATAAATTTGCTTTTCGAATTTTATTTGGTTGCAAACAACCACAACCATCTTCTGTATCTTCACCGCATCGTTTTATTTTACTTGCTAGAGAAAACACATATTTCCATCTTGCATCATTAGACATTTTTAGTGCTTGTTTATATTTATCCTTACTGACCAAAAGTTTGCTGCATTTAAAACAAACGCATCGCAGAACTTTTAAAATTGTATTTAAATATTGAATATAATAAACTGGACGCGCTAACTCTATATGACCAAAATATCCAGGTGTTTGCATATAATCAAGTCCATCAGTAGGGCAAATTAAACCTGGCTCAAGAACACCCATTCTAGGGTCAAAAAGACCACCAATGCAAGGCTTATTATTTATGTATGTGTCTCTAGATGTAATTTCCGCAACTGAACCTTTGCGAATTTCATCAGGAGAAAGTATACTAAATTGAATACCTACTATTTTAGAAATATTATTCATTTGAGAAATCGAATTGGTTCTTGACATCTTCCTTATTATATATATTTATATTTAGATTGTTTATTATCAATTTTATTTTATATTTTTTATAAAAAATGTTATATAAATGATATTTTGAAATAAAATAAAATTGATTTAAAAATAAAATATTAAAACAATTCATATTATAAGAATGCCAAGAGACCAAAAAATGAATAAACAAAAATTTAGACAAAATGAAAAAAATAAAAAAACCCATAAAGACTCTGATGATGACAATGATACAATTATATATGAAGATGAGGAAGAAGAAGAATTGGATATGCATGAATATAGAAAATTATTATCCAAAATGTTTCCATCAAAAAATTTAGATAATAAAATAAAATTGGGTGAAAAAATAAAAAAACTAAAGGAAAAAAAATATCAAAAACAAAAAAAATATGCAAATGATGATGATGATGATTTATTTGAAGAAGAAAATAGCGACAAAGAACAATACTCACAAGAAGATAATAGCGAAGAAGACATATGGGTTGATGAAGATGATTATGAATCCGATGCTGATTCTGAAATTGAAAAACAAAAAGCATCAAAATTAAAAAAAACTAATAATAAAAAAAAATTATTATCAAGAAATAAACCCATACCTAAAAAATCTAAAAATAACCTGAGAAAAAATAAAAAAAATAAAAAAAATGCAAATAAGGTTGATGAGTCAGAACCCGAGTCAGAGTCAGAGCCTGAATCACAAATAGATGAAGAATACGAAAATGACTCAGAATATGATGATGAAAATAATGCTGCTTCTAAGGCAAACAGCAGTAAATTTAATATTATATTTACTATTGGAAACAAAGATGATGATGAATGGGAAGAATATGATGAAAATGAAGATGAAGATTGGGAAAGTGAAGAAGAAACCGAAGATGAAGATGAAGAAGTTAGCACAGATGATGATTCTTCAGATGAAGATTATGAAGAAGATGAAGATGAAGAAGAAGATTATATAGAAAATAAAATTATAAAAAAAGGTGCAAGCACAAATGTAAAATTAACAAAATCTAAAAAAAATCTTAAAAAACCTAAAATAGAAAGCGATTCAAACACAATTACAATGATTAAAGATATCCTAGAAAAATCAAGTGTAAGCGATAGCAAAAGCGATAGCAAAAGCAAAGAAAAAGAATTGTCTACAATAGAAAGTGATGAAGTTATTTTAAATGAATTAAAAGAATTCAAAAATAAAAACAAAGGAAATAAATTAATTTATGAATGCATTAAAGTTTGTGAAAATGAACTTAAAAATAAAAAGAAAAAACAAGAAAAAAAAATTAAAAAAACAAAAGACAAGCATGAAAGAATATTTCGTAAAATAATTCGTGATAAAAATTCAATGAACGATTTTGCATTCTTTAATAAATTAGGCATTTTAGAGCAAAAAAAAATCATAAAAGAAGTAAAAGAAATCAATAAAATAACCCGCATTGAAAAACCATATCGTTTAACTTTATTGGAATCTGATATTCCGCATATTTTTAAAGCAACTGCAATGAAAAAAATCAACTCGCTTCGTTATATGGAGCCAGGCAGTGGGGAATTTTACAAAATTAAAAATTGGGTAGATACTTTTATGCGCATACCATTCGGTAAATTCAATTCACTTCCGGTTAATATTTCTGACGGTATTGATAAATGTCATGAATTCATGGCAAACGCCCATAAAACTCTTGATGATGCGGTTTATGGGTTAAATGATGCTAAGATGCAGATTATGCAAATGCTTGGTCAGCTTGTAACTAATCCATCTGCTATAGGTACTGCTATTGCTATTCATGGGCCACCAGGAACAGGAAAAACTTCACTTGTTAAAGAAGGTATAAGTAAAATTCTAAACCGACCTTTTGCATTTATAGCGCTTGGAGGTGCAACAGATAGCAGTTTTTTAGAAGGTCATTCTTATACATATGAAGGAAGTATTTGGGGAAAAATTATTCAAATATTGATTGATAGCAAATGCATGAATCCTGTAATTTATTTTGATGAATTGGATAAAATAAGTGATACTCCAAAAGGCGAAGAAATAGCTGGAATTTTAACCCATTTAACAGATACAACACAAAATAGTCAATTTCATGATAAATATTTTGCAGAAATAGATTTTGACTTGAGTAAATGCTTATTTATTTTCAGTTACAATGACGAAAACAAGATAAATCCCATTTTGAAGGACCGCATGTATAGAATAAAAACAAAGGGTTACGAAAAAAAGCAAAAAACAATTATTTCAAATCAGTATTTGCTACCAAGAATACGAGAACAAGTTAAATTTTCATCAGAAGAAATTACTGTTCCGCAAGAGACAATTCATTATATCATAGATACTCATTGCAATAAAGAAGATGGAGTTCGAAACTTAAAGCGGTGTCTAGAAATTATTTATACAAAATTAAATTTATATCGTTTAATGAAACCAGGTTCAAACTTGTTTGAAGAAGAAATGCCATTAAAAGTAGAATTTCCAATTCATGTAACCAAAGAAATTGTAGATAAATTAATTAAGGTTGACAAAGAAATAAATATGGCGTTTTATAGTATGTATGTGTAATAATTAATGTAAATTATTAATGTAAATTATTTCTGATATTATAAAAAGGAAAAAAGAGAAAAAGAAAATAGAAAAAATTTTAAAAAAAGAAAATAAAATAAAATATAGCAAATACACTTAAATAAAAAACAATAATATTTATACAAATATTATGGTTGAAGAATTAAACACATTATTAAAAATAAGACAACATATTCAATTACAAATTGAATTATTACATGAACAAAACCGTTTTTGTTCATCAATAAATGGGTCTTTAAGCCCGTTTATAAATACTTTTTTAAATAAATTTAAAGAACATATAAATGAAACAAAATCAGAGCAAAATATGATATTTTTACGAGAAATGATAAATATTGTTGAGCAGCAAATAAAATCGGTTTGCAAACATGAATACGAAGAAGATACTATTGATATTGCTTGCGGTTGCTATGAAAATACAAAAAATATTACTTATTGCTCCATTTGTTATTCAACTTTCTAGCGGTAATATTTTTGGGTCTTTTTTGTTTTTTTCTTTTTAATAATTTCATTTCCGAGCCACCACCAAATAAATCTAAAATTCCTTCTTCTGAACTCATAATTGAATCTAATACACTTTTTTTTGTTCCTTCTTTTAAATGTTCACTTTTATCACTGGTATTTGGAAATAAACTAGTTACAAAATTATACATTTGTGAAAAAAAACCTACTTTATCTGGAACATAATTTACCAATTTTAAAAAATCAATAACTGAACCATCACCGTAATATGCAGTAAATATATTTTTTATATTTTGTACTGTTATTGAACCATTTTTATTTTTACATTTATTTGGGTCAGAGTTTAAAAGATTTGAATCACAAATTATTTCAAAAAAAACAAATTCTACAAAAGAGCTGCAATTATAAAATAAATTTGCAAAAGGTAAATTTTGTGTATGTCTTGATGCTAATCTAGAATATATATATCTTGTTTGACCAATAAATTGTTCTATTGCTATATTTCTTTTAGTATTTCCTTCGCCTACAACCATTGAATTTGCATTTAATTGTTGAACATTAGACAAAAATTTATTTAAACGAATAATGTGAGATTTTTTTAATATGCCTACAGAAATAATTCTATAATTATATGAATCTTCATCTATAATTAAACTGTCAGGTGAATATATGAACCCAGTTCCAAACAAATGAACACTACGAAAAGAAGGAAATTTCTCTTTTACTGTATCTTCCAAACCAGTTAATTTATCCAATAACTTACTAATTTTTCCTTCTTTTTTTAAATCTGCGTCATATGCTGGGTCTAAACCATAACCAATAGTATAAACTTTACCATTGCATAAAAATATTATTGAGGTATGAAAATCATTATATACAAAATCAGATTTTTCTGAATTCAATGCGTATTTAATTAATTCTGGTAATTCATCAGATTCATTAAATTTTTTTATTTCTTCTTGTAAAGCTGATTCTTTTTCTGCAGCTGCTCTTTCTGCAGCTGCTCTTTCTGCTGCTGCTTTTTCTGCAGCTGCTCTTTCTGCAGCTGCTTTTTCTGCTTCTGCTTTTTCTGCAGCTGCTCTTTCTGCTGCTGCTCTTTCTGCTGCTGCCTTTTCTGCAGCTGCTTTTGCTTCCATCCCTCTTTTTAGATTTCCAAAAGAATTTCCTATACTTTTAAGTTCTTCACTTATTCCACTAGCTTCATCTTGTATTGATTTATATATTCTTTGTTTCTCTTCTGTTCCGCTTTTAAAATCATTTATTTCTGTTTTTGGGGTAGTACTTGTAATTCTTTTTGTATTAGTATTACCATTTTCTAGTAATTCTTCTATTTTTCTTACTTTTTTTTCTCCATTTGTCTTGAATTTTTTATCTTTATTTTTATCTTCTTCATCATCCTTATCTTCATTTAGTTGTCTTCTTTTTCTTATATCTATACTATCAACATCTGCAGCTGCAGATGTTGTTTCTATATCGTCAATTTTAGATTTTTTATTAGACTTATAGTCTATAAAATTATTAACGCTCGAATTTATTTCTTCTTTTTTTTCATCATCAGTGAGAGGACCATTAATAATATCATTAATACTTTTGATTAAATTGTCATCTACGATATTTTCTGAATTTTCTAATTTTGCAAGAATATTGTCTATTTCATCAAAACTAAGTAAATTTTTATAAGTTAACAAAACTGAAATTCTATTTTTTACCTCAGAGTTTAAAAATTTCCCACCAAGTTGTTTCATCGATTTTAAATGTTCCAATATTGATGGAAATTTTTCTCTAAGAAAATCAATTAAACCATCTGTTTTTACCTTAGAAAATTTATTATCATCAAAAATTTTTTCTAATTTATCAAATGCGGTTTTATATTTTTTTCCAAAACTTTCCTTTTTCCTTGTTTGACAAGAAAAAATAATATAAAGAGGAACAGAAATATCACTCATTTTTTTTGATTTGTTTTCTTTTTTTTGAATAATTTTTTCAAAATTATCAACAACATCCGTAATCTCTTGTGAAAAAAAAACAGGTACATTTTCACTTAAAAAATTCAATTTTTGGGTTAAATAAAATCCTTGTTCTAATTTTTGTTTTAAATTAGTACCAGCATATTCAGCCGGAATTGAAAATTCAGATGGTAAACACATATTCATTAACATGCTTTTAACAAAATCTTTACCATTTAATACATCCACTTTTGATGCTTGTTCTGAAGGAATGTTTACAGCAAATTTATCTGAAATATCAGATGCATTAAAATCAAATGCACTTTGAATAATATATCCTGGAAGTTTATAAGATAATAAAAATTCTCTCAATAATTTACTTTTAGGTTTATCATGTAAATTATATTCTAATAATGATGCAAATTTTTTCAAATAATTCTGTGATTCGAGTGTTTCTTGTGAACCTGTATGTTCTGGCACTGGTGCTACTGCTGGTGCGGCTGGTGAAAAATAATAGTTAGAAGCAGCCTTTCTCAATGCAGCTAATTTATTTGATGAAGTTAAGTAACCCAATAAATTTTTTGCATCTTTTTCTGATAATTTTGAAGCTGTATATATTTTTTTCCAAATAGCACCACTACCTGTAATATTTGCTTTTGTATTTTTTAATGCTTCATTAACATCAATATTAGGGTTATTTATATTAACTATTAAATCAGTCATAAACACTTCATTAATTTCAGTTGCTTTAATTTTAAAATTTTCTGCTTGACTTAATATTAATTCTAATTTTGCCAATTGCCATAAAACCCCTATAGTAATAGGGTCTAATGTTGATTTTACCGGATTATTTGGGGTTGAAAATAATTTTGATATTTGTTCTGCATAATAATTTTTATCAAGGGGTGGTGAGCTAGAACCAGGAACTAATTTATCAAATAATTCTTTTAATAAATTTATATCAAAATCTATCAATATATCTTTTATTTTACCTTGTAATACACTATTTAAATCATTATTTTTATCCGAAAGTAAATCACCACTTATTGTTTTAACAAGCTCCATTTTTTCCAAAACTTCTTTAGCATTTTTTTGAAGTTTTTCAAGCTCTGACACCGTTTTTCTAGATATTTCAGTAATTGAAAATGGTTTTTCATCTAATCTTGTTTCCTCTTGTAAATCATTTCCCATAATTAAAGGTAAATTTTCTTCTTTATCCAAATCTAGTTCTGGTTCTGGTTTTTTTGGTTCTTCTTTTTCTTCTTCTGATGATGATGCTGCCGATGAAGAAGAAGCCGGCTGAGAAGATTGTGGGGGTTTTAATAATTTAATAGAAATATAAGTGTCATACGCAAATTCTAGTGATGAATATTCACCAGTTTTTGTATTATACAATCTAAGTGAAATACAGTTTTGATTTCCATCAAATTGTCTATCATCAACTTGCCATCCAATATATTTATTGGCACGAACCCCATCGGGAATATATTGTCCATTTTCATAATCACATTTTTTATCAGCTTCTCCCAAATTACTTATAACACTATTATTTTGACTAATTTTTTGTAATGCTTCTGAAGTATCTATTAAAAATGAATCTTTATTATCTATCATTGCTTCAAAATGAATACTATTAGAATTATACATAACAATAGTAGGACTTACTTCAAGAAATTCTGAAGGTTCTTTTTCAAGTGGAAAACTTCTTTTATTATTTGTTAAAATTAATACATTAAACCTATATTCTAAACAAATTGGAGCTAAAAATTCTTGCCTTAAAAAAGCGAAACTATCTATAAATTTACTTAAAAATTTTTTTTTTTCTTCGAATGTATTTAACTGTATTGCGGGTCTACTATTATCATATAAAGGTGGTGCATCATTTCTTAAATAATAATTTAAAACTAATTCTAAAAAAATTGTAGTCCGAAAATTATGCGCGATAATTTCTTTACTTTCATCTGGTAATGTTCTAAAAGTTGGCGACGCATCTATTAATAAAGCATGAATCATACAATCACCATTGCCTTTGGTATTAATAGTTTTCCAACCAGGTAATAAACTTTCATTTATTACTGATTGTATTTGTAGTCTTTCTTGCATTCTTGACATTCTTGATGATTCTAGTTGCGAATTAACCCATTCTTCTATTCCTATTATTCCATTAAAAAATCTATCTCTACCTGTAACATCCATATTTTATTAGTTATATTAAGTTAATAAAATATAATTCTATTTATATCTTTAAATATGTAAAACTTTAATATTCAGAATAAGGCACATTATTTCCACCTCTGTCAATCAAATAATTATATTGGTCTACTGTCATGCAAGCACAACCAGAACTATTAGAATAAGTATTTGGACAACAACTTGGAGAAAAAGGTGTATTTGCAAACATTATCATTTCGCCTTCAGGTAAAGGAACCGGTTGTTTTGGGCGATTTAATATATTTTGAACCCCTTTACTTACAGGAACTCCTGCTTTATATGTTAAATCTGGGGTAAACCAAGAATCTGTATTAATTGGCGGCTGATTTATATAAGATGACTCTCCATTATTTGTACTTGCACCAACAAATCCTTCTTTTCTTTTACCTCCAGCAGGCATTTTTTCAGCTTTTTTATTCATGCCTTTAGTTACACTTTCAGTCATACTTTCAAAAGCCTCGAAAGGTGTTGTTTGTGCACATGAACAAAATAAATGTCCAGATAAAATAAAAAATACAACAACTATTAAAATAATTATATCAACACGAACGGTATACTCCATACTATACATATTTAATAGATAATAATTTTCCTCTATATTTTTCTAAAAATAGTTCTATGCATGAATTGTAATGGTAATATTTTACATTTCCCACAAAAAAACTTTGTCTGTCGGTAATTAAGTGATATAATTTTTTATTATCATTATCATTATTATCATTATTAAAAATCTTTTTCTCTCTAATGTTGTTTTCTAAATCTATATTTTTATTAAAATCAACAGAATGCACATTAATTCCATTTATTTTCACTGCCGAATTATTTTGTCCTAAATTATCATTCCATATTTCTACTAATCCAACAACTTTAGTTCCATCCGCCAAAATATCACCAACTGATAATTCCCTTATTTCTCTCCATCCTCCATTTTCTAACTCAATTTTAGTATCAAAATAAAACCCTCCGTCATAATATTTATGTATTAATTCGGTATTTATATCATCCAAAAGTAATTCTTTTTTCTCTTCATCAAACACCTCATCCCAGTCAGAAAAATCATACCCACTTAATTGTATCTTTTTTAAGCTTGTATTTAAGCAATAAATATATGGTTCTAAATAACTTAAAATTGGTTTTCTTTCGGGATGATTTTTCACAAAAATCCATTTTCCATTATGTTTAACTTGATGACTTCCGCTAACTATAACATCCCCTAGTTGATACATTTCAGCTTTTGATGCATCTAATTTAAGTTTTGCAGTTACAGTTCCACTATTTGCTAATTTATCGCCAACTTTAAGGTTTTCAATCGAAACATAAGAGCCATCATCTATTAAAAAAAGTGTTCCTTTATCAAAACACTCACCTGGTTGAGGAACAGAAGGTATGGGTGAATTAATATTTACATGTAAAACTTCATTCATAAAAAGCATTATTAACAGCAAAGGTATGCTTATGGAGAGAAAAGTAACGGTTCCACTAATCGCAAAAGGCCATGTAAATGGAACAATCCATAATCCTGCTATTAATCCTGCTAATACTAACAAAATTAATACAATAAATTGAACAATTGCTCCCATTAATGATTTTAATGCATAATATGTTCCCAAACTGGTATATAACCCTGCAGTAAAAATACCCTTGACTTTTTCTGTTACATCAATAAAAGTTATTAATAATGTTTGAATAGGTGGCATTATATTCAATAATCTTCCAAAAATTTCTTTCGCTATTTTTTCCATATTTGTTCTTACATTTGAAATTACAACTCGTATTGAATTCAATATACCCGCGATTTCTTTATATAAACTGGTTAAACCATAAGTAATAAATGTAACTGGCTCTAAAGCGTAACCTGCAATTGATGTTAAAATATTTTGCATGCAATAATTAAAATTATCTTCAGTATATTTAATTGCTGATACATTATCTGGTTTATTAATAAAGCCAGCAAACGGGATTACTTTAGGATTACATCTTTCAACGGCCCAGTTTTTTTTAATAGGTTCAACATTTACCATTATGGATGTATATGAATAAACCAAAAGCAAAATAATTATTAAAATTATAAAAATCATAACAGAGCCCCCATATACATCATAATAATTTAAATCACCATACATTTTATTAATTTTATCTATGCTAGAATTTAATGAACCTGAAATATTATCCATATATAGTATTTGGATAATATTATAATATATCTCAACCATTTCAAGTAACAAAAATAAAAAATTATGTTAGTTTTATTAAATCATCATCCCAATCGTAAAATGTGTGTTCTCCTAATTTTATTTTATGGTCACTCGTTAATAAACAACTAAACCAATCTGATTTTACAGATTCTTGTTTTTTTGCGAGTGGGTGTTTACATACTTCAATATATTTGTTTTGATTTTTATCGATAATCATATGACTTCCTGTAACATAAATATCTTTTCCTTCTACTCCATTTGGAATAATATAAAAATCTATTTTATTTTCGGAATTGTCCAATTTTATTATTGCATTTACGCGACTACCATTTTCTAAAATATCTCCTAAATGTAAATCTTTCATTTCAACAATGATACCATTTTTCAATTTTACACTTGTATTCGGATGAAAACATAATGCTTGAACCATTTGTCCAGGAGGCCCATTCCATGAAGACTGCATTGTTTTTAAAGACCCATCCATAATATACAACATAGATACAACTATACCTATTATTTTGCCTACTAAATCTTTTATACCAATTGTTATTTTTTGTATTTCAGTAACTAAATTTAAAAATACACCAAAAATATTTCCAGTTATGCTAGCTAAAAATGTTCTTATGTTGCTTATTATTACTCTAAAAAAATTTAAACTATCAGTAAAACCACTGCCTAATGTTAATAAATTGGAAGTAATATAAGTGAGTGGTTCTAACAAAAAACCCATGTAATTAGTTTGCATATTTTGAACACAATAGACAAAATCTTCTTTAATATTATCAGATAAAGGCATAAATAATGGATTGCACCTGTATTTTGGCCAATCCTTTTTTATTTCAGCAATTGATGTAAATAAAAACATAGAAAAAATTAATGCTACATAGGCTAAATTTATATATACAAAATGAAACCAATCAATTCCTTTTGGCATAACTTATATTATCTTTATATTTTTCTTATTTATCAAGAAACCAATACAAAATACAATGCACATTTTTTTAAAATTTTTTATCATTTTTATTTTTTAGTTTCATTTTTTCACATTTTACGGCGAGATTTTCGCATTTTACGACTGGATTTTCGCATTTTACGGCGAGATTTTCGCATTTTACGCCGAGTTTTTCTCGTTTTTCTTTGTCTTCTCTTTTTCCCACCTGTTACAAGCGGTACTTTATCTTGGCTTGCCTGAACTATTGATTGATTAATGGTTTGTGCATTTGCAATTTGTTGAGAACCTGGTGCTTGAGGTCCACCCATTGTATTACGATAGATAGGAGTTATTGTGCTTACTGGTATATCTCCACCACCATATTTAAATTTTTTTTTTCTGCCTCCATTACTAATATTTGCTAGTTTTGCTTGTGCAATAGCACTATTTTCTTGTGTATAAATAGCTGCTTGGCCTGGACTTGAAGCACCAGGTGGTAAAGCCATTTTTAATGGTGAGGGTAATCCGTTATTCATATATTATATAAATATCAAAAATAAATATCAAAAATAATTATTATAAATTATTATAAATTATTATAAATTATTATAAATTATTATAAATTATTATAAATATTATTTAGTTATAGTTTAAAATAATATTTCTTAAATACTTTATATGGACAATAACGCAAGACTACAATTACAAAAAATGATTAAAGCAAATGATGTGGAAGACCAAACCGAACTAATACGCCAATTAAAGCACAGTTATTTACTAAGGTCAGATATAAATGGTCTTATTTTGTTAAAGGCAAAATATAGAGATAATCAAGAAATGATAATTAATGAGGCAATGACAGAATGTAATTTTTTATTTACTTATTATACTGATATTTTCAATAAAGTCAGAAAAGACGAAATAGATTTAAACATATTATTTAAATTCTTGGATATACTAAAACAAATCGAAGATGGGGAATTAGACCAGCATGAAGGGTCATTTGTGGTAGGGAAATTATTAAAAGAAATGTATATCGATAGTGCATTGCGAAAGGCAGATAAAATAAATGAAGAGCATGACAAAAACAAACCTGTTGAAAAAGTAATTGAGCCAATTAATATAAGTTGGAAACAATTTAAAGAATTCAAACAGTAATAAAAAATCTTTAATGAATTATTATTTATTTTTATTATAAATAATAATAGCGATTATGCTTTTAACATCGCTGTGCATTTATAAATTTATTCAATCAATTCCATATTGGCTAATTCTTTTAAATATCGTTTGGAACAGGTTTCAACTAGAAGTCCATTTGCATATACTCCATAATTCATGTAGTAATCGTCATTTTCCAATGCGAAATGATAGATAGTATAAGTACCTGGTTTCTCATAAACGATGGCTTTATCATCTGCACAGGCTGGCAAGCGATAACAATCATCTGTTATATAAATATCACCATGAACTTTTATTGATTTTTCTCTTTCTTCTTCAGAAGAAAATTCATCTACAAGGATGGAATGGCAACCAGTAATGACTAAATCTTCTAAAAGTTCAGGGTATTGATTTTTTTGGCATTTATAAAGCTGGTCTTTTATTCTGTTTTGCAAGGCAGGGTGATGGATATCCTTTTTACCAATTGCATCGATGGCTTTAAATCCGTTTCTAGAAGTTTTCACAAGGTCGCCTTTTCTTAAGTTTTGAATAAATCTGTATCCGAGATTGGTAAGAATTCTCGTATTTTCTAAGAAACATGTGATAGAAGGTGAAGGTGCAGAATTCATTGTAATTACTAAAACTACTAAACCAGCACCACCTCGACCACCACTCGCGGACTGAATAGTATTGCCCGATGGCTTTCCACTTCCGCCACCACCACCATTAATACCACCGATGCCACCACTGCCGCCACCGCCTCCGCCACCACCACCAACACCGCCTTTACCACCGTTAATAGTAGCAGCGTTAGAAAATTTACCACCACCACCACCACCACCAATTCCACCATTTGCACCATCACGAGTTTCACCACTACTAGCAGTACTACCACCGCCACCACCACCACCAAAACCACCTACAGCAGCGTAAGAACCAGAACCACCAGCACCACCATTTAATCCACCTCCTTTACCACCAGCATTAATAGTACCATTGCTACCGTTGGAGTTAATACCACCACCACCACCACCACCATAATCAGGGGTGGTACTAGTTCCACCATAACTTGCATAACCATTTCCTCCCCTACCATCTGAATTACCACCACCACCACCATAATAATAAATATTACCTAATAAATCGGTAAATACTTTTCCTTGTTGAGCAGAGCCAGAACTTGATTGGGTTGTTAATCCGCCAATTGCTTGACTAGTGGTTCCTTCATAATTTAAAATTGTTGAATTACCACTAGTATCAGGGATGGGGACAGTGCCAGTCGAACCTCTACCAGTACCACCTCTGCCTACAATAATATTTATAGCAGAATTTGAATTTGCGGATACTGTAAATGAATTACCATAATAACTACCACCACCACCACCATTCGTAACAGCGGTGGATTCATAATAACCGCCAGCACCACCACCCACCAAATAATAATTAACAGTTGCACTTGCTGATGATGTTATTAGAATTGTTCCTGAAGCATCACTAGTACTACTATAATTAACATTTTGAAAAATATACAAATATTTATTTCCTAAAGTTTGTGTATAATAATAAGAATTATTACCAGAAGGAACAACTGTATCAGAAAAACCTGCATAATAAGTGCCTGAATATCCAGCTGGGTTTGTTGTAAAAACAGTGTTAGGATAAATAGTTGGTAAAAATCCTGTAACTATGATACTTGTCATATAAAATATAAAAATATAAAAATATAAAAATATAAAAATATAAAAATAACTAGTATTATGAAGCAGTTCGTTTGTTTGAGTGGGCTACCAAGAACAGGTTCAACCTTATTATCAGCAATTTTATGCCAAAATCCCGCTATACATGCCGAAGGAAATTCTGCTGTATGTCAGTTAATGTGGGATATCTCTCAATCCTGTGTAAAAACCTGTAAGGAACAATTAAGAGCCAATAATCGTCTTCACACAGCACATGATTTAATTTCACAAATTCCCCACATTTATTACAAAGATATCGAAGAATCCATTGTAGTAGATAAATGCAGGTCATGGACTATTCCCGATAATATTGAATTACTTAAGAAATATATTGGCAATGACTTTAAAATAATTATTTTGGAAAGACCTATAATTGAAATTGTAAAATCATTTGCTAAACTTTACACAAAAAATAAAATAAACAAAAATATTGGTGATTTATTAATCCCACAAACAGAGCCAATAATGCGCTCTATTATGGGAATCAGCCATGCAAAAAAACAATGTAATGAAAACCAAAATCAAAACTATTTGTTCATATCTTATGATGAATTAATAAATGAACCAAAAGAAACCATTGAAAGAATATATGAATTTTGCGGGTGGGAACCATTTGAACACGATTTCACAAATATAAAATCTAAATATGTTGAAGACGATAGCGTATATGGGTTAAATGGAATGCATAAAATAAGGACAACTATTCGCAAAAGGGAAAACGACATTGTTTTACCTGAAGATGTAGTAGAAAAATGTGCAAAAATAGATAATCTAATGGGTTATAATAAATTATGATTTATAGTAAATCAAAAAACTTTAGTAAATCAAAAAACTTTAGTAAATCAAAAAACTTTAGTAAATCAAAAAACTTTAGTAAATCAAAAAACTTTAGTAAATCAAAAAACTTTAGTAAAGAGACATTTTTGTAAATAATGAACTTTTATGATTTAAACATAAATATAATAATATTAATAGCCTTTAAAAAAAATGAATATAAATAAAACAAATAACATATGCAACAATTGTGGAAAGCATGGTCACATGTTTCATCAATGTAAAATACCAATTACCAGTTATGGTGTTATACTTTTTCGACACAGCTCAAATGGACTACAATTTTTAATGATTCGCCGCAAGGATAGTTTTGGATATATAGATTTTTTACGAGGAAAATATTCCGTTAATAATATTGACCAATTGCAAAAAAGTATTGATGAAATGTCAAACCAAGAAAAATACCAAATATTAAATGACCCATTTGATAAATTGTGGAAACAAATGTGGGGTGAAAATACCGACATACAATATCGCAATGAGGAACATTCATCTAATAAAAAGTTCGATTTAATGAATAATGGTATTTTAGTAGATGATAAAATAATTACATTGAGAGATGTTGTTTTAAATAGTAAAACAAAATGGGGAGAAACGGAATGGGAGTTTCCTAAGGGAAGAAGAAATTATCAAGAAAAGGACCAGGATTGTGCTGTTCGAGAATTTGAAGAAGAAACTGGAATTTCAAAAAGTGATATTACTATTATAGAAAATTTATTACCTTTTGAAGAATTATTTATAGGTTCTAATAATAAATGTTACAAACACAAATATTTTTTAGCTTATATGACTAATAATGAAGAAGTTTCTTTACAAAATTATCAAAAAACAGAGGTAAGCAAAATAGAATGGAAAAATATAGACGAATGTTTGGAATCTATTCGACCTTATAATTTAGAAAAAAAAATTGTTATTTCAAATATAAATAAAATTTTACAAGAATATAGAATATATTTATAATATATAATATGTCAAATTTGGAACCAAATGAAATTGAACCTAATACAATTAAAAAAAAAGTAGCAAAACCAAAAATTATAAAACCAGAAATATCAAATCTCAAAAAATCTTCAAAATTGCAACAAAAACAAGAATTGAAACAAATTGAAGACCAAGAATCTTTAAAAAAAGAATTTGAAGAAAACAATTGCATGTTTCGGTCAAATTTATATGAAGATGAGTGTAATAAATTTTTATTAAAAAAGGAATTATTAGAAAGAACAGAATTGGAAAAAAACCCTGAACAAAATGATTATTTATATCCTACTTTAAATGACCCAAATTTTAATGTAAAAATCGCCGAAAAAAAAGAATTTAATGATACCAAATATGATGGTACCATTTATAATGTAAAAGAACAAGCAGAAATTTTAAGCAAAGCCGAATTTGAATTGGCGCCACATCAAGCATTTGTTCGCAATTTCATGTCTTTTCAAACTCCTTATAATAGTTTACTTTTATTTCATGCGCTCGGCTCAGGAAAAACACTAAGTGCAATAGGGGTATGTGAAGAAATGCGAAAGTATTTGAAACAAATGGGAATATCAAAAAGAATAATTATAGTTGCATCTCCAAATGTTCAAGATAATTTTCGGTTGCAGCTATTTGATGATAGAAAATTGAAATTAGTTGATGATATATGGACGATGAGAGATACAACAGGGAATCAACTTTTAAAAGAAATAAATCCAATGAACATGAAAGGTTTTACAAAAGATAAAATAATTAGTCAAATTAAAAATCTTATTAATAGTGCATACTTATTTTTAGGTTATATAGAATTTGCCAATTATATTGATAATATTCAACAACTTAATGGAGAATACAAATCAGCGAAAGAAAAAAAAGCAAGGGTTATGCATAATTTACAAAGTGAGTTTGACACTAGATTAATAGTAATAGACGAGATTCACAATATTCGTATTTCTGAAGATAATGAAAATAAAAAAGTAGCTGAAAAATTAACAGACCTTGTTCAAGCTGCAAATAATTTACGATTATTATTTTTATCTGCTACACCAATGTATAATAGTTATCAAGAGATAATATGGTTATTAAACTTAATGAATATAAATGATAAAAGAGGAACTATTGAAATAAAAGATGTTTTTGATAAAGATGGTAATTTTAAAAAGAATGCTAAAGGTAAAGAAGTAGGAAAAGACCTATTAATACAAAAAGCCACAGGATATGTTTCTTTTGTTCGCGGTGAAAATCCATATACATTTCCGTTTCGTGTATATCCAAATGTTTTTGCTTTGGAAAATACTTTTAGTAATGATGCGAATTTATATCCAACATATCAAATGAATGGAAAATTAATTGAAAATGAGGATAAAATTAAAATACTTAATTTATATTTAACAAAAATAGGAGATTATCAGTCACTTGGTTACAAATATATTATTGATAATTTAAGAAGAAGAAGAAATACTGTAACAACTAAAAAAGGGAAAACGAGAGAAATGCCGAGTTTTGAAAATATGGAGTCTTTTGGTTATACATTATTGCAGATACCTATTGAAGCATTAAATATTGTATATCCGATTGAGGGATTAGAAGAAGCGGTAGGAGATATTATACCAATTGAAAGGTTTTCTGATTCAGGGTTTGAAGTTAAACCGGTGGAACCAAAACCCAAACCATCAAAAAAAATTAAAAAAACAGTTGAAACTATAACTGCAAAAACAGTTACTAAAAAGGCTACAAAAAAACAAACAAAACAAGATGCTAATGCTAATGTGAATTCTCTTAATAATCCTGAAGTTGAATCCAAATCTAAAAAAACTGTAACTAGAAAACAAAAAAAGAAACTTTTAATTGTTCCTGGTTCAGAAAATATGATTGAACCATTAAAAGCTTTAGAGAATTCAGTATCTGAATTACATTCTCAAGAGAATCCCGAAATAGTTGAATTAACAAAAAAACCGTCAAGTGAATTATCTTTATCTAGTTTTGGTAGTTTTGGAACGGAACCAGAAGTAGAACTAGAAGAAAAATTTGATAAAGTAACAAAAGGAGGTCAAGTTTCTTCATCCAGTGATTCATCTATTTCTTTAAGAATAAGCGCAAATAATTTAACAGGTGTAAAAGGATTAGAACGAGTTATGCAATTTATAGATAGTAAATCACCGCCTGAAAAAGGTTCATTCGAATATAAACAAAACACACTACGCAACTGGGGTCGAATTTTCTCTCCATCTGAAATAGGAAAATATAGTTCTAAAATAAAAAATATATGTAATAATATTGTTTCCGAAGATGGAGTGATAAGTGAAGGTATTATTATGATTTATGCACAATATATTGATGGAGGTGTTTTGCCTGTTGCATTAGCATTAGAAGAAATGGGATTTACCCGATATGGTAATGGTACAAAATCATTATTTAAAACACCGCCAATCGAACTAGTGGATGTTCGCACAATGAAACCTCGCTCTTCAAACAAATCAGACTTTATGCCTGCAAAATATTCGTTAATTACAGGAGATATTCGTTTGTCGCCAGATAATGCATACGAGGTAAAAGCAGCAACTAGTGAAAATAATAAAGATGGAAACAAAATAAAAGTGATTATCATTTCACAAGCTGGTGCAGAAGGTGTAGATTTTAAGTTTATAAGGCAAATTCATATATTGCAGCCTTGGTATAATATGAGTCGCGTAGAACAAATAATAGGAAGAGCGGTGCGTAATTTCAGTCATAAAGATTTGCCTTTTGAAAAAAGAAATGTTGAAATATTTATGTATGGAACACTTTTAGAAGATAATAAAGAAGAAGCCGCTGATTTATATATTTACAGAGTAGCCGAATATAAAGCTATTCAAATAGGAAAGGTAACGCGACTTTTAAAAGAAACCGCAATAGATTGCATTTTAAATCACGACCAAACAAATTTTACCCAAGATATTCTTACCACTTATGAGGAAGGTAGTATAACACAATTATTATCAAATGGAGAAGAAATAACAGATTTTAAAGTTGGTGATGCGCCTTTTTCAGCGGCATGTGATTATATGGAAAATTGCGATTACAAATGCTATCCTGATAAAGAAATAAAAGTATTAAAAGAAGACACATATACTGAAGATTTTATAATTACAAATTCAGAAAAAATTTTGCAAAAAATAAGAAATCTTATGTTAGAAAGGTATTTTTATAAAAAAAACGATTTAATATTGCGAATAAATATACCAAAACCATATCCGTTAGTTCAAATATATGCAGCTTTAACACAATTAATAGAAAATAACAATGAGTATATTACGGATAAATATGGTAGAAACGGTTATTTAGTAAATATTGGTGACTATTATTTATTTCAACCGGTTGAATTGAATAATTCCAACATTTCTATTTTTGAAAGAGGAGTTCCTATAGATTTCAAGCATAGTATGGTAAATTTTGATATAAAAGATAAATTTGAATCAACAAAAGAAGTTATTGATAAACGCCATGTTGAAGAAATAAAAATGGAAGTTTTACAAATAAAGGAAAGTAAATTAATGAAAGAAATAAGAGAAAATTTTGATATTGCTATACAATTTGCAAGGTCAGGAGAAAAAATATCGAGGGATGACAAAACAAAAGAAAATTGGTATAAACATTGTGGTATAACAATGAAAAAATTAATAAAAGATGGCATTCCCGAAAATGATGTATTGCAGTTTTTAGTAGAGCATATTGTTGATATGTTGTTATATAAAGAAAAGGTCGAATTGTTAAATTATTTGTATTCTTTAGAAGTCATTCAAGAAAATTCTTTTGAAAAAATGATGAAAGATTATTTAGATAGTCAAATAATAACTACTCGAAGACTTGTTGGTATAATATTATTTTCTGTAAAAGACAGAAAAATCATGATATTTAATAAAACAACCAAAAAATGGATTGATGCAGAAGCAGAAGATGAAATTGATATTGCTAATGGTGCGGCAATTAAATTTAAAATACCAGATGATATATTATTCAACTCCATTGTTGGTTTTATTGACAACGAAAAAAGTAATAGATACTTAGTTTTCAAAACTAAACAAACAGAGTTAAAAAGAAATACAGGTGCAAGATGTGATGAAGCAGTAAAGGGTAAAAAATTGCAAATTTTAAACATTATTGTAGAAGAGGAAAAATATACAAAAGAAAATACTAAGGGTATGGTAGAATCTGAATTATGCTCTTTACAAGAATTTTTAATGAGGTATTATAATAAAATCAAAAAAAATAAGAAAATATGGTTTTTAAATTTTGAATTAGCAAAATTATATAAATTTTAATTATAAAAATTGAATTTAATTAATTAAAATTAATTAAAAGAAAATAGCATAATATATTAATATGGACTTAACAATCAAACCAAAAACTAAAAGACGCGACCGTGATATTCGATTAGCCAGTATTTATTCTCGCTCTTTAATAACACGAAATGTTTCTATCCCTATAACAGGCATCGGAAAAAACATTTTATCTACTATTGAAAAAATTATTTCGCAAAAATATGAAGGCAAATGTATTGCAGAAGGTTTTGTAAAACCAGGTTCCGCAAAAATTATTACTTATTCTAGTGGGATGGTTCAATCAACAAATATTATTTTTGAAGTTGTATTTGAATGCCAAATTTGTTGCCCAGTCGAAGGAACATTAATTTCATGTGTTGCAAAAAATATTACCAAAGCTGGTATAAGAGCAGAAAGTATGGATGAAACACCATCTCCTGTGGTTATATTTATAACAAGGGACCACAGTTATGGTATGCCGTATTTTGCAACAATTAAAGAAGGTGATAAATTAAATGTAAGGGTTATTGGTCAAAGATTTGAATTAAATGATAAATATATTTCGATAATTGCTGAATTAATTGAACCGAAAGAGGCAAAAGAGGCGAAAGAACCATCTAAGGCAAAATTAGTTTTTGAAAACTAAATAAATAATAAAATAAATAATAATAATAAAATTAGTAATAAAAACAAAATTATATAGTTTATATATTATATTTGTAAATGCAAAAATATACATTATCGGTTGCATCTGTTTTTAAAAATGAAGAACAAAATATACAGGAATGGATAGAGCATTATTTAAATCGTGGCGTTGAACATTTTTTTTTAATTAACGACAATAGTAATGATAATTTTTTAGAAAAAATTCAATGTTATATAGATAATGATATTATTACTTTATATAATGCAAAATATCCATACTATTTAGGAAGACAAAGTGATATGTATAATAAATATATATTACCATTAATAAAAGAAAGCAAGTGGTTTTTAATTGTGGATATGGATGAATTTATGTGGTGTCCAAAATATAAAAATATGAATATAATGCTGAATCAATGTAACCATATTGGACAATTTCAGGTTGAACATACAATTTTTGGTTCAAATGGACATATTAGCCAACCAAAATCAATAGTGGAAGGTTTTACAAAGCGGTCTAAAGAAATAAGCAGCAGTATTCCTATTGGTAATCGTAAATATTTTATCAACACAAATTATGATTTTTTGTCATTAGGTGTTCATCATGCACATTTTATGAATAAAAAATATGACGAGGACCCTAATGTTTTTATGTTATTGGAAAGTCAATATTTCAGATTGAACCATTATTCATGTCAATCTTTAGAATTTTGGAAAAATATTAAATGCACAAGAGGTGATGCAGACAATTATTTTAATAGAAAAATAGAAGATTTTGTAAAATATGATATAAATGAAGTTGAAGATTTTGATTTAGTAAATCAAAATTTACAATAAAAATAATATTGTAAAATAATATTGTAAAATAAAAATATATAAAAATAGCTCATAATGTATTATATAAATTATGACTAATCAAATTGAAACTGATATTTATGACTTTGATATTAATGAACTTACTTTTGTTCGCGATAAAATTGAATTAATGACAAAATTTAATCAAGTTGAAGTTTTAAGAATTCTGAATAAAAATTCAGGTGTAACATTAAATGAAAATAAATATGGAGTTCATATTAATTTAACAGATTTAGATAAAGACACAATTAATGAGTTGAAAATTTATATAAATTATGTAAATGCTCAAGAGATGAATTTAAATTCAATTGAACAACAAAAAGAACAATTCAAAAATATATATTTTACAAAAGATAATAAAGATAATAATGAAAAAATTAGTAGATATGCAAATACAAGTTGCAAGTGAATTTATGTTAACTACAAATATGATGAACCGTTCCTTAAAAAGATTTATTAATGCAAATAATAATGCAAATAATAATGCAAATAATAATGAAATAACAAGCAAATTAATGCCTAAAACAATTTCAAAAGATAATAAAGAATGTTCTTTCTTTATTCCAAAAGAAAAAGATGGTTTATTCTGGTGTTTTTATGTTATAAAAAATGGATTTTCCGCGTACGAATATCCAAACACAACATCATTTGTTAATGAAAAAGAATTAAAATTTAAACTTATTGATATGATGAGAGAAAAAAAAGCTATACTTAAAAAACATAAAATTAAAAATATTAAAGAAATTATTGAAGACGAATTAGCAAATAAAGAAAAAATAGGAATTAAAACATTTATTGCATTGTGCGCGTGTGAAAATATAAACATATTATTTATTCATAAAAAAAAGTGTTTTAAATTAGTATGTGACGAAGAAAGTCCGTTTCATGTTATACATAAGTACGAAAATCCTGAAAAATATTGTTATGAAATGGATACATCAAAAGAAACACAAGAAAAGTATATGACAACTTTTTTTCATTTGGAAAACTTGGAAAAGCCACTAAAGGCAGTAAGTTTTTATAAAAGCGATGAGTTATTTGAAATATGTAAAAAGCTAGGATTGGAAGAGAAAGTAGAAAAATTAAATAAAAAAAACAAACAAGAATTGTATAATTTAATTATTATGAATTTATAATTATTATGAATTTATAATTATAATAAATTTTTATAGTTATAATATTTTTTATAGTTATAATATTTTTATATTATTATATAAAATTGAAGGAATAATATAAAAATATGTTTAAAGTATATATATCAAAACAATGGCTTCAAAAGAACAATTAGATTTAGTTGAAGAAGGTGAATTTATTGAAGAAGGAAAAGATTATAAAGAAGAAAAAAGCCATTCGAAAACCAAACATTCTCATGCGTCAGCCTCTAAAGAACCTCCGCAAGTACAATTCGATAATTTGGTAAAATTATTTTGGGGAAATAATCCTTATGTTATGAATACAAAGAAAAATAATGAATTGGAAGTGCGTTTCGGAACTCGAAATATAAAACCATTAACTAAAATTGATTATGATAATGTTATACGAAAATTAAAATCGCTTGGTTTTACAAGTCAAAATGAAAAAGGCTCATATTTTCTTAGAATTAATAATGAATTTTTAGACTCAACCAGTGGGCGTATTAAAACATCTCAAATCAGAACAGAGATAACTGGATTTCAAACAATTCAAGAATATTGTAAACATAATAATATAAATAAACTTTTATCTGACCAAAATTTTTTGAGAGAAATTGATTTTTATAGAAAGGTTCCTTATTTTATTGATAAAGAAAAGGTTGCACCAGTAAATATGGATAATTTTAATTTCCGTGTATCGTATCAAACAGAAGAAAAGGTAAGCATAAATGCGGGTCAAATAAAAAACATGCTTGAAAAATGGGATAAAACAAAAAAATATTTTCGGTATATTAATAGAGTTACTTTTGAACATTATGATTTACCTGTTAAGGTTGATTTAAGTATTGTTAAAAGTTCTTCTTATGATTTAAAAAAAAAACAACAGGTAATGGCATATACCACAGATGAATCAGAAGTTTTTAATAATCCAGAAGTTTATGAAATCGAAATAGAGATAAATAATGAAAAAATAGGACCAGGAACTAGTTTTTCAGATGTTGAAACATTAATATTTACGCTTCGTAAAGCTATTAAATATGTTTTAATGGGATTACAAGGAACAAATTATCCTATTTCATATACCGAACAGACAGATATTTTGAACAACTATATGAAATTAATTATGGGGGATGAATATGACCCTGCAAAACATAGTAGGGTTTATCCTAATAGCTTTATAGGTCCATCTTCTTACACATTGCAAATGAAAAATATTGCTCCGATTAATGATAAAACTACGATTCCAAATATTCGCAGAGATTATACCGTAACAGATAAAGCAGATGGACAACGATTCATGTTATATATATCAAATGTCGGTAAAATATATTTAATAAATAATAGCATGCAAATTGTATTTACTGGTTCTGTTACATCAAATAAAGATATATTTAATTCACTAATAGACGGTGAAAATATTTTACATGACAAGAATGGTAAATATATAAATTTATATGCGGCGTTTGATATTTATTTCATTAATAAAAAAGATGTCCGCAGTTTTGGGTTTGTCCCAAGAAAACCAGATGACCCTCCCGCGAAGTTTCGTTTAATTATATTAAAAAACCTGATTCGTGTTTTGAACCCCGAATCAATAATAACTGGCGATATAAGCCCAATAAGAATTGTATGTAAAAAGTTTTACCCTGTTAATCCAGAAGAGGACATATTTTCAGCTTGCAATTATATTTTAACTAGTATTAAAGACGAATTATTTGAATATAATATTGATGGGCTTATTTTTACACCGGCAACTTTTGGTGTTGGTGCGGATAAAATAGGTAAAGTTGGGTCATTGCATAAAACTATTACTTGGGAACATTCCTTTAAATGGAAACCTGCAGCATATAATACGATTGATTTTCTTGTAAAAACTATAAAAAGTGCAAATAATGTGGATGTTGTTACACCTATATTTAAAGATGGGTTGAATACTTCAGAAGTAACTCAATTTAATGAATACAAAACAATAACTTTATGTGTCGGGTTTAATTCAGAAAAACATGGATATGTTAACCCATGTCAAGATGTATTAGAAGATAAACTGCCTGATTTTAGAGATGTCGATAATGAAAAAGATTATAGACCTGCTGAATTTGTTCCGACAAACCCTTCTGAACCCAATGCAGGTATTTGCAACATAATGCTTCGTAAAGATGAAACTGGTGTGAATCAAATGTTTACAGAAGAAGGAGAAGTTTTTGAAGATGGAACAATTGTCGAATTTCGCTATGACATGGATAAACAAAAACAATGGCGTTGGATACCATTGCGGTTTCGCTCAGATAAAACGGCAAAATATAAGTTAGGATTAAATGAATTTGGAAATGCGTATCATGTTGCTAATAGTAATTGGCATTCTATTCACAATCCTATAACAGAAGAAATGATTTCAACAGGTAATAATATTCCGGAAGAATTAGATGATGATGATATTTATTACAATAGAGTTGGTGCGACCACAGATAAAACTAGGGCAATGCGCGATTTTCATAATTTATTTGTTAAAAAAATATTAATCACTAGCGTATCAAAAAGAGGTGAAACATTAATTGATTATGCTTGTGGGAAAGGAGGCGATTTTTCGAAATGGATTGCTGCAAATTTGTCATTCGTTTTTGGTATTGATATTTCAAAAGATAATTTAGAAAATAGATTAGACGGTGCTTGTGCGCGATTTTTAAATTATAGAAAAAGTTTTAAATTTGTTCCCTATGCTCTTTTTGTAAATGGAAATAGCAGTGTGAATATTAAATCAGGAAGGGCAATGTTAAATGACAAGGCAATACAAATTACTAAAGCGGTTTTTGGAGAGGGTGTTAAGGATGGTGTTGAAGAAAGACTCGGAAAAGCTGTTGCTAGGCAATTTGGTAAAGGTGAAGGGGGCTTCAATGTTTCATCTTGTCAATTTGCATTACATTATTTCTTTGAAAGTCAAAATACCTTTCAAAATTTTATGAGAAATGTTTCAGAATGCACAAAACTTGGAGGTTATTTTATAGGAGCATGTTATGATGGTAAATTAATATATAATTTGTTAAAAAGTAAAAAAGTAGGAGAAAGTATTCAATTATATGAAGATGGTGTTAAAATTTGGGAAATCATAAAAGAATACGATGTTGATTATTTTGACGACGATGCAACTAGCATAGGATATGAAATATCAGTATACCAAGAATCTATAAACAAATTGTTTTCAGAATATTTAGTTAATTTTGATTATCTAGAAAGGTCAATGGAAAATTATGGTTTTAAATTAATTACGAGGGATGAAGCTAAGGCATTAGGAGTTCCTGAAGGTTCGGGATTATTTAGCGAATTATTTAATTTAATGTTGGATGAATCCAAAAGAAAAAAATATAAAAAAAATCCCTATGAATCCGCATTATCAATGACTGCAAACGAAAAAAAAATATCATTTTTAAACAGATATTTTATATATAAAAAAGTGAGAAATGTAAATGCCGAAAAAATAACACTAGAATTTTTAGATGAAACAGAAGAAGAAGCCAGGTTGGAAAGAAAAGAAACCAAACAAGCTGTAAGTGTAGCAAAAGAAATAGCAAGAGAAAATGAAAAAGAAGCTAAAAGTAAAAAATCTAAAATTAAAAAATTATCTAGCAAACTTGTATTGGTTGCTGCAACAGAGGCATTAGAAGAGCAAAATGAAAAAGAAAAAGCATCATTGCCATTAAAAGAATCTGTATTTGATAAAAAACCGAAAAAAACTGTTGCTTCTGCCAAAAAAGTAAAATTAATTTTAAAAGATGAAACTGAAGCAATAGAATACGAAAAAGAAAGAGAAAGAGAAAGAGAAAGGGAAGAAGAAAGAGAAAATGAAGAAGAAAAAATTGAAGGTCCTCAAGAATCATTGAAAATACCTATTAAAAAGAGAAAAATTAAGTATGCTGCAAAACTTAAACCTGTGGAAGAAAAAGAACCCGAAAACCCACAAGCACCAGATGATTTGGAAGAACCATAAATTTAAAATTTTACAGGATGTAAATTTACTTTATGCAAATCAATGGTAAAAAAATATACTTAAATAATTAATATATAATATAGTTAATGAGTTATTATATATTACCCAAAAAAAATACAGATTTTGATTTTAATTTAATAAAAAGTTCGAAAATGAAAGAAAACGAATATAAACCGCAAATTTCATTTAGTTTGTGCAATTATTTATCTCATGCATATGAGAAATTAAAAAAACATAATAATGATTTTTTAATGCAAAATTTAATTAATATTATAAATCCATACGAATTTATATTTACAAAAGTTCCAAATTCTAAATTTTCAGTTAGTAAATTGAACACATTTTCAAATATGTTTTATATAATTTTAGAAATTATAAATGTATTCAAATTATTAGATTTTTTTGAAAATGTAAATATTGACACAATGATTTATGGAAATAATTCGACTGCAATTATAGAATGTTTAAATATTATAAGAGAAAAAAATATTGATACTAATATAAATTCTATTATTAATATCGATAATATTCAAAATTCAGATTATAGTGAATTTTTAGAAAATTTTAGGTTTAATACTTATGATTTTTTATATTATGAGTTGAATGAAACAGATTATACAGACAAAAATTACATTATTGGAATGATATACATTTTATGTAATATATTTAATTATCAAAAAAGAGATGGTGTTTCTATTATAAAAATAGATAATATTTATTATAAACCTATTTTAGAAATTTTGTATATATTAACTGGAATTTATGAAAATGTTTACATTATTAAACCTAATATGTCAAATGTATTAACAAATGAAAAATTTATTGTATGTAAAAAATTTTTATTCAAATCTCAAAAATTAAAATTATATCATATGTATTTAATAAATTTAAAAATGTTACTAGATACAAAAAAAAATGAGACTATATTATCAATTTTAAAAAATGATATCCCATATTATTTCATAAATAAAATAGAAGAATTAAATATAATTATTGGTCATCAACAATTGGAATATATTAATCAATTAATTGCTTTATGTAAAAGTAAGAACAAAGAAGACAAATTTGATATTTTAAAAAAAAACAATATTCAAAAATGCATAATTTGGTGTGAAAAGTTTAAAATACCATATAATAAATTTATAGATAAAGTAAATATATTTTTAAATGAAGAAAAAATAGATGAAGAAAAAAAAAACATATTTTTATCACCAAAAATAACTGAAGAATTTGAAAATATAATTATAAGTGATGATAATGATAATTTTGAATTATTTTATGATAATTATGATTGCAATAAAGAAGAAAAAGAAGAAAAAAAAGAAAAGAAAGAAATAAATAAAAAGGTAAATGAAGAAAATAATATTATTATCTAGCGCGACTCATTCCTACTTCTGATACTTGTGTTCCACCTATACTTCCACCAATATTTCCCAACTTTGATAACGCTTTATACATATAATCGTCAGCGTTTTTAAAACAAGTCTTGGGATTTCCATTTTTAATATAAACACCAGGTTTACATGTTTCAGCTTTATTTTTATAAATAAAAGGTGTATATGGTTTACCGCCTATGCTATTAACCACTGCACCTGCTCCTTTTAATTTTTTTATTGATGATAAATTGGTGCTAATTGTATCAACTGTTAATTTTAATATTCTTGTGCTACTGCTAACACCTCCTTGCACTGCAAATTGAGGATTACTTGGCTTATAAACTACCAATTTACACCCACGCGGATTGTTTGGTCCTGTTAGCGCTCCCACATAATTTGGGTTATTTATAAAACCATTAAATATATTTATCGCCAATGTTTTATTCCCGGAAATATATTGTAAAAATTGGTTAAACTCAGCAAGTGTATTAAATGTTTGACCGCTGTAATTTTCTATATCCTGAACTGTAAATGCATTTGCGCTATTTATAATTTGAAATAATTGTGTTACAAACCCGACTTGTGAAGTTACTGACGGGTCTGTATTTGGGTAACAATTTGCTACATACATATTTAAATAGCTAAATGGGTCACCTGGCTTAGAATTTTTTATTTTACTTGCTAAGCTAGGATTATTTTTAATTAATTGCGCGTATACTGCAGGCACTTCGGGACCAGAATAAAAATTAAATGCCTTTTGCTCATATGTTTGACAGCGGTTTTCTCGATACTGTTGATGAGTAGTATAATAATTTTTTTTTAAGTATGTACTTGCATATATAACTCGGTTTAATGCTTTATTTTCTTCATTGCAACATAATTGTTGGCTACATGATACTGGCTCTGGATTATTAGTTAAAAATGGTTCAGGTGAATAACTAGTAACAATTCCAATACCATGACAAGTTGAGCAATCTTTATTCAATTGCAGGGATTCATTTGTTTCATCAATAGGATTATGTTTAACACTAAACCTTCCTGGTTGGTCGATAGTTTGACCAATAAGTGAATGAATTTTAGAAGAGCGTGATTCTCTATTTACTTGAATATATTGGTCTGGTTGATTTGGATTAACAATAGTTACTAACGGTTCAGTAGTTGTGCCTTTTCTGAATTGCCATTTAAGAGGGCGAGGTAATCCAAATTTTTGAAAAGCATTATTGGTTGGGTCTTTATTTGTTAAAGGGCGAATATTTCCACTTGTAATTGCAACTGGGTAACTATATTCACCAGAACCTTTCCAAGTAGAATAAGGTCCAGTTAAACGACCAAATAATGAATTATTATAAGAATGCATACCTTGTGAAAAATAAGCTGAAGACATTTTTATAATTTATGATAAGAAAATAAATAGTATTTGTATATATTAAATATGCTAATTAAAATACTAATAGTTTTTTTTGTTTTATTATTAGTTTATCAAATATTTACAGCTATATACGGAGCAAATTTAGTTGAAGGTATAGATGATACACTTTCTTATAAAAATTATGATACTAATAATCCAAACAATCCAAATAGTGCATTAATATTATCTCAACAAAATGCTGGTAATATTTCATATTTGAAGCAGAGAATTGATGATTTAATGGACCTTAAAGGAAGTGTAATGGATTTGTGTGGAAATGTAGTGCAGTTGAACCAGCAAGTTCACTCTTTAGTCCAGCAACAAGCAGATGCAATGACACAATTAGTAGGAGATAAACCTGTTAAAATTACTGGAGCTTAAAGTTAATTTTTTGTATGTATAATAAGTATAACAGGTATGCAATTATATATTTATAAATTTATAAATTATATAAATATATATTAAGTTAATGTCAAATATTTTTAAAGATGTTTTAAATAATGTAAAAAGTGTTGAGAAAAACTTTTTAGGGGAACCATATGATTATTGGAATCAAATCAAAACCCCTAGTGAAATTGGAATGTCTAGTGATGGCACATTAGATGCATTGGGTAAAGATATAGATGGTTTAATAAAATATGTTGAAGTGTTAGTAACAGGTAAAGGTGCATCTAAAACGGGTCGCCCTTTAGGAAATAAATTTTTTATTCCTACAGGTGGTAAATGTAAAGATGTTAGGAGTTGTGATGGAAAAGGTAAAGACTGTAAGTTACAAGAAGTAGATAGATATATTTATATTAATAATGTGCCGTCAGGTAATATTCCTTTTATTTCATCTGGATTAGGAGTAAATTTTTCTGAATTTAAAGGTCTAATTCCTGGAACAATAAGTGACCTTAATGTGTTAAATCCATTTGCTATTTTGCAATCATTTTTATCTGGTGCAACACCGGATTGTGCATCAGTAAGATTAGAAACAGTAAATTCAAATAATAACTCAGGAACTGAAACACATTATGTAAGCTTAGTGGATTTAAAAAATATGGACCCATGTAGTTTTTTAGATAGAAAAAATCCATTTACAGACCCTCCTTCAAGCTGTCGTGAAACATTTTCAAGTATGAATTCAAAATTGGAACCCGCTTTATATTTACCAGATGACCCAATAGTTCAAATTTATTATGGTATTTTAGGTGCATTAGGAGTATATATTTTATATCGTTTAATGATGCGAAATAAAAAATAAGAAATATTATGCCGGTGCGTCACCAATTACTTTTACATTTGTTTGCATTACACCACCATAATGCGTTCGTCGTCTACTGCGTCTTCCGTGTCTTTTAGATTTTCCACCTGTAAATGGTTTGCTTGGGTCAAAAGGTGCTAAATCATATATATTATTTCCTTGCGCATTGGCAGCAGAAGGAAAATTAGAACCTTCTAAATTTCCATAACCTATTGGTCTGCCACCTAATCCTCCGCGCTGTTTTCTATGTCTTTTTGTTTTCATTCCAAACATATTCATTAAATTTGTTAAAGAACTAGAACCTGAACCTTTTGATTTTCTATGCATTCTTCTACGGCGACTGCCACCTCCCCAAAATTTCCACCATGGTTTTTTTTCATCAACAGGTTGCTGTCCAATATCTTTAGTATCTTTTGCCAAAAAATTTAAAACTTTATCACCTGCATATTCACCTGCTTTCTCAACAGTTGTAAATGCGCTTTTTGCGCCAGTTTCAACAGCCATACCAACTGACTCTAATGGACCAGGTGCTGGTTGTTGTCCATATACGGGACCCGGTTGTTGTCCATATACAGGAGGCGGAGGTGCCACTGATTGACCACCTCTTTTATTCATACGACTTCGACTTCTACGACTTCTTCCCTTGTAACTTTTTTTTGACATATATTATAATTAGAGAAATTATAATATATTTGTAAAAAATATGTTTTATTATGATATGTTATATATTTAAATACATGTATTATCTCATAAATAATCTAACCAATTCGAATGCTACTAAAGCTCCTGCAATTTCCGCAACTATATAAGGAATTATTTCTTTAGTAGATATTTTTCCTCCAGCCATAAGAACCAACGCTATCGCAGGATTAAACGCTCCACCTGAAATTGATGCACCCAACAAAAATGTAACGGATAAAGCGGCACCAATCGCTAACCAATTCCCAGTAGCTAAAAATACAAAAACTATAAAAAGTGTTCCTAAAAATTCAATAATGTATTTGTTCATTTATAATATTTCTAAATATTTTTATTATTTTTATTTTTTTTTACAAATTTTGGGTTTTGGGATTAATATCCTTGTCCTGAAATCGCGCCACCATTGCAAATTCCACCCCCAGCAGTACATGTTCGATTGTAAATTGACCCTTTTTTTGCAGGCGCTACACAACTCGCATTTCTTACTCTATTTAAAATCACTTTTACATCAGTTTTAAAATAACTTTTATAACTCAAAGGAGCTTCTGCTGGAAGTCCTTGTTTATAAGAACTTTTTCCTACAGCCTGTCTTTTAAGTATAGATGTTCGCATAGAAGATTGTATAGGAACTATATAATTTAAATGGGAACTTGATACCGGAACTTCCCTTTGAGAAGATGATGAAAAATAGTGATAAGGGCGAGCAGCAGCTAACACTTTTGCTCTAGCCAACATTTGCTGTTTTTTGGATGTATCTACATTTGCGTATTGAAACCGAGCCTGTGCAAATTCACTTGCACCATCTGCTGGATAAAAATGCGGAGGATTTGGATGAACACCATTCAAAACACCATAACTATGATATCCAATTTGACTAGGTGTTTGCGAACTGCTTAAAGGACCAATTGTTTGAGCAGAAACATAATTATCATATTGAACGGATGAAGGTGAAACATAATAGGATGCATAATTATTTGACATTTAATATACTAAACGAAAAGAATTTATTATATTTTATTATATTTTATTATATTTTATTATATAACAAAAATATATGAAAGATATATTAATTGATAATAAAGATATTTATAATTTTGAATATTATTTTTTAAAAATATTTGGTTTTTTGACTAAATTTATTGTATTTTTATTTATATTTGGGTTTATTCAAGACAAACCTTTTTTATATTTGGAAGTTAATTTTTTTGTAAAAGTTTGTCTTGCTTTGTTTTTAATCTATCGGTTTAATAAATACAGAAAAAACAAAATTGAATTTACCGATTTGGACAGAAAAGTCTGTTATTCAGCAGGTATATACATTTTAATTATATCTTTTACTGATTATATACAAAATTATGTTAGTAAAATCCAAAATTTTATTCAACCTTATACAAAACCTATTATTAATGATATTTATACAAAATTAAAGTTTTTGAGTTTTTGAATTTTTGAGTTTTTAAATATTTTGTAATTATATAAAATGATTTTATTACCATTGTTGAATGTTATTTTTAGCACAATTTTAATTTATGGACCTAAATTGTATATAGAAACAAATAATATCATATATCTTGCGATTACTTTTATAACCACAAATATGCTTGTTTATGTAATTTATAATATGTTATATTATAAATATAGCGTTTTAATCACCACGGTATGCGGTAAAGTTTTACCATTATTAATAATAAGTTTTTTAAATTTTTATATATTTAAAGATGAAAAATTAACATTTACAAAAAAAATAGGAGTTTTAATGACTATTATTGGAATTTTTTTATTAGTTGAAAATTAATTAAACTATAAAAATAATAAAACTATATAAAAATTATATATTATTTTATAAATAGTAAAATAATATATGAATTCTTTAAGCAATTTACCTGAAAATAACACAAAAATAAATATTAAATTATTTTTATTAGACCCATTATCAGTTATAATTAAACTTGCTATATTGGGAAATAAACCAATCGGAACAAAAATACTTATTCAAAACAATGTAATTTATTTTCAAGAGCCAGGAATTTTTCAATCTTTATCAAGAATATTCTACAATACCAATAAAACAGATTTACAATACATGTATAATCCAATACAAATAGCATGTGCAACTTTTTTATCAAAAGAAAGTCTTCAAAAAACACCTGGACTTAAAAGCTTGTTTATTTATGCACAAATTGGAATTAAAAATTTAATTGAAACATATAAAAATTGTTCAATCATAAGTTTATGTTTAAATTATTATTATGCCATTATAACAAATTATGTTGAACAAAAATATAATGATTCTATTTTTTATAAAGATGGGATGACCAGTTTTTATACAAAAGAATTAAATAATGCTTTAAACGAGCAATGGACTCAAGAGAAAATAAAGGTAATTTTAGATTTAATTTCTTTTTTAACAAGTGACACAATGGCGTCAAATAATGTTAAATCATTGGAAACAATTATGGAAAATAATGATATTAATAGCAAAAAAATTTTATCAAGTGTTTGATATATGTGCTTATCAAACAGTAATTAAATTATTGATGCTGGCGAATGCCTCTCCAAACTGACTGACTGCCACTGTTTTCATTACCACCATATGATAAAATATTATATGTTTTTGCTAATGCTTTTTGTTTTAAATATCTCGAATAATCAGAACTATCATACACATATTTACCGTTGCAAGTACCTGCTGGCACTAAAGTATTGTCACATTGCACTCTTTGTGACCCAAAACGCTGTTTCAACCCGTGCAAATTAGGTCTATACTGAAAAGTTTGACATCCTGTATTACAAGAATAATCTTTTCGACTTAATATATCACCTGCATTATTTACTGCGCGAAATGGTGTTATTACTCTACCAAATTGTTGTTTGGTTGCGTCAGTAGTCGCGGCTAATTGTGATTTATATACATTATTCCAAGACTGTATAATTTGAAAACGATTTTGTTCAAAATTTTCAAAAGTAACATCTACATCTTGGATTTGATGCGGAACAAAACCTTTTAATCCTTTACCTAAAGTAGAATATCCCGGCATTCCCATTGCTAGTCTCGGTGTTATGCCAGTTCCACCATATAAAAATACACTTAATCCTGCCATTATATATATAAATAACAATATAATTATTATTATTTATATTATAAAAAATTATTATTATAAAAAATTATTATTATAAAAAATTATTATATAAACAAAATATAATGAAAATCAATATAGGCACTTTACTTTTAACCATTTTTATATTTGTTTCTCTCGATTTTGCTTTTTTATATTCAATGAGGTCTGTGTTTATTAAACAAATCATTGCTGTTCAAGGCTCGCCAGTCGTAATGAATATATACGCTGCGATTATTTGCTACATTTTTCTTATTTTTGGCATATACTATTTCATTATTCGAGAGAAAAAAAGTGTATCAGATGCGTTTTTATTAGGTCTTACTATTTATGCTGTTTATGAAACCACTACATTGACTTTATTGAAAAATTGGTCTTATAAAACGGCTATTGTCGATACTTTATGGGGTGGTGTTTTATTTGCATTAACAACTTATTTTGTTTATGTTTTACAAAAAAATTGAAGATAAATAAATAATAATAAAAATAAAATAAATACATTAAACAAACCGATTTACAATAATGTCACTTCAAATTGAAACCTCAACAAATCAAACTATAATCCCATCTTGGATTGAAATGCAAGAGCCCAGAGTTGAAGATAATATAGAATTTGTCCAAAAAGTAGGTTCTACAAGCCAATCTGGGTTGCTTAATAATTTTAGCAGATTTGGATTTACACCTGAAAAAAGCATTTCGGAATTAATTGCCAACAGTTGTGATGCTCAATCAACTAAAGTAAAATTTAAAGTCACTCGTGAAAATATTAAAATGATTGATATTGGCATTGGAATGGATAATACAAAATTAGGAGGAATGTTCGAATTGTTTCGCGAAAATCATGAATTTCATCAAACAATTGGTGTTTCCGGACTCGGTGGTAAAGAGGGTCAATTTATTCTTTCCAAAAAAGAAGACGGAGAGTCAACAACAGTTACTGTATTTACAAAAACACAATACGGCGATTATTGGAAGGCTACTGTTCCTTGGAATGATATTATGCGCTTAAAAATATGGGATGAACAAATTATAATTCAAAAAATGAATGAAGAAGAAATTAATGAATTTAAGAAAGACCGAGAAAATGAGCAATTTCATCATGGCACAACTATTCAATGGGAATATTCAGATATTTTTATGAAATTATTAAACTCACAATTTAGTAAAAATGAGCGCGATAAAATTGTAGATTTAAATACAAGAATGGATATAATTTTTGCTTACGCGAATTGTGAAATTATTTTAGAAAAATCGGATGGTACTCCGCATATTCGTTTGCCAAAATATAAATATTTCGGAGATAACGATTCGCAATATTACAAAGGAAAAAATATCGAAAAAATAGAACATTATGTTGATTCTTTCAATAAAGACAGGTATATTTGGGTTAATTCAGAGACGGAAGAGAATATGGAAGCAAAGCTAGCAGCAAAACCGCTGACTATGAAAACATATGTAAAAAGTTTAAAACCTGTTTTAATCCATCAATCGTGGAATCATATTGGGACATATGAAGTATTCAATGGAATGCGTTACGACAAACAAATATTTGATGAAACGCAACCATTTAGATTATCAAATGCAGCCTTTCATTTATGTAGCTATGATGCACAATTCTTTAAATATGGAAGAACCGCGGATTCACACGGTGCGGAACAATTAAAAAATTATTTGCCAAAAATTAAGCTTTATCGCAATTTATCATACAACACTGAATTTGACCTTGACGGCTTTAATGTATTAACGAGCCGTGCTGGCGGTAATGCAATGCTTAGAACATTTTATCATAGAACAGAAATTCATTATACAACATTTTCAACACAGCAAAATCGCATGGATATTGAAATGGGAATACAAGCAAATAAGGGACAAAACCAGAAAAACTTTCCCAAGTCCTTTTTAGGGTTGTTATGGTATTTAAAAGCTAGAAATATTGATAAAATAGATGATTATTTTAATATTGTTATTGATAATTATAACAAACAATTGCGCGAAATCGCTGAACAAAAACGACTTGAGCAGGCTCAAATAGCGGAGCAAGCTAAACAAGCTGCATCTGCTTTAGCATCAAAGCAAAAGCAGCAAGCAGCAGAAGAATTTTTCAAAAAGAAAGTTACTTTAAAAATAGTAGAATCTGAAAAAAAATCTGAAGCAGACGCTGAATCAGAAGAGGAATTAGAAGAGGAATTAGAAGAGGAATTAGAAGAGGAATTAGAAGGAAAAGTAGAAACAGAAGATGATTCAGAAGACGAAGAAACTGAAAATGTGAATGAAACATGGACTGATAAAGAAATGCCAGCTCAAATGCATTCTACACATGAAACATCATATCCAATAAATTTGCAGGCATTAATAAAATTTATATCTGAAAAATTTAATGACGAAATTGATAATGAAAAAATAAAAGAACTTTATGACTTTGCGGAAAATCTTTCAAAATAACAAATCAAAAAATTTAATCATTTAAAGCATACGGTAAAAAATAAAGCAATACAATTAAATGTATTATATTAGTATTTAAAGACGAACTTGCATTAAAGGAAGCAAGCAAGCAAGATAAAATTATTATTATACTATCTCCTAATATTGCAGAACCACCCATTTCTTTTGCATATTTTTTAAACACATCTATCATACGATTATCACCTTTTGGATAAAAACTGAAAAAAAAGTAAAAACATATATCGTGTATTATTTGAATAATAACAGCAATTAAAATGAAAAAAATAATATTAAAACTAGTAAAGAAAAATCCGTAAAGAAAACGAGCTAAAATAAAACCAATCATTATTATTAATACATCAGCAATTACTGCTAACAAACCATAATGTCTGTACCAATATTTTAGAACTTTTGAATGTATAAATATACCTTTAAGGGTTAAATAAATAAATAATAGCTCTACAAATAAAATGCCATTTAGTATTGGCAAATAATCGCTTGTTTTTGAAAAATTAGATATGTCTTCAAAATCTATCAGCATTTATATAATATAATTCGATAAAAAATATATTATAATATAATATTATGGCTACTAATTATAAAATTTTTAATGGAACAAGTGATACAGATTTAGATGCAATTTTTTTAAAAAAAAGCGGTACATTTCCAGGATATGAAAGAAATACTGGTTACAGAAATTCAAGTGGAACCGATATTGGCTTTATATATGCTAAAAATTTTGGTTTTTCTTTAAATTATGATACTAATTATAAAATTCCGAATGGTACTGATTTGCGATATATTTTTTCACCTCTTTTATTTAACTATACTGGAAGTTATCTTGCTTTTCCACTTACAAATGGTGATTATAAATTACTTATAATTATAAAAAGTAGCGGACAATTTACAAATTATAATTTAGGGAATGCCACTATTGAAATGGCTGGCGGTGGTGGTGGAGGCGGTGGTAGTTCAGGAGCAGAAGGTGGTGGAGGTGGTGGAGCTGGGTTATATTTAATACATTATAATGTTAATTTTACTCAAAATACTTCATACAATTTTACTGTAGGTAATGGTGGGTCAGCTGGTAGTTGGCGTTCTTCCCTTCCAGTACCAGGCATTCAACTATTTCCTGCGGCAAATGGAGGGAATACAGTTGTAAATTATAATGGTAGTAGTTATACTGCTTCAGGAGGAGGTGCTGGTGGCAATGATGTAAATAATAATGGCCAACCTGCACAGGGTACACCAGGTAACCCTGTCGGCGGCTCAGGAGGAGGTGCTTCCAGTTATGGTGGGACTAATACACCTGGTTATGGTAATCAAAGTAATGGTGGAACATGCCCTAGCGATGGTTATGGTGGTGGCGGCGGTGGTGGTGGTGCTGGTACTGGTAATAATGGTAAAAACGATGGAACGGGTGGTAATGGCGGTGTCGGTATAAGATTTTTAGATAACATTAGATATTGTTGGGGAGGGGGCGGTGGTGGTGCAGCTAGCACATCAACAAATCCTTACGGCGGTTCAGGTAACTTTGATGATAGCTTACAGTCTGGTTATGGCGGTTCTGGTGGTAAGGATGGTAATAATGGTGGTAGATATTCTAAAACTGGTGATTATGGTAGTGGTGGTGGCGGTGGCGGCGCTCAATATAATAATAATTTTGGACAGTACGCATCAGTTACTAACGGTGCTAATGGCGGACCTGGAATAATTTATCTTTGGTTTTAATCATTTTAATTTTCTGTTATCATGCGGGGTGCAATGTTCATTGTAATCAACTCTTGAAATAATAATTTGCATGCATAAGGTATTTGAACATAAGCGAAATCTGTCCTATTATCACAGGTTCGACATCTGTGAATATGCATTTCATCATTGTAGGATGCAATCATACCACATTTTTTACATACAAATACACTATATTTATCGGATACATCAAATAGGCGCTCTTTGGTAAAACGAGCAGCACCATGCGCAACTGTTGTATCCCTTTCCATTTCTCCAAACCTTAGACCTCCATCTCTCGACCTACCTTCGGCAGGTTGTCTCGTTAAATTTACCATTGGTCCAATTGACCTACTATGTTGTTTATCATTTACCATGTGTTTCAGTCTTTGATAAAATACTGGCCCCGTAAATACACTGCATTCATGTTGCTCACCTGTAAGACCATTATACATCAATTCATTCCCATGTGCTTCATACCCTACTTTTATTAATTCATCACAAATCGTATTTACATCCAATTCACCAAAACTTGTTCCGTCTCCAAATAATCCCAATTGTAGCAATACTTTTGCTAAAACGGTTTCCTTTAATTGGGCTATTGTCATACGAGACGGGATTGCATGTGGATTCAAAATAATATCAGGTCGAATACCATCTTTTGTAAAAGGCATATCTTCCTCAGGAATAATATTACCGATTGTTCCTTTTTGTCCACTTCTACTGGAAAATTTATCTCCAATAACAGGTTGTCTTACGGTTCGAATGCGCACTTTAGCAAAATTATAACCATCACCGTTTCTATCAATATAAGTTTTATCAACATAAGTTTCCTCATCTGTTCTATAAACACGACTTTGGTCTTCATATTTAATTACTTTGGTGTGGTCATTACGATTTTCTTTGATGGGTGTTATTTTAGCAATAATGACATCTCTATTTTTTATTAAAGTATTTTCAGGTATTACACCTTTGCTATTTACTTTATTATAATTTGCAAATTTCATTCCTTTTGTTTTACTCGGGTCAGGTTTGCATCTTATTTCCTCATCACCGTTAATTTTTTGTTTATCCTCATCTTTTTCTGTGTGATAAATAGTTGCCTGAAATAACCCTCTATCTACTGAACCCTTATTAAACAAAAGTGAATCTTCTTGATTGTAACCAGTATGTGTCATTATTGCCACAACAACTGTAAAACCAGATGGAATTTTATTAATGTGAATCATATCCATTATACGCGTATCCACCAATGGTCTACCTGGATAATTAAGAACATATGCGGTTTTATCCATGCGATTGTCATAATTTGTAACATATACACCCATTGCCTGTTTTGCTTGCGCCGATTGATAAGTATTTCTAGGAGATTGATTGTGTTCTGGAAATGGTATACACGATGCTAATATTCCAAAAATCGTACTAGGGTGAATTTCGCAATGTGTATATTTAAAAACATCTCCATTTTGTATAGCCATATTATCAGGAACTAAATCTTTGGGTTTCATTGCTATCAAACTCCATGATTGCTCTTCTGCATCAATATATTCTAAAATCGATTCATCCAGTTTGCAGCTTGTAATTAAGTCATTCCATTCTAATTTATTTGTTTCTAAATCTTTTATTATTTGTTGTTTTAATAAAATATTATTTTTTTTTACCCTTAAAAGTGGTCTCATTAAACGCCCAGCATCATTGCAAATTCGTATTTCAGCCATTTTATAATTAAATACAATGGAAGTATAAACATTTATTATACCTTGATGCTTTTTTTCTTTCAACATTTCATACAATTCTTTAGGGTTATCTGTAATACCTACCCATGCACCATTTATAAATACTTTTACTTTTTCGAACATATCGAGTGGATGTATAGTTTCAATATCAATAATATTTGGCATAACATATTCATAAATGGGAAGTGAATTGGAATGAATAGTTATATGTGCCATATAAGCTAAGTTTTTAACTACACCAACTGACTGACCCTCTGGTGTTTCAGCAGGGCATAAAAAACCCCATGATGTGCTATGTAGCTTACGAGGTGGAATCAATTTACCACTTTTATCAGTTGGTGTTGAAATGCGGCGAGCATGACTTAAACTACTAACATAAGTTAATCGATTTAATACCTGAGCCACGCCAACCTTATTACTATTTGTATGTTTAATCCCAAAATCACCAGTAGATAATGCTCGTTTTATTCCATTTTCAATGGTTGTTGATTTTATAATTTTATAAATATTTGTTTGATTTATAATGTTTTCATAATCATCAGTCGACCTCCAAGAACCAGTATTTATTTCTTTGATAATTTGTTTTTCCATATCTTTTACTAATTTGTTAAAATAATTACGAAATAAATTATTAAGCAAAGAACCTGTTAAATCTATACGCTTATTTAAGTAAGAATCACGGTCGTCTTGTTGAACCCAATTTAAACTGGCTTGTAATAACCTATTTGCCATATAACCTAGAAAATATATCTTTTGCGTTGCCGTTTTACAATGCGGAAAAAGGTCATTACTCAAAATATCTAAGGTAAATTCATTTTTTTTCTTGGCGCCTGTTTCTTTATCCATATTAATTGGTGTGTACATGACATGATTCATAATATAGCGAACAGCTTCTTCTTGCGTAAGAATAGTATTAGCATCAATAATAGCTGCCTGCAATTCATTTAAAATTTCTTTAAATTTATCACTTTTTATATTCAATAATATTTTTTCACAAATTTCTTTATCAGAAATAACACCAAGTGCTCTAAAAACAACAAATAAAGGAATCGGTTGTTTTACTCTAGGCAATTGCACTAATAATGGAAATCCAAACCCGTTGTTTTTTGACGAAACCATCATATTAATTTGTTTTGGCGATATGCACTTATAATCAGGAACGGATTTCACTTCAGCTAACCATGTATATTTCGTATTGTTTTTACTAACATTAAAACAATATACTTTGTTTTCTGCAGCACGTTCTTGACCTAAAACAGTCTTTTCAGAACCATTTATAATAAAATAACCGCCTGCATCATATTTGCATTCACCTGTATTAGCAGAGCTAACATGTTTATATTGTGTTAATACGCAAATATTTGATTTTAACATTATGGGTAGTTTGCCTATATGAATTTTTGGTAGATTTTTGTAAAATATCTGCGCATTTTCTAAATTTTCACCATTTCGAATAATAAATTTAATATTAATATCAACTGTCATTGCAGATGCGTATGTAAAATTTCTTAGCCGTGCTTCTTGAGGAAACATTAATTTTGTAGCACCATTATTTTCATGAATTTGTGGCCGATAAATATGAAAATTTTCAAATGTAACAAATAGTTCTAATGAATATTTACCAGTTTTAGTATCGTAATCTTGTTCAGATGCAATATGAACAGGATTGAACATCTCTATTGTTTTATTTATTTGCTGACTAACAAAATCATTATAAGATTCCAATTGATGCTTTACCAATCTTTCCAAATGCTGTCCCTTGAAATAAGATTCAATTATTGTCCAAGGTTCTTCAACATAACCATTTGGCATTGTTTCTGTCATCATATTTTTTGAGATTGATTCTGTCATTGGATTTATATTTGAATACATTGTTGAGCTATTTTATATTTCAATTTATTTTTATATTGTTTAATCAAATTATAATTTATTGCGATATATTTTTTATAATTTTCTATTACACAATCTGTTTGTTTAATTTATTTAGTAAAATACTAATAATTTAGTAATAATGTAAAGAATATAAATAATAAACTTTATATTTTTAAATGAGCAATCTTGGTATAAATAAAAAATTATTGTATAAATCATTTTTGGAAACAATAGATAAAAATGAAAATAAGAGAAAAAAAGAAAATAATAATAATAATGAAATTAATGATAAAAAACACATGGATAATTTAATAAAAAACATGAATATGCAATTTAATAATTATAATTCATTTACTTTTTTAGGTTGGGACAAAAATAAAGAATTTACAAGCAATGAAATAAATAATCCGGATTTATTTGATGATTTAATATATTTTAAAAAAATTAATTCAAAAAAAAAACAATTGTTAAAAATATGTAATATTGATGTGGAAATAGAAAATTTAGAAGGATTAATTAAACTAATAAATGATTATCCATATGATGAAAAAGTAAAATACAATATAAACATGTGTGCGCTTCATAAAATTAAAGACCCGTTAATAGAATTAAATAGTATGATTGGTATGAACACAATTAAAGAAAATATAGTGGACCAAATTTTATACTATATACAAGATTTACACAAAGTAAACAACATTTCGAGTGGAGATTATATGCATACGGTTATTTATGGTCCACCAGGTTCAGGAAAAACAGAAATAGCTAAAATTTTGGGTAAAATATTTTCTAAATTAGGTATTTTAAAAAAAGGGACTTTTAAAAAGGTAACAAGAAGTGATTTAGTTGCAGGTTATTTAGGTCAAACCGCGATAAAAACAAGAGAAGCGATAAATGAATGTTTAGGTGGATGCTTGTTCATAGATGAAGCGTATGCTTTAGGAAATAGTGATAAACGCGATAGTTTTTCAAAAGAGTGTATTGATACATTATGTGAAGCATTAAGTGACCATAAAGATGAATTAATGGTTATTATCGCCGGTTATGAAAAAGAATTAAATGAATGTTTTTTTGCATATAATCAAGGACTAGAATCTCGGTTTACATGGAGATTTAAAACAGATGATTATAAGGCAGAAGAATTAAATAAAATATTCTTGAAAAAAATAAAAGATTGTAATTGGTCAATAGATGAAACAGATAATAAAATAAGCGATGAAAAAAATATGAAAACATGGTTTGAAAAAAATATGATATATTTTAAATATTATGGTAGGGATATAGAAGCATTACTATCTAAAATAAAAATTGCACACAGTAGAAGAGTTTTTTGTAAAAAGCAGGAGGAAAAAACAAAAATAACATTTAAAGATTTAGAGAAAGGTTTAAAAATATATTTAAATAATGAAGAAGTAAAAAATAGAAAAGATATAGCTTACAGAAAAGATTATTTACAATCAACAATGTATGTATAATTGTGTTTTTTTAATTAAAATGTTTTTCATTACTATAATAATACAATTATAGTAATGTCACAAAAAAAAACAATAAAAATCAACCCAGAATTGTTTAATTTAACAAACGAAAAAAAAACAAAAAAAAATAGGGAGAGAAAAAACAAATTTGTAAAAACACCATTAATCAATCCAAATTTAATAAAAAAACAATTATTAAATAGAATTAAAGAGCATAAAAATAATGAAAACAATGAAAAGAAAAATTTTAATGTTAAAAATGAAATTTCCAGGTCCAGTTCCAAAAGTGAAGAAGATGTTTCGTCATTTACAGATGAGTTTATGGATTCAATTAATTATTTAAATTCATTATCAAAAGAAAAAAAAGAATTGGAAATAAAAGAAAATAATGAAAATAATGAAAATAATGAAAATAATGAAAATAAATTTAAAGAAAATAAAAACCGAAAACAAGACAATTCACATAATAAAACTGTTAAAAATCATTTTAAGCCAAGCTTAAATTTTGGTGGTTATAATGAAAATATTATCAATAATGGTGAAAGTAGTTATTCAATGCTACCTGTTCATTTAGATTTGCCTGAAGAATTACAATCTAATCCATTGATACCAATATCATTTAATAATATTGAACCTATATCAACTGCTCCTGAAATTAAAATAAATATGCCTCCTTTACAAGATGTTCCGTATGGATGTTTAAAGGGTGGAATGAAACCTACTTTTAGAATGTGGAAATCTAGAAAGAATTTTGAGCAACCTATAAACCATACAACCTCTTTTCAAGATGCAACTATATTAAATGAGGGATTTAATAATTCTCATTCAACAGAAAGAGAGAATAGACTAAAGAATTTACAAGACAAAATTAAAAAACAGCAAGAAGCAATGCAATCAGAAAAAAAATTAATGTCTGATAATGTTTTAATTAATTCAAAACCTGTTTTAAATGAAAATATTAGTATTAATCACAATTTTCAACAAAACCATAATAATAATAATAATGAGTTACAAGAAATTGCAAATGAATATATAGATGACCCAAAAAGAATGATTAAAAAAACAATAAAAAAAAAATATACTCTTGGAAAATCAGTCATTAAAAAAAAGGTAGGTGTTCTTATAAAAAATAAGCAAACTAGAAAAAAGGTATTAAATGCTCACAAAGATTTGAAAAAAAAACCATTAAATGATGTTAAAAATTATTTAAAAGACCATGGATTAATAAAAGCAGGCAGTGTTGCTCCCAATGATGTTGTGCGTAAAATATACGAAGCATCAATGCTAACAGGAGATATTACCAATAATAATAAAGATGTATTATTGCATAATTTTTTGAGTGAAACTGGAGGTGATATATTTTAACACTATAAATGGTAACATAATCATCTTGCTCTCTTTATATTTTCTACTAGGTAAAGAAAATAGCAAACGCATCACTTTCCGGAGGCGGCGCCGAAAAAAGCTGAAAAGTATTTTGGGTTTTCGTTTTTGGACATTTTTTTTGTCCATTTTTCAAAAGGGAAAAGACTTTCCAACATTTCTCGCCGCCGAAAATGGGTTGTGAGCATAATGCTCTAAAAACGAATTTTAAAAAATTTAAGTTGTTATCATATTTTTTTTTCATTTTTTAAAAAAAGCATTTAAAATCTTTTTCTCATCTTTTAGAAATGTTGACAAATGTTGACAAAAAAGTCGCAAAAAGTCGCACGGTTTTTGAATGCAAAAAATGTGACTATGTTACATGTAAGAAGAATGACTACAATAAACACATCCACACCAAGAAGCATGAATGTTTACACAATGTTGACAAAAAGTCGCAAAAAGTCGCCACATCATTAATGGTGTGCGTATGTGGTAAATCATTCAAATATCGGCAGAGCTTATTTGTTCATCGTAAAAAATGTGATAACCAAGAAAAAATTATGACTGAAACAGATGCGCTTAAAAATTTATTAAGAGAAAATCAGGAATTTAAAGAATTAATATTGGAGCAAAGTAGTAAAATGTTGGAATTAGCTAATAAGCCAACGATTATTACAAATAATAATACTAGTAATTGTAATAATAAACAGTTTAATTTGAATGTTTTTTTAAATGAAAAATGCAAAAATGCAATGAACATGAGTGATTTTGTAAATTCAATTAAAATAATGGATAATGATTTTGAAGATATTGGAAAACTAGGTTATGTTCAAGGTATTTCAAATATTTTTGTAAAAGGTTTGAAAAACCTGGATGAAACCATGAGACCAGTTCATTGTAATGATATTAAACGCGAAATTTTATATATTAAAAATAATGATGTATGGGAAAAAGATAATAATAAGGAAAAAATGAAACAAGTAATAGCTGAAATCGCGCATAAAAATGTAAAATACATCCCAATTTGGAGAGATTCACATCCAGAAGCTTTGGATGGAACAACAAAAACAAATGACCAATATATGCGTATTGCAAATCAAGTCATGACTGCAACTGTTCCAGATGATGATATTGGAATAAATAAAATAATTCGAACAGTTGCGTATTCTGTTTGTATTGATAAATAATGTAAAAAACAATGGAAAAAACAATGGAAAAAACAATGTTAAAAACAATGGAAAAAATAATATAATATATAATATTTATTATATTATATTAATGTAAAATGGAAACAACAAAAAATAAACTCACCAAAAATGAAATGCAATTTTTCAATGAATTAAGTAAATATTTGGAAACTAAACTCTATTTTTTTGGCAGCATACAACGCAATGATTATTTTCCAGGCTATAGTGACATTGATATAGATATTTTTACTGAAAATGAATCATCAATTATTACAAAATTGCAACACTTTTTACAAGTAAAAAGCAGTTCATTTAAAAAGTTTGCATGGAGATTAAATTACAATAATAAACTTGTTTTTGGTAATAAAATAATGTATAAAAATAAAGATTATGGTTTTAAAATAGAATTTTCAATTTATAATGAAAATGTAAAAGATGAAATTTTATATGAACATATAAGAAAAACAAAACTACCTTTTTATGTATCTTGGGTTCTTATATTGTTAAAATTTTTTTATTACAAATTAAATTTAATAAGCAAAGATAATTTTCGGTATTTTAAAAACAAATTGTTAACATATTGGATTGGAATACCGGATGAAGATTTTGTAGTGTTTGAATATAAAAAATAAAATAATAATAAAATAAAATTAAAGATATAAATATAATATTAGTATGGCACTAGTAAAAGAATATATAGATTTAACTAATAAATATCAATTAGAATATGGTAAAACAACAATTGTACTTATGCAAGTAGGCGCTTTTTTTGAGGTTTATGGATTGCAAAATAAGACTACCTGTGAATTTTACGGAAGTGAAATAATTGATTTTTCAAAAATTTGTGATTTGAATATAGCTGACAAAAAAGTATGTGTTGGTAAAGAAAAAGTTGTAATGGCTGGTTTTGGGCACTACATGATTGATAAATATCTGAAAAAACTTCAAGAAAATGGGTATACTGTTGTGGTATATGCGCAAGATATAGATGATGTTAAAACAAGAAATTTAGTTGGCATTTTTTCACCAGGAACTTATTTTTCTACAGAGGCAAGTCAAATAACAAATAATACGACAGCCGTTTGGTTAAATGTCATAGATGTTGCATCTTCAATTATTTTAAAAAAAATAGCGACAAAAGATACAAAATCAAATAAAATAATTCAAATAGGATTGGCAAATATTGATATTTATACAGGTAAAACATCTATTTTTGAATTTAAAGAAATATATTTAAAAACGCCAACGACCTTTGATGAAATGGAAAGATTTATTTCAATATATAAACCGAGTGAAATTATAATCATTGCAAATTTATTGGAACCTGAAATTACAGAAATATTAAATTTTACAAATGTGAATTGTAGTTTAGTTCATAAAATATCACTTTTAAACAATAATAATTCTGAAATTATAAAACGCGCATTAAATAGCGAGAAACAAATATATCAAAAAGAGTTGTTTTCTAGATTTTATAAAATAGAAGATTACAATGTTTTCTCTCAAAATTTTTATGAAAATACAATTGCAACTCAGGCTTTTTGTTTTTTATTAGATTTTATATATCAACATAATCCTAATTTGGTAAATAAAATCAGTGAACCCAAATTCGAAAATTGCAGCGATAGATTAATTTTGGCAAATCACTCTTTAAAGCAATTAAATATAATAGATGACCAAAAATATGAGCAAAAAAATAAGTTGTCTTCTGTAGAAAGAATGCTGAATATTTGTATCACGCCGATGGGAAAACGCCGCTTTTCATATCATTTGTTAAATCCTACAACTAATATTTCATATTTAAATAATGAGTATGATACGACAGAATATATATTACAAAATATAAAAGATTATGATTTTTTGCCTAGTAAATTAAATTTAATTAAAGATATTGCAAAATTAAATAGGCAAATAATTATGAAAAAAATATCTCCAAAAACACTTTATTTACTTTATAATAATTTGTTTGTTATAAATGATATTTACAAAAATATTTGTGATAACAAAAAAATAATAGGTTATTTAAAGACAAACAAAAATATTTCACTTTTTTGTGAAGAATTAATACAATTTTTTGAATCAACAATGGATATGTCATTGTGCGAAGATATTGATGCTACTCAACAATTTGAAATTAATTTTTTTAAAAAAAATGTGGATTCTTTATTAGATGAAAATTCAAAGTTGCTAATGAATTCAAAAGATAAATTGGAGTCTATTTGTAATTATTTCAATAAAACTATTGAAAAATATGAAAAAAAAAATGTAAAAAATAAAAATTCTGATTATGTAAAAATTCATGAAACTGAAAAAAATAATTTTAGTTTAATTTCTACAAAAAGACGATGCACATTATTGAAACAATCAATTAATTCAAATGAAGAAACTGTAACACTTTCTTACATTTCTTCTTATGATAATCAAGAAAACAATTTTTCTTTTAAATTATCAAAAGAAATATTAGAATTTCATAATCAAACAGCAAGCAACGATACAATAAGTATTCCAATTATAAAAGAATTATGTAAAAATATTTCAACTATAAAAGTGCAAATGAAAGAATTATTAACAAAAGTCTATATAAAATCAGTCATTAATAAATTAGAAAATTATCAAGAACATTTTGACTGTATTATTGAATTTATAACAATGTTGGATTTAATTTATACAAAAGCTATCATTGCCAAAAAGTTTAACTATTGCAAGCCTCAAATTGTAGAAGCAAGTAAATCTTTTATTAATGCAAACGGTTTGAGGCATTGTTTAATTGAGTATATACAGCAAAATGAATTATATGTGGCAAATGATATTCAATTGGGTAAAATAAAATCAGACAAATCAGACAAATTAGACAAATCAGACAACTCAAAAAATTTAGACAAAATAAACAAGTTTTTCAATGGTATTCTTCTTTATGGAACAAATGCAGTAGGAAAAACCAGTTTTATTCGGTCAATCGGTATAGCGGTAGTCTTGGCTCAAGCGGGATTATATGTTCCTTGTTTGTCTTTTCAGTATTTTCCATATAAATATATTTTTACACGCATATTGGGTAATGATGACATACACAAGGGTCTCTCTACTTTTGCTGTAGAAATGTCAGAATTGCGCTCTATTTTGCGCCTGGCTGATAATAATAGCTTAATATTAGGTGATGAATTATGCTCAGGAACAGAAAGCATATCTGCAAAAAGCATTTTTGTTGCAGGTATTCAAATGTTATCGGCAAAAGAATGTAGCTATATATTTGCTACACATTTGCATGAAATAGTGAATTATGAAGAGATAACTTGTTTAAATACATTGGCGCTTAAACATATGGAAGTTATGTATGATAAGCAAAAAGATATGCTTATTTATGACCGTAAATTAAAAGACGGACCAGGTGATAATATGTATGGGTTGGAGGTTTGTAAGGCTTTAAGCTTACCTGACGATTTTTTAGAAGCAGCGCATAATATTCGAATGAAATACCAAGAAATGTCTGGAAGCATATTATCTCTCAAATCGTCACATTTTAATAGTAAAAAACTAGTTACATATTGTGAAATGTGTGAAACCGAAATGGGTAAGGAGGTTCATCATTTGCATCACCAAAAAGATGCAAATGAAGATGGATTTATTGTAGCAATAGATGGTTCTACATTCCATAAAAATCATCCTGCGAATTTAATGTCTTTATGTGAAACATGTCACATGAAAATTCATGATAAAAAAGAAAATAAACGCACTAAAAAAATAAAAACTAGTAAGGGAATTTCAGTAAATATATTTTAGTTTAACGACGATGTCTGCGACGATGTTTGCGTGTTTTTGAAAAAACACTGGTGCCAACTTTAAGTCCTTGTTTTGCGGTATTTGTTGCTAAACCAACACCGCTTTTTAAAAAATCAAAAATGCCTGAAAATCCCTTTTTAACTCCAGATACTGACTTATTTCCAATCATTTTAACAGTGTTCAAACCTGGAACTTGCATACTAGAAGATTTTCTTCTATGCCTTCTGTGACTACTTCTTCTTCTTGCCATATACATTATATTGCTAAAAAAAATAAAAAAAAATTAAAATTAAAATGAATTTATTTAATTAAATAGAATTTTATTATAATTTTATTTATAACTTCTTTGTAAAAAAAAATATCCATTTGATTTAGCGGTTTCCTTATTTTGGTAAGCTTCATTAATATAAAGTATCGTAATTTCAGGATTATGATATTTAAAAACATGGTTATATTTAGGTTTGTTAAAAATAGCAGCAAACACAATTTCTTCAGGAAATGTGGATAAAAATGGTAATCCTAATTTAACCATTTCATAATATTCTTTAATAAAATCATTTACAATTTGAGAATCAAAATTTAAACCAAAAACAATACTATTTACACTAAAATCCTGTCTTATATCTCTTTCTACAAGTTTGCTTAATAATTCAATTGTTTGAGGTAAAACAACTCTTTCGCAAGTATTTGCATTTGGTTCATTTTCAAAAACATTAGGATAAAACCATCTAAACATAATATTATTTTTGTTTAATAAATCAAACAATTTTTCTGGATTATTAACAGCATAACAAGCAGCATCAAGCCATATTACTTTAGTAAATCCCCTATTATAAGCTTCTAGTAACATAAAAATTTTAAAAGAATAAGGAACCCCTACATATTTCATTTCAGTTCCAGTAGGATTTGGAAAACCGCCATTAAATAATAAAAAATGACCATTATAATCTACTTCTTCTAAAGATTTTAGCATTAATTTTGATGCGTCATAACGGTTTGTATTCAAATGTGTATAATTAACAAAACAACATTTACCATCTCCACCATTGCCAATTTTATATAATTTTTTTGAAGGTAAAATATTATTAGATAAATCAATTATTTTTTGTGTTGAACATAAACTTTTAGTGCATCTCTCCCTTACCCAATAAAACGGCCATTTGAAATTTTCATTATAACCATCTTCAATGATATAATCTATATATTTTTCCCTCAATAAATTTTGTATTTGGTCTAATTCTTCATTTGTGTATTCCATTTTGTCTTCAATATCTATTAAATACGGATTTTCTAAACATTGATAATAATCTTTTTGCATAAAATATAATAAAATATACTAAATTTTATTATGTTTTTAAACCTGTTTTTAATGAAGAAATATTATAAGTTTAAATATATTTATATAATAAATGAATTTACAAATATTAAGCTTGTTATTAAGTCTAATTATTTTTATAAATTTAATAATATTTATTTTATTTAATAATTCAGTGAAAATAGAATCGATGACAAATAATGAAAATACTAGTTTAGAGGATAGTTTTTGTGAAGTTTATGAATCAAGTGACACATCAATGGAATTAAATGGTGCGTGCAATAAATTGACTCGTGATAATTGTTTAAATACTAAATGTTGCGTTTGGGGAAAAAACAGTGAAGGAGAGAAATGTTACGCTGGTAGTAAAAATGGGCATACATTCAAAACGGATAATGATGGAAATAATATAAATATGGATAGCTATTATCATATGAATAAATGTTATGGAAATTGTTAAAAATAAAAATAGAAATGAAATAAAAATGAAATAAAAAATATTAAAAAAATTGAATTTAAATAAAGAATATAAATATATTTATAAATAGAATATAAGATGATAATACCAATTAAGTGTTTTACTTGTGGAATGGTAATTGCGAATAAATACAGACATTATGTTGAAGAAGTAAGAAAAAAGAAAATCGCTAAGGGGGCAGATATAGAAAAAGTATTATATTTAACTAAGGATTTTCATGAAAAAACAGCAGAAGGTGAAGTAATGGATGAGTTAGGCATAAGAAAAATGTGCTGTAGAAGACATTTGTTAACACATGTAGATATAGAATAAAATAAAATAAAAATAAAATGTAAATAAATTTTTGTTTTCTTAACAATAAATTTCTATTATAAGTATATACTAAATTTATGCGTAATAATAAATCTAGGAAAATGAATAAAATAAAAAAAATGAAAACTCAACGATTATGGAATCAAAAAGGATGCAGCTCAAAATTACAAAAAGGTGGTTCGGGATGTGGTTGTGGAGTTTTAACTGGTGGTAGAAAAATGAGGGGCGGTTCGGGGTGCGCAATGTGTAGTGCACAAACAGGCGGTTCTCATTTGCCTTCTTTACCGCCTGCATTAGTTGGTTCCCCTTGGACACCTAGTATAAGTAATTGGCCAGGTGTTGCCGGTCAAGATGGTGTTACAAATCATTTTTCAATGAATAATTATCCAGTTGACCCTCAAACCCAAACAATTCAAGAAAGAGCAGGGTCATTATTTTTAGCAAATAGTTATGTAGGTGGAAAAAAATATAAAAAAAAACATTGTACAAAAAGAAATAAAAAAGGCGGAATGAGTTTAATCCCACAAGATTTATTAAATTTTGGAAGAACATTTACATATGGATTAGGTAGTGCTTATGATGCACTAAATGGATATCAACAAAGAGTAAGCCCTTTACCTTATAAAGACCAATTGCGATAGATTATTTTGAAATTTTTCAAATTTTTTAAATATATATATATATATTATGGGATTTCCAAGAACTTTAAAAGAATTATGCACACCTGCTTTTTTATATTTTACAATTTCTGTATTAGGATTAATAGTGATTATTTTTCAAAATTTGGGAAATAAAAATATTTTTAATTTAGGTTATCTTTCTGCACGCGTACCAAATACAACATTAATTTTTATTGTTAAATTTATTTACATTCTTTTTTGGACTTGGATTTTAAATTTAATGTGTAAAGATGGACATTCAGAAATTGCATGGTTTATGATATTAGTTCCCTTTATATTAGTATTTATAATTGCTGCATTAATGATGAGTTAAAAAATTATATTTACTAATTACAAATATCAAATATCAAATATTTATTAACTATAAATATTTAATATAAAGTTATAGTAAAGATGAATAATGTAATGAAATATAAAAACAATATATGTTATGATTTAAATGGTTGGAAATATATGTCTATTCGTGGTTCTCCAAAAGAACGAGGTTATGCACACGGATTATTTGTCGCAAAAGAATTTAAGGAAGTACAAAAAATGATGAATTTTATTATTTTTGAAGATTTTGGTGTAAAGTGGGATTTTTTTATTGATGCTGGAAAAACACTTTATAAAGAAAAATTAATGAAAGAATTTAATGAATTTTATCTTGAAATGGAGGGAATTGCTGAAGGTATTAATGCAGGTGGAACAAAAACTTCATTAGATGAAATAATTGCTTGGAATAATTTTTTTGCATTAACTGAAAATTGGTATGGAAATCGAGAACAAGATAGCAAGGCTCCTACAAGCCATCATGGTGAAGGTGGTGGTAATAGTAATAAAAATAATAATAATTATCATAAAAAAGCATGGCAAGGACAGCAAGATAGATGCAGTGCGTTTATTGCAACAGGCAAGGATTTTACAGAGGACGGTAAAATTGTTTGCGCACATAATAATTTTTCCAATTTTGTAGATGGTCAATATGCACACTGTGTTATAGATATTCGTTGTGATAAAGGGAACCGTATTTTATATCAAGGTTTTCCTGGTTTTATTTGGTCAGGAACAGATTTTTTTGTTACAAGCAAAGGTATTATTGGGTCTGAAACAACAATAGGTGGATTTCTTCCTTTTGAAAATAATTATCCAATTTCTTGTCGCATTCGTAAGGCAATGCAATACGGAAATACCTTAGACGATTATGTTGAGATGCTTTTAGAAGGAAATTCGGGTGATTATGCAAATGCATGGATGTTTGGTGATATTAATACAAATGAAATTATGCTTTTAGAATTGGGACTAAAATATCATAATGTAAAACGCACTAAAAATGGTTATTATGTTGGATTTAATGCTCCTTATGACCCAGAAATTCGTAATTTAGAATGTTCCAATACAGGTTACGATGATATTCGCAGACATCAAGGAGCTAGACGAGTTCGATTAACTGATTTAATGGAGGAAAATAAAGGAAAAATTAATATAAATATTGCAAAACAAATAATATCAGACCATTATGATGTTTATTTAAATAAAACCAACCCTTGTTCAAGAACAAGTTGTTCTCATTATGATTTAGATGCGCGTGAATTTATGTCGGACCCGAGTAGACCCAAACCTTATGCACCACGAGGAGCGCTGGATGGCTGCGTTATTGATACAACAATGGCGAAAAATATGTCTTTTGAATTGCGTTATGGAAATTCTTGCGGTATTCCTTTTTTAAAAAATGACTTTTGTAATCAAAATAGACAATGGGAATATTTAAGGCCATATTTGCACGATAGGCCAGAAATGCCATGGACTATATTTACAATTACAAACAATATCAAACAAAAACAAACAAAAATGAAACGAAGTGTAAAAGTAAATACAAAAAAAAATAGAAAAAATAAAAACAATTAGAAAAAATAAAAACAATTAGAAAAAATAAAAATATTTTCTTTTGATATATTATAGAATGAGTCGCAGAATGAGTCGCAGAATGAGTCGCAGAATGGGTGGTCGCAGAAGAATGAGTCGCAGAATGGGTGGTCGCAGAAGAATGAGTCGCAGAATGGGTGGTCGCAGAAGAATGAGTCGCAGAATGATGATGGGGGGTAGTCATTTTGGTCAACCCGGACCAGTGGACTCAATTTGCTTAAGTCCTGCGGGACCAGTTTTACCTCAATGCTGGTAATTCCAATAGTTATTATTTAATGCATAATTGGTTCTAGCATAAAAATATAAAAACAAAAATAACATATAAATAAGTATTTATATATTATAAAAATGAAAATATTAAGCATTGATGTGGGAATTAAAAATTTAGCATTTTGCCTTTTAGAAACAAGTTCCGAAAAAAACAGTGTTTTAAAATGGGATACCATTAATCTAACACAACAAATAAATACAGAGGCAAAATGTTGTGAAGTCGAAAAGAAAAAGCAATGTAATAAACCTGCAAAATTTACAAAAAATTCTAAATATTATTGTTTAAAACATTCTAAAAAACAAGACTTTCTAATTCCAACATCTCAATTAAAACCAGCTTTTTTAAGTAAACAGAAAATATGTGAATTAATCAAAATTGCAGATGATTATAAAATCTCCTACACAAAACCATTTAAAAAAACAGAAATGCTTTCTTTAATTAATGAATATATTCACAATAAATGTTTTGAACCAATAGAAACTGCAAATGCTTCAAAAATCGATTTAGTTACAATTGGTAGAAATATTCAACATAATTTTGATTTAATTCTTGCAGATTATTTATTAAGTATTGATAAAGTAATAATAGAAAATCAAATCAGTCCAATTGCGAACAGAATGAAAACCATTCAAGGTATGATAGCTCAATATTTTATTATGAAAAACAATGATTCAAAAATAGATTTTGTAAATGCATCAAATAAATTAAAAAATATATCGGAAAACGAAAAAGACAATAAAAATGAAAAGAATGAAAAATTAAAATATAGTGAAAGAAAAAAATTAGGAATACAACAGTCCTTAGATTTTTTGTCACAACCGAATTATCAAGATTGGACTGATTTTTTTAAAAAACACGCAAAAAAAGATGATTTGGCTGATTCTTTTTTGCAAGGATTATGGTATATAAACAATAAATTGGATGTAAAATAATGGATGTTATAATGTATGATAATAATAATAGTTTATAACAACTATTTTATAAATAATAAAATAAATATATTATTATTCGTTAATACTTAAATTTAATGTTCTATTTAATTCATAAATGGATGATATAATTGAATTATCTTCAATAAATTTTTCTGAAAATTTAAATGATGATTGGAATATGAATAGTAATAATTCAAAAAATACCAGCACTAATTTTGGTGGAGGTATTGAATTGTTAATGAATGATAAAAAAAAAGAAGGTTCAAAAAAAGGTTTAGGTTCAGATATTGAAATAGATGATTTAACTAATTTAGAAAATGAATTAAATACATTAACTAGTGATTATGAAAGCAATAAATTTGAATCTAGGTCTGATTTGTTTAGTAAATCAATTAATTTTGATAGCAAGCCTTCTGTCAGATTTGACGAAAATTCAAATACAAGTTCTAGTTCAAACCAAAATTTAGGTCAAGCCACAGCTGATTCCGATTCGGAAAATAAAACATGGGATGGGTTTCAAAAATTTAATAATGTACCAATAAATCCAGATAAGCCAATTCAAACACAACCGCAAATGTCAAAAGAAGAATTATTAAGAGAAAAATTCAAGTTTTTAAGAAAATTAGAGACACTAGAAGCGAAAGGTGTTACTTTAACTAAAAAATATACAATGGAATCACCACTTGCTGAAATGCAAGGTGAATATGAAATGATTATGGAAGAAAAATCAAAGCAAAACTCAATAAAGTTTCAAGGTAATATGTTAATGGCGTGCATAAATGGTATAGAATTTTTAAATAATCGTTTTGACCCGTTTGATGTTAAATTAGATGGTTGGAGTGACCAAATTAATGAAAATTTAAATGATTATGACGAAATATTTGGGGAATTATATGATAAATATAAAACCAAGGCTTCAATGGCACCTGAATTAAAACTGCTTTTTCAATTGGGAGGTAGTGCAATGATGATACATATGACAAATACAATGTTTAAATCCGCGATGCCTGGAATGGATGATATTTTAAGACAAAACCCCGATTTAATGCGACAATTTCAAACAGCCGCAGTTAACACGATGAGTCAGAGCAGTCCAGGATTTTCAGGTTTTATGAATAATATGATGAATCCCGAACCATCAGTAGGTTATAGTGGCCCACCACCACCACCAATGGCAACACAAAATCATGAAGGTTCAACTAGCCGACCAGGAAATAACAATTCTTTTAGTTCCAGTTCTAATTTTAGTTCAAGCTCTAGATTTTCATCAGCAAGACCAGTTTTTAATGAAAACGATGGCATTAATATTCGAGAGAATTATGGAGGCACAACCGACATCCCTCGTTCAAACCGTAATGAAATGAAAGGACCTAGCGATATTTCGGATATTTTAAATGGATTAAAAACAAAAACAATTAATATTCAAGAGCAACAACCCGTATATAATGATACATCATCGCCGATTACAGTAAATGATAGTAGCACAATAAGTATTTCTGACTTAAAAGAATTACAATCAGGTGGTAATATGCCTAAGCGTAGTAGACGCAAACCAAAATCAGACAAAAATACGGTTAGCTTAGATATTTAGATTATCACATAAAATAATTACAATACAAATATAAAAAAGTTTATAAAAAAGTTTATAAAAAAGTTTATAAAAAAGTTTATAAAAAAGTTTATAAAAAAGTTTTATAAAATATTATATTATTTTGCTTTAGTAATATAATATAAAATAGAGTAATGTCATTTGAAAATGGATTATTTATTTTTCGCCGTGATTTAAGAATTATAGATAATAATGGGTTAAACATGATAAACACAAAATGCAAACGGGTTTTCACTATTTTTATTTTTACACCCGAACAAGTAACTAAAGCAAATCACTTTAAATCAGATAATGCTGTTCAATTTATGATTGAAAGCTTGGAAAACTTGGCTATTGAAATTCGACAAAATGGTGGTTATTTATATACTTTTTTTGGAAAAAACGATAAAATTATTAATCAATGCATAAGAGCATTTCATATTGATTTTGTAGCTTTTAATTCTGATTATTCTCCTTATGCTATAAAGCGCGATGCAGAAATAATGCAATTGTGTAACAAATTGGGGGTTAAAATGGAAACAGCACACGATTATTATTTGAATCCACCTGGCAGTATTTTAAATGGGTCAGGTGAACCATATAAAAAATTTACTCCTTATTATAATATTGCTTCAAAAAAACATATGCAAATGCCGTCACCTGCAAAGAAAATACATTTTGCAAAATCATCCGCAAACATAGCAAATGCAATTTCTCTCAATAATGCTTTTTCGAAATTTACAATGGAGAATGCAAATATACTTGTTAAAGGTGGAAGACCTAATGGGATTCAATGTTTGAAACAAGCATTAAAAACTCAAAAGCATTACAATAAAACACATAATGATTTGGATAGACCAACAACGCAATTATCTGCATATATTAAATTTGGTTGTCTTTCTATTCGTGAAGTGTGTAAGGCATTTCGTGGTAATCATGATTTGGTTAGACAATTAATATGGCGTGATTTTTATGCGAATATTCTTTTTAATTTTCCTTATGTTTTAGGGAAACCGATGAAGCCGTCTTATGACAAAATACGATGGCATAAAAATACAAATTGGTTGAATGCTTGGAAAACTGGGAGAACTGGTTTTCCTGTTGTGGATGCCGGGATGCGGCAACTAAATGAAACAGGATACATGCATAATAGAGCAAGACTGATAACTTCTTCTTTTTTAATCAAAATTTTACTGATAGATTGGCAAGAAGGAGAGAAATATTTTGCACAAAAATTGACAGATTATGACCCTGCTTCGAATAACGGAAATTGGCAATGGGGTGCTAGTACTGGGGCTGATTCACAGCCTTATTTTAGAATATTTAATCCTTGGCTTCAATCAGCAGAATATGACCCCGATGCAAATTATATCAAAGAATGGATACCAGAATTGAGAGAAGTTCAGCCCAAGATTATTCATGAATGGTATAAGTATTGTGGAGAAAGTGAACTTAAAGCAGTAAAATATCCTTCGCCAATAGTGGATTATGTAAAACAAAAAGAGTTGGCATTAAAAATGTTTTCAAATGTATTTAGGTAATTATAAACAATGAGATATTTATAATTTTCTACAAAGAAAAAATATTATTATCATAGATGTATTTGAAAAATATATTATATATCATAAAAAAACTATTTGCAAAATGAACTGTAAAATCGGTAAAATAAATTATTTTAAAAAACTTATCTCTTAATATATATTCTTTATTTGAATTGTTATATTTATTTATTGTAATTAGTATTTCTTTCATAAATTTTTGACAATTATTTTTAAATATATGCCAATTGAAAAACTTTTTATCACCAATTCTATCTTTGGTTGTATTTAATATATAATTTAATGTATATTTTTTATTTTTTATTTTAATGATTTTCATATCTTGACGGTAATTCACAAAAAAGTTTTCACTCAATTGAATACAATTATTTTTTTCTAATAATAATAGTTTTTTCATATTATTTGGTAATTTTATTTCGATTATCATGAAAGTGTGATAAGGAAGATTATCTTGGTTTTCATTAATAAGTTTGTCATACTTATAAAATGTAAATATATTTAGTAGAAAAGAAACTAATTTACCGAATGGTTGCCTCACTAGATACAATTTTGTTACTTTACAATTTCCATAAAGGTGTAACATTTTTTGGGTTTTCTTATTATAATTATAAAAAAACACATTATTTTCTTCTAGACTCATTTTTAAATATTTAAAAATAAAATAACTGCATATTGCAAAAACAACTGAAATTAAAAAACTAATAATAACAAAAACAATAATTATTAATATAATAAATTTAAATTGAGAATTTGTTAAATTAACATTATATCCAAAAATGTTCATATTATAAATTAAATATATGATAATATGAAAAAAGAATTTTTACAATTTAACCAAACTTTACAATTTAACCAAACTTTTACAACTTTAATAAACTTATAATTTAAAAATTGATTTGCTTTATATATAAGAATATAATGCACAACCTTCAATTAACCCTCGACAATTTCAAATTTAAAAAAACCATGTTTCAATCTTTTATTACTAACGAAACCCAAATACCTACTTTTATCTTTATTGATGGTAGCTATTTTTGCTTTCACCGTTATTATTCAATGCTAAGGTGGCTTAAAAACGCACATCCTGAAAAGGCTAATGACGACCCAAACGAAAATCCTGTTTTTGTTGAAAAATTTAAAAAAACCTTTGTCGATAATGTTAGAGAAATACCAAAAAATTTAGGAATACATAAAGAAGATTTAGAACCTGTTATGATTGTCGGAAAGGATTGCCCTAGAGACAAGATTTGGCGCAATTCTCTTCAAGATAACTACAAGGGAACACGAAAAACCGGGCCTGAAAATGGGTTTAAAGGTGGACCATTTTTCAAAATGGCTTATCAAGAAGAACTTTTTCAAAAAGGCGGCGTTCATGCTATTTTGAATCATTCGCACTTAGAAGCAGATGATTGCATTGCTATATCTGTGAAATATTTATTGAATAAATATGAAAATATTCGAATATTTATCATTACTAGCGATAAAGATTATCTTCAACTTGTAGAGCCACGCGTTCAAATTTTTGATTTAGGTTTTAAAAATATAGCTCATCAAAAAAGCAGTGTAGGAGATGCTAAGACAGACCTATTTTGTAAAATAATTATGGGCGATATTAGTGATAACATCCCTTCTGTATTAAAAAAATGTGGTCCAAAAACAGCGCTTAAATGCTTTCATAACCCAGAGTATTTTGATGAAAGAATGAAAAAAGAGGATGCTTATAAAAAATATGAAATTAATCAAAAAATGGTTGATTTTAATTATATTCCTGAACAATTAGTTGGCGAATTTATGCAATCTATTCTTGTTTCTTGAAATGAAATAAAATACTAATTTATATTCATTAACTAATAAACAATATAAAAAAAAATTGATAATATATTTACACTATTAAAGATATTATCAACAATCAATATTTCAACAATGTCATCTTCAAGTAAGAATTACAAAAAATCTTTATTTCAGCTTCGTAAAATTAACTCATCTTTTTCATCTGTAAAAGATAAAAAAGATGAGAAGCACGATAAATCTAGGCGCATTGGAAATTATTATAAACACTTATTAGATGAGAATATTGCTTATGAAGCAGATGATAAAGCAGATGAAAATAATTTACAAATAGACATGTATAAAGATAATAAAAAAGAAAAAGACGGAAATAGAAAAAAAACAGATTTTGATGATTTGCCAGAAGCAATAATAAATATTATTTTGGAGTTTTTGCCAAATAAAAAAAGGCTAGAAATTTTAAAGTATAAATATAATTCAAAATTTATCAAATGCAAGTTGCAAAAAATACCAAAAAATAAGGTAGATTTAAAAAAAATGTGGAAATGTGCGGATATTGCGAATAACATATTACAAATTGTAACAGATGGCAAAGGACAACTATTTGACAATTTTTCAGTATATTCACTTGTCTTTTTCAAAAGTGAAAAAAATCCATTGCCTTATTCGGTATATTACATGGAAAATTTCACAAAAATAATTTTGGCTGCGCTCCGCCATTATTCTCGCATTTACAAAAATATTCATAAAAAATTTTGTTGCGGATTTGATATTACTCGTTACAGAATTAAAAGAGAATGTGAAGTTATTGAAGAAATAATGTTATATTTATTTGCGAATTTACAATTTTGCATACTATAGACAATAAAATGTAAAAATTTGTTTACATCATTGAAGATTTATATATAAATAATCAAAAATCAAAAATTAAAATCCCAATTCATGTAAATTTCTAAAAAGATTGGTTATATCTTTTATTTTTTCTACTTCTATTTTTTTGTAATATTTTTCGGGTTTTAAAGCAACATTTGTTATTATTTGTAAATCTGAATTTAAATCACCTGACAAACATATGATATTTTCTTCATTAAAATGATTTTTAATGTTGTAACACCCAAGATAAATTGGCATACAAGAACATAACAACGAGTTTATAATTTTTTCCGAAAAATATTCATTGCATTGAAAATTTTCAATACAAATATGAAATTGATAATCTTCATACGGTTCTTTATCTGTAAATTCTCCTTTTAATCTTGAATCTTCTTTGAAAAAATTTATGCATCCCCTTCCATAAATATCAATTGGAAGATTTGTATTTAAAATAGCATTCACTATATCGTACCTATATTTATGACCAGGAGCGAAGGCTTTTTGGCTAACCATTATAGACATTAACTTATTTTTGATAGGTAGCATTTTCAACGGGACAGTATGCCACATAAAACTGTATTTTTCTATAAAAGGTTCGGGTAAGTTTTTTTTATCACCAATAAAATATTTGTTTATATATTTTTTTGCATATTCAACAAATTCATGTGTAATTCCTAAAAAATATATTGGTTCATATGACAATCCAATAACATTTTTTTTGGGAACCGATGGTTTGATAACAGGCATTGCGGTATTTAAAATAATAACATGTGTATAATCATCATCATTAGTGATATATAGTTTTTTGTTGGGACTAGGTCCATAATAGTCTAATAATTTTAACTCGAAAAAATTCTCAAAATTAGTTTTGCAAGTTTCACCATCACAAAAACTAGAAAAAAATCGTATTCGCATTATGTTTTTATTATTTTTACTCATCCACTATATTTTAATAATTATTTATATCATTATTTCTATAGTTATTTCTATAGTTATTTCTATAGTTATTTATTTTTTTTGTTATGTTTTTTTTACTTTTTTTTTCATTTGAATATTTAACGGTTGGGGGTGCAACATGACCAGTAACATACAATTCATTTGGTCTATACACTATTCCAAATAATTTAGCCCATGCTTGACGGATTTTTTCATAACGATTTTGACAAGCTAATACAGCTTTTTGAGCTAATGGAATACCATCTTTACCTGGATATAATTCTAGGTCAATAATAACATAATAACTTAAACGAGTATCTTTATTGATTGAAAAAATGGGATTTGAGATTGTATTATTTAGACTAGTGTAATTGTTGCTAATTCTTGGTTGCCCGCCTATAAAAATGTTAGGGTTTGGCTGAGGTATTGACGCTGGAGGGCTTAAATAACTATTAATTTGCTGTGGTGTTAAAGGGTTTAATCTATTTAATCTAATTAAAGGGTGATTTCTTTCATATTCATCAGCTTTATTTCTAATATTTAAATTATACTCTTCAATTAAAGATTTAAATTTGTTGTTTGTGTAAAAAAATGTTAAGTTATTAAATCTTCCTCCAGGTCTAAAAAAAGATAACCCAAAATTACTCATTGTTTTTGCAAATAAATATTTTAAAAACATAGGTATTTCTTCAAATTTATATAAAAATTTTTTATCTAAAAAATTGTATAAATTTTTGTATTGATATTTTTTATTATCAAACAAAAGGCATAAATAAACCCAATTATTATTATTAGCGTCTACTATAACATTTGGACTTTCATTAAAAATATTTAGATTAAAAAATGGAGACACATATCCTATAAACCTATTAGTATTATTATTTGGAATATTATTAAAATTTGAAAATCTGTATTTTTGATGATTATATGTTTCTACTGTAGTGAAGTTAATACCTGCGAGATTTCGGTTATTTCCAACAATATAACCGCTTTCTATTTTTTCTTCATCTGCATTTTGGTCTTTTGTTCGAAATAAAATATATTTTGACATGTAATTATCATCATCTTCTTGGTATTTATTTATAATAATAAATTTTATTTTAAATACTTCTTCTAAAACTTGAATTGCTATATTATCCCCAAAATATGAATTTGAATTAATACTATCTCGAATAGGTGTGATATTTGCGTTATTTCCTATTAATAAACCATATGCATTATAATTAGCACGAAGATAATAAGGGTTTCTTGCAACTATTTGATAATTTGCATCAAAATTTAAGTCTGTAAACATAAATTTAATAATTTTCCATTTATTTTCTAAAAATTGCTTTTTTTCCTTCCTTTCCCTTTTTGCTTGTGGGCTATTATCCGGATTAATTCTGCCACCCGGCATTAATGCATATTGTTGTAATTCACCAATAAAATCATATGCTTTTTCAATATAATAATTAATTTTTTGAAGACTAATATTTTCATTAATACATCTTCTCAAGCTATTAACAGTAAATTTACTTTTTATCGCATTATCAATAGATTGCTCACTATAAACTTGTGGTTCAACATATGGATTTAAAGTTAATTTTTGGTCAATTATTAACTGACCGTTTAATGCGGTTGCAACAGTTTCAAAAAAAGAATTATCAGGGTTGTCATAATTTACACTAACTTTCCAATTTTGCAATAGCTTTGTAATTCCTAATGAGTTTATTTCAGGACCGCACCCATCATTAATTTGTTCTTTAATAATATCCATAAATTGTTGCTTGCATAATTCTGTTTCATCTTGGTCTACATTTTTTAAAAAATTTTCAAAAAAAATCTTTTCTATTTGAGAATTTGTAAGCTCTACATTCTCATCATTTACCTCTTCTAATTCCGCATCAGTAATATTTTTGCAAGTATTTAAAATACCAAAATTCGTGAGTTGCGGTAACAAAAGCTCTAATGCATCAGTGTATTTATTTTGAAATCCATTTAATTCTTCATCGACAATTGTAAGACTATAATCTATTTTGCTTTTTTTATTTTTATTTTCATCTATTTTAATATCTATTAATGTATCCATATTTACTGTAGACCAAAAAATAGAAGTAGGAATTAATCCATTTACAAAATTGATGTTATCTTTAATTTGACGATAATATCTTTCAAGAACTTCGGAAATATTTTCTTCAATTTTTAAAATGTTTCTTTTAACAGTATTAAAACCAATAATTTTGGCTAATTGAATAGTATCTAATTTTGCATATAAACTAATTAAATCATAACATGTAACTTCAGCGTTAATCATTTCAAAATATAATTCTCGCTGTTTTTTATCAGTATCTTTTGATTTTGTTAAACTAGTAAATGATAATAATGATTGTTTTTGTAAAGATATATTTTCGCTTTTTAAACGAGTTAAAAAAGATGCTCTTTCACCAGGTCTATAAGTTTCATTATATCGTTTATATAAAACATATGTATCGTGTATTTTTGAAAATGTAAATTCTTTAAAACTAGAAAAAAATTTAGTAGTCTCTGAAGATAAAACATCCCATAGTATTTCTTCATTTTTTTCATTGAATAATAAAATCATTTGATAATAAACATCAAATTGATATTTTTCTATAGCTATTAAAGCACGGCTATCATAATATTTTTCTAATTCTTCTAACGCATTTATTGGGTTTTCAACCTCATTTACAATTTTAGTTATTGCCTGCTTAATATCATTGTAATTATGTGTTTTTCGCAATTTATATTGTTGACTTTCTAGTAAAGATTTATAAGACAATAAATCAAAATTTATTAATTGTAATTCAATAGCAGTTTTTAATCTATCAATTGCCTGAACTTTATTAGAAATTAATTTCTTATATTGATATTTTTTAAAATTATACAGTTCATCATATAAATTAACAAATGCGGTAATATAATTTGTTTGATTTTCTATTTTTTTTTGAAGAGCATATAATGTTTTTCCGCAAGCTTTTAAATAATCTTTTTTTAATTTTATTAAATTATTTAATATTTTTAACATATTATTTTTAATATTATTATTTGATATTAGTTCTCTGAAAGCAATATTACTATTTTTATATTCTTTAATTAAATAAAATAATTCATTCATTAATTTATCTATATCGGCTTTAATTAAAAGAACACTAGTTTCTTTATTTTGTGGTAATAAAAAATCGTAATTTACCTTTTTTAGAACTGTTTCAAATTGAACGCATAAATTTTGCTGAATTAGCAATAATTTTTTTAATTGTTGCAATTGCAATTGTATTTGTTGTTTTTCATCTTCTGTAATTCGATTATTGTTAGCAATTAATGGTGGGTTTGCTGGTGGTGGGGGTAGGTAATTTATATTACTGTATGTTAATATATTATCTATCTCGGTATTTTTTGCATCAATAGTATTTCGTATTTGAAATATTTCTTGTAATAATTTTAATTGTTTTATTTGATTTGGCAATACCTGACTTATTAATTGTTCATTTGGATTTGTAATTTGACTTAAATTATTTAATTCTGATATTTTTATTTTTAACTCATTATTTTTTTTTAAAACTGAATCCATTAAATCATTTATTTGTGAAATTAATACATTTGGTTGCGCAACATCGGCAATAGCAAAACCACCTGGTATTCGTTGTGGTGGTGGATTATTTGTCTCTATTTGTTCTATTCTTTCATTTAATTTATTTATTATTTCATCATATCTATTAGAGGTTTTATTAGCAGTTGTATAAATTTCAAGAATTTGAATTTGTTTTTCTTTATTTTTTAATAGTTCATTTCTTAAATCAATGTTTTCTTTTTTATTTGTTTGAATATTTTCAGGATTTTTGTTTTCTATTCCGAGTAAAATATTAAATTTTTCAAATGATGCTTTATTTTCTTCAAGAGATTTAAGAAATAACTCAAATAAACGAGTTAAATCCGCATTTTTATTTTTTTGAATTTCCTCTGAATAAATTCTGTCTAAATTATATAAAATAGAAATTGAAATAGGGTCATTATGTATCGATGGAGTATTTAAATCTAAATTTAATGCAGGTTCTGATACATAATCCCTTCCGAGCAATTTAACAGCAGAGCTAGGTAATGCTGCTTGCAGTAATTCGCTTGTTTGAACATTTGTTGAAAGTGATAATGAAGGAGATGATTTAAGTCCTTGACCCACCCCTGTTAATAAAAGTCCAGAATCAGAGAATCTTGAATAATTCGGATTTATTTTACCTTTTAACACTGTAGGATGAAGGTTTTCAAAATTTCTAAATTCTTGTGTCGCAGCAATTTCTTCCTCTTTTGAAAACTGGAATTGAAGTAAAGAATTAACGCCTTTACCATAAGCTCCTGTTTCAAAAACTCGTTGAATATTTTTTGTACCGATTTGCCAATCACCAAAGTTCCAATCATGATTGTAAATTGTAAAAGGCTTACCATTAATGTAAAAAATACTGCCTGATTTGAATAATTGATTTAATGTAATTTTAATGTTATTATCAACATATCCGTCTTCAGTTGCTTGTTCAATTGTTTTTTTTCCTTGACCGAGACTAAAAAACGAATTTAAATTACGGCTTAATAAACTCTCAAAAGACCCTTTACTAAAAAACTGTGTATACAATTCAGAAGGAGGATAACCAGGTGGTACGGTTCCTGTTATTCTACTATTTAATTTAACAAGTGGGTCAAAATAAACGGTGTCGCTTTTAATATTAGGTACGCTCATGGAGGGTTCATATTTTAATTTTGGATAACCGCGAATTCGAGTATTAATTAAAATTGTTAATGTTTTAGGGTAATTTGTTTCACTCAAGTCAGGTATCGATTTAGGTATTGATGTTATAAAATTATTTTGAATTTGAGTATTTGATACTGGTAACATATAATACATTTAGAATATTATAAAAAAAAATAAATGTATAATATTTTAAATTTATAAAATGTTTATTTTATATTGTTCATTGAGTCCTTTTGAGATTGCATCTGTTTTTCCTTTTTAGCTTTTTCAAGAACAGCAATAGCATTACTAATTTCTTCATTTGATATAATACCATCATTATTTGTATCTACAAATTTATGTAATACTCTATGTTCATGTGGAACAATACAAAAATCACTTTCTTCATTGAATAAATGGTCAGATAAAACAATAAAAATTGCAGTTAATGCAAAAGCAGTGTAAATATCGCGACTACCCATCCAAGCCATTGTAAAAATTAATATTTGTCTAGTTATTGACAATTTAAGATATTCTTCTGTTGATTTACTAAATTGAACAGAAATAAATTTTGAACCTATATTCAACATAATCATGCAAATACCTGCAAAAAATTTATTATTATTTAAAAAATGGACATGGTCATGTATATATTGCATGGGATTTTTAAAAAAGCTAACATTATAAGGGTGGGGGTATTGACCAAACCCTTGAATACCACCAGCATTAGATGATTGAATTGCTTTTGAAATATTTATATTTTTTTTATTTCTAGGTGACATATAATAAAGAAATAAAATATTTTTTAAAACAATAATAATTACCAAATACTAAATTTTTTTGCAATTATATTTAATTTATTTATAATGGAATTCCATTTATTATTTATATATAAACGATAAGTTCTTAAATATGGTCTATACATTTTTTTAACGCCCGGTATAAATTGTTCTTTGTTATTTGTTTTTGCATTAAGCAAGTATATGACTAAAATAATTGTCACAAATAAAAATAAATAATTATATATTGATTTCATAAAATATATAATTATTTTTATTTTTATATTGTGTAAAGTCAAATAATTATACAGTTCCAAATACAGAAACATATTTAGAAGTATTATAATTTGCCATTGGTTCTTTTATATATTTAAATTTAGGAATAAACATTTCTTTTGATGATTTAGGCTTACGCATATAACTTTCAAGTGTTAGCATTTTATCTCTTCCAATATTTGAATATGAATTTGAATAATTTTCAAAACTTTCAGTAGAAGGTGTAGATTTTTCTGAAGACACATTTGTAGGTTCTGAAGATTTATCTAATGGAGGACTAGTTTTTTTATCAGAAGCATTAGAATCATTTGATTCATTTGAAACATTAGTGGGTTGCATACCAGATGTGCTTGACTCTGTAGTTTTTGGTTCATCATCACTTTTTGCATATTTTTTATCCGTAACAACTTTAATTTTTGGTTCATCACTAGAGATACCTAAAAAATCATTAAATTTATTATTATTTAAAGCAGGCGGACTATTAGTAACATCTATATTTTGAATAGCTGCAGTATCAATGTTCATACTACCCATAGCACCTTCAATAGTTCTGTTATTATAAAGCCCAATAAATATGGCACTAGTTAAAATGCCTAGAAGTGGACTGCAATAAGTAATTGCAATTATAAAAAATAGTAATGCTGCTCTTCCTAAAGTTTTTTCAAAATAAAAATGCAGATAATAAGGAAACATTATTATATAAAAAATGATTAATAATGTAACAACAAATATTATAGTATGAAGGTGAATATTTAAACCTTTTAATAATTTTGCCATATATAAATTAGATATATATTTTTTAGAATAATTTGTAAAATCAGTGTGTTTTATAAATTTATTATCTTAATTTTTATTAAGAATGTCTTTAGCAATGTATGCAGCTCCATTTGATAATGATGATGAACAAATAGTTAATAATGATAAGACAAATTATATTGGTAAAAAAAAAACGGCTCTTAATAAGACACAAAAAAGATATTCATTAAACCCTAAAGAAAATGTAGACACTGATAAAGTATTATCTGTTATTCAATCTATTCACAATCTTCCGGATCAACAAAATAATGAATTGGCTGATTTTAATCCAATTCCACCACCAACATCAATGGGTGTTCAATCTACAATAGCAAGAGAAGCGAAACAACCTAGTTTTCTACAACAAGTTACACCAGATGTATATTCAAATATAAGTAATAATACAAGTGGTAATTTAGATAATAACAGCACATATGATGTTTATTCTGAAAATAATAATCAAAATATGTCGGAAAATTATTACAAAAGATTTATACCCAATTATCAAGAAATGTATAATACAAAGCCATATAATGTTCCAAATTATAATTTTTCAAATTCTACATCATTACCAAATGCAAAAACAGGATATGAAGGGTCGTCTAGTGATTTATTAATTGAAAAATTAAACTATATGATAAATTTATTGGAAGAACAACAAGATGAGCGCACAAATAATGTAACTGAGGAAGTTGTATTATATTCTTTTTTAGGAATATTTATTATTTTTATAGTTGATTCATTTGCACGCGTAGGAAAATATACCAGGTAAATTTTTGTATTTAAAATTATTTTAAATATATTTAGGAAATTTTTTTTATTTAGAAAAAAATATATATTTTTTATTTTCTTTTGTTATATATATATATAATGGCACGCAGAATGAGTCGCAGAAGTAGTCGCAGAGGTAGTCGCAGGATGAGAAGCATGATGTCAATGGGGGGAAGAAGGCGTTCGCGTTCTAGAAGGGGGGGTTATAATTATAATTATGGTGGTTATAACTATGTTCCACCTACATTCGGTTTTAATAGCACTGGTACTCGTTTAATGGGTCAAGGCAATGGTGCTGCTTTTGGTGGATTAACATAAACATGACTATAGTTATAATGAGAATACATTTAAAATTATTTTAATACATTTAAAATTATTTTAATATATTTAGAAAAATAATTTTATATATTTTTATTTTCTTTTGTTATATATATATATAATGGCACGCAGAATGAGTCGCAGAGGTAGTCGCAGAGGTAGTCGCAGAATGAGAAGCATGATGTCAATGGGTGGTTACAGTAATAATGGAAATGCACTAGCAAGATTTTTTGGGGGAAGAAGACGGTCTCGTAAAATGAGAGGAGGTTTTTTTGCTATACCTGGTGCTACACTCTATAATCGTCAAGATGGAACACCTATAAATTAAAATATTTTTAATTTTATATCAGCTAATTAATAATTAAGCATTTATTTGATTTAAAAGTAAAATACGCAAAATTATAAAAAAAATAAGCACTTGGACTTATGAAGTAAGGTGATGTTCGTATCATAATGTCTTTTATTATTTTATCATTATCACTAATATTTTCTATAACAGTAAATTTGAAACCCGTATGTTTTTTACAAATTTTCCAAAGGCAAACTTTAAATCCTTCTAAAAAAACAGTATAATTTTTTGATGCATTTATAGAAGCAAAACAAGATAAAATTTCTTCATTCTTTTTAATAAAAGTACATGATTTACGAAAAAAATAAGCACATAAAACTTCATAATTTTGAACAATAAGATAACAATAAATATTATTTGTTTTTATCAATTCTAACATGTTAGATATTTCAGGTATAATAACAATATCAAAATAGGCGTTTTTTAATTTTAAAAAATCAACTAAATGATGTGCATTTTTTGGTCCAATTTCTATAACGCCATATTCATGAGGCATTTTAGGAGGTTTTTTCCAAGTGCTCATATTAAACCAATAAGTGGAATATACACATAGTGGAACAATACCAGTAAGCTCACCTTCTCTTTTAAATAATGAAACTTGTATTTCTTTACTTAATAACCGTTGATTATAGTGATGCGTTTGTATCATTTGTGGAGCGATTCCTTTTTTTCTATAATTTTTATCAACACATAAATAATCTACATAATATGCATCAAAATATGCATCACGATTACCATTATTAATATAAACATGCAGAGGCCTGCTTGTCATAACAGAAATTATTTTATTATCTTCAATAGTAGAATTTGTTTTAATATCTAATAAAAATTCGGAATCTTCATAGAAAGAAATAAAACATTTGTCATTATGTCCTGTAAAATAAGGAACAATATTGTCTTTTACAGGCAAAAAAATATTTTCTTTATTTTGCAAATAATGCGATTGAATAAAATGCATAAATTTATTGATTTTAAAATCTTCAATATTTGAAAAAACAAGTGTTTTAATATTTTTAAAATTGCAATATTTGTTTTTTTCAGGAAATGAATATTGAATAATACCAGGTGGAAATAAATAATAATGTAAATCATAAAGATGAAAAACTGGTTGCAAACACCAAAACCTGTATTTAAATCGTATATATACAAAAATTGCTAATATAATACATATAAAAATCAAAAATATGTATTTTATATATGAAATTTTATTATAGTTTAAATAGTTTAAATAGTTAATTAGCATTTGTATTTATTTAAATATTATAAAAAAATTAATTAGGTTTTACAAATATGTAAAGATATTGATATTCATATGTAACTTTAACAAGGTCAACACTACCTTGAATAAGAAATCCAACCTCTTGTGCCATTTGAACTATAGATTCAAGCGGTGGCATATACATTTTATGTTCTTGTTTTCGAACTTTTCCTGAATCATTAAATTTAAATTTTTCATTGAATAAAGCAATATCATTTTGTTCATTTAAATCAAAATTGGCTTCATATTTAAAGTCAGTAAAAGTAACCTTTGTTTTTGTTATTCTTTTATCTGCATATTTTTGAGGAGATACCATGATAAGAGGATTACCCGGAGGTAAAATAGGGTCAAACATTTCCCGGTCTACTAAATGCAGTACTAAATATCCGCCAGGTTTTAACCAATTCATGCAATTTTTTAAAAATTGCATTTTATTTTGCATATAATAAATTGTAAAATAAAGACAAAGAATATGTGTAAATGAATTGGGTAAAAACATGTTACTTTTAAGGGCATCGCCTACCATAAAATTATAATCAGGATAGTTGCTTTTTGCTTTATTAATCATATGAGGAGATATGTCGATGCCAACTACATTATAATTTTTAGAGCCTAAATCACCTACATGATGTCCAGTTCCACAACCAATGTCTAATATAATGCTTTGTTCTGTGGGTGTTGTTTTATTTATAATTTCGCCAACTTCATAAGTGTCTTTTAAATTATTATATACTAAATTATCATAAATATCACTGTAAAACCCATCATAAATTTCATTGCCTTTTTTTGAAATAAATTTTGTTTGCTCTTCAAACCCTTCTGAATAAAGTTTTTTGTTTTTATTAAAAGAATTAAAAGAAACAATAATTACTAATAAAAATACAGTAAATAATAACACTTTTCCCCATAAAGATAATTTATTAAATGTTTTATTAATAGATGAAATAAACTTCATATCTTTCTATATGTATTAATGTTATATTTTTTGTATTATTTTTTTCATATTTTTTGTAATATTTTTGCAATATTTTCGCAATATTTTTGTTATAATATAAATTATAAACTATAAATATAAACTATAAATATGTCAGAAACCGAAATAAATGACTTAAGAGAACAAGCTGAATTTAAGGGCATAACATTTTCAGAGTTTAAAAAATCAGATGTTAAAAAAGAATTACTAAATAACTTAATAAATTCAAAAATAGAACAGGCTTGTTATTGGAGTGCTGAATATATATGTGCAGGTCATTTTAGTGAATTATGGGAAATTATTTTTTTATTTTATAGTAAATATATACATTTAGGTAATCCTAAATTAGCCATTTATTTAAATTTAAGAATTGACAATTTTAAAGAAATAATTCGCACTGGTTACATAAATAATGAATTTAAAATGCGTAATAACTTAAAAATAAGAAAATTATTTGCAGAGATTATTTGTGTTTTATGCAATGCAAAAAGGAAACATTGTTTTGATGAAATAAAATTAAATAAAGAAGATTTTGATATGACACAAATGACGGATAGATTTAAAGCACCAAATGTTTCGTATGGTTCAGAAATAATGATGACAAATGACCCAAAAGAATTATTTATTGCAATTAATGAATTTGCTTTTAGCATTTCAAAAGATGGTAAAAACTCAATAAATGCATGTTATTGGTTCGAGTGGATAATGGAATTTGAAAATATGTGTAAATATAAAAGAGAAAAATGCAAATGTGAAAGAAGGGAAACAATTCCTGTAAACAGTAAAGACCAAATGGATATAATATGGATAATATGGGATACTATATTAAAAGAATCAAATGAAAATCCTAATCAGTTAATTAAAAAAATAATAAAGAGCTTATTAAATATTTTTTGTTTAAAATATTCAAATAGTTGTGGAAAAAAACGCAGGTATATAATTTATTATGCAATTTCATTATTAATAGACCAAGCAGATTTAAATGAAGAAATTGTGAAAAATAAAGACCAAGTAAACCTCGTGGTTTCAAAAATAGATAATATTTACAAACAAATTAAAAAAAACGAAAAATCACCCAACACTGATTATTTATTTAATCAAATTGGTAAAACAAATTTAGATAAAACTATTGAAAAATTGGAAAAAATGAATAATTTTGGCGAATCTTTTATACCTCGTTTATAGTATTTTAATATATATATAATATAATGAAAACTAAAAGAATAATAAATAATAAACATAAAACAAATAAAAACCGCATCAATGGTCGTACTTGTAAAACTTCAATTCAAAAATTCGAACAGGAAATAGTGATTAAATTTTTAAGTATATTAAATATTGTAAAAATTTATCATTGGAAAACACATAGTTACGCGACCCATAAAGCAACCGATGAATTGTATTCTAAATTAAATGACCATATGGATAGTTTTGTCGAAGTATTATTGGGAAAAATAGGAAATAGGGTTAATTTATTAAAATTTAAATCTATACCTTTTCGAGATTTTAGCTCTTTGGAACAAATGAAAAGAGAAGTTAATAACTTTAAGGGATATTTAGTAGGATTAAATTCAAATAAAGTAATGAATATAATGTCGAATTCAGATTTGTATAATATTCGGGATGAAATATTAGGAGATTTAAATCAATTCCTTTATTTATTAACTTTTACATAATAAAAAGTAAAGATAAAAATAAAAATTAATAATATTTATTTTTATTATAAATGAGCACACAAACACCTTATTCTGCAAATTCGATATCGCAAAATAATTTATCTGGTCCTTCCAATCCTAGTTCTAGTTCTAGTTCTATACCTTCTTTGAGTGATTCAAATAATACAGGTTTTTTAAGTAATTTTGATTGGCGTATATGGCTTTTAATTATTTTTGTATTAGCAATATTAGGAATAAATATATTTCTTTATTTAGCAAAAGGCACTCAAATAGTTGCTGATTTATCTGCTCCTGTTGCAAAATTATTTGGTAATACAGCTATTGATGCGACTAAACAAACTGTAAATGTTGGAGCAACAGGTGCAAAAGCAGGAATTGATATTGTCGCTGGAGGCGTGACAAAAGGATTAGATGCAATTCATCAAGCAGGAAGTGATATATCGGCTGCGTCGTCATCATCTATATTAAAAAATAATGAAAAAATAAATTCATTATTTGACTCAAATGCATCATCAAAATATAATAATTCATTAAACAAAGCATTAAATGATGCAACAAAACCAAATAATGACAATCCATCATACCACGCAGATGATTCAACGAGTACAATTCAATCGAGCAAAACTGCTGGAAAATCAGGATGGTGCTATATTGGTGAAGATAGAGGATTTCGAAGTTGTATAAAAGTCGGTGAAAATGACCAATGCATGTCAGGAGATATTTTTCCTAGTCAAGAAATTTGTGTAAATCCAAATTTAAGAGCATAATTAAATAAAGCATAAAGCATAACAAAACCAAAAATAAAAATTAAATAAAAATAAAATAGTATTTATATAATGCTTTGTCAATACAAAAATATGTTAGGTAAAGTAGGTGAAGGTATTCATTCATATAGAATATTTAATATAGCAATTGCAGATGTATTGTTTACGGTGCTAGGTGCATTTATTATTCATTTATTTATTCCAAAATACAAATTTATTCTTATTTTAATATTTTTATTTATTTTAGGAATTATTTTACATCATATATTTTGTGTTAGAACAACAGTAGATAAATTGTTATTTAAGTAATTTTTTTATACATTATACATTATACATTATACATTATACAATAGGTGTAATAGAATTTGCTGAAAATATGAATTTTGCATTTGTAGGCCATTTATTATCGCTTGTTCCATATGTTAATTTTGTTTTTGGGTAATAAGTAGGTAATCCATCATTCCAACATAAGGATGTTAATGGTCCAGGTACATCTGAATCTGAAGTAGGATAACAATCTTGAAGATATGTTTGTTGAAGTATTTCGTCGTTACAAGGATTTTGAATAATATTTCCTAGTAATGTGCCGCCATTTTTAATTTCATTTAAGTAAATATATTTTTGGTTATTAACCTTAGGTGGTAAAATAATTGGTGGTGGTGGATTAACTGGTGGTGGTGGTATTCCACCATTTGAGCTTGATGAATTTCTAGGTGGAAGGGAACTAGAATTATTTGCGGGATTATTTATACAATCTGGATTAATAGGGATTATAATTTCAGTGCCATCTAAGCCATATTTTTGAACGATGGTTGTTGTATAATTAACTCTTTGTAAAAGGTCTGAATTAGGATTGGATGCTCTTTCATTTTGAGAACTCCATGTTTTAGTCCTATTTGTCCACATGCCTTTTGCAATTTGAGAATAGCGCTGATTTTTTGTTAAATTAGCACTATTTTTTTTATATTGAAGTATATTTCCTTTAATATAAACTGGTAAAAAATATTTATAAGAATTTGGTATCAACTTAGATGCCTCAGGATTTAATAAAGTAGCAATTTCAACAGCTGGAATAAATGGATGACAGTTATTTTGATAACGATACCATTCTTTTGGTGGATTTGGATTATATTTTGGTCCTAAACATGACATATTTATAATATATGTATTGTAAAATAAATATATTATTGAAATTTTTTATTGAAAAAATTTTATTGTAAAATTATTAATTTATGGATTATATTGGTCCCCATTTCCAAAAAAATACCAACGAAGAGATAAATAATTAGGATTTTTCATACTTATGGATGATGAACTATCCATTCTAGTATTAGGTCCTCTTTTAACTAAATTTTGAATAGCTAAAGTTCCAAGTGCGTGATTATAATACCATAAATTAGAAATAAATCCATTAAACCCGCCGTTCATTCCTACATAAACATTACCATAATTCTGTTTTGGAACACCTAATAATTGAACACTTTTTGTAATAGTGCCATTGATATAAACATCAATATTAGTATTTTCGCATCTAATAATTACATTTACCCATTTATTTAAAGGAACATTTGGAACAATTATTTCTTCATTAATAGCTTCATATGTATTAAAAATAATTGTTAATTCATTTGTGTGCGGTGAAATATATAAACCAGGCGCATTATTTGGAAAATTTAATCCATTATCACTCATTGTCTCATTACCTTTATGAAAAACATGTTGGTATTTATTATGTGAATTTCCTAAATCTTTAATAAAAACCCAAACAGACCATGTAAATTCAATACCATTATTTTCATTAACAGAACGATTAATTGTTCTCGCACCTTTTAAAGAAGGGTCTTGCGGAAAAATTAACAGTTGTGAAGCATCAACCATTCCATCTATTAAATGTGGTGAATCCGAAGAATTAAAAAACCAGCCTAAAAAATTAATAGATAATTGTAATATAATTATAAAAACAAATATTACCAGTAACAAAAATGAAACCTTTGCAACTAAACTATTTGAATTTAAAAAATTTGATAAGCTATTTTGGATTGTGTTATTTGAATTATATGCTGAATTATCCATATATATTACAAAAGAAAAAGGTTGATTATAGTTTTTTAAATAGTTAAACTACTATTTTCTGAACCATTTTCAATAAGTGAAAACTTTACTTGATATTTTCCAAAAAGTTTGCTTAAGATACTAGCACCATATCCTTGCTGATAAATATTCCATGCTGTTTGAGGGTCAATAGGATTAGGATAATATTGAAATTTTGATGTCCAACCAGAAAACCCTCCATTAGGAGTTACATATACATTAGAAGTTGAATTTATGTATGCAACACCTGGTAAAACTTCTGTTTTTACTAATTTTCCGTCTAAATAAATATCTAATGACCTACCATAAACACTTATTAATAAATTAACCCATTTTTGAATAGGAACGTTATTAAGAGTTGAATAGGTAGGACTGCCTACACTTTCACTTCCACTTTCACTACTACTTCTAGTTCCACTTCCTACACCATTTCTATTATAACCTCTAGAATAATCCGAAACGCTTGAATACTTACTCCAACAACCTGAACAATCTTTATAACAACCCGAGCAATCATACCAAAGCTTTGCACAATCCCCCCATCCCAATACATCATTATAGCTTTTACAATTTAAATAAGATTGATAACATCCAGAACAGTCTCCAATAAAACATTTAGAACAATTTGTCCAACTTTCTAAACTATTGCTATTATCACCGGCACCGGCACCGTCAGCACTACTAGAAGAATCATCTCCAGGCCAAGTCGTTAACGCAACATACAAAGTATTTGTTAAACCGTCTAATACTACTGCAGGGCAAGGTCTCAAATTTAAAATATCATCTAAACTATTTAGGCTTGAACTTGAAGTAGTTCCCATTCTTCCAAAAATTATTTTTGATTCACCATATCGATAATTCCAATCATTTACATAAAACCATATAGAATATGCAAAATTGCTGGTATTAATTCCTAATTGAGTTTTTGCTAAAGTTTTTGCTTCCACTGTCATCATTGTAGTTCCTGAAGCTAAACCTGTTAGAGTATTAACATCAGACACAACATATCGTATTACAATGTATAATAAAACCACGATAATAATTAAAAAAAGTATAGTAATAATTTTCATGATATATTATAATAATAGAAATTTATAAGATTTTATGATATATTAATTTATCTAAAATGATTAAAATTATACATTTTTAAATTTGTATTTTATTGTATTAGTATAATTATTTATATTTTGCTCAGTAATATTATTTGGAATATCATTAACAACATTGCTAATAGTTTCTTGTGAACTTTTATATACAGGTGGTGTATTATCTTTTAAAAAGTTATACAAATGATAAATTTGTTGTACATTTAAACTACTATTAAAATAATTAACACTGCAAATACCACCACGAATACCATTATTTGACCCAATAGTCAATTTATCATATTTCATGTAAGGAATAATACCAATAACTGATTTTATTAATTCGCCATTATAAAATACATCTAAAGTTCCGCCAGTGTAATTAATAATAATATTGTTCCATTTCTGTAATAATACACTATTTATAGTGCAAATTATTGCATTTCCATTTTTATCTAAATCATATAAATCTGTTGAATTTCTTTTAATTGCGTTATCTGTATCTGTTCTATCAGCTAACTTATTATTTTTTGTATTTATTAAAAGTGTTTCAATTGTTCTTATGTATTTAGATACATTAGATATAACGGTATTATTTGAAATATTTATTGCATTTAAAAATGATGCATTTATTTTTTTATCTTTTGATTTTTCATTTGCCACTTGTAAATATTCTTTATTAAATTGAATTTGATTATTTTGCATTGTATTTATATCATTTTTCAAATTATTTGAAATATTTGTATTTGCAATTATATATTGAATTTTTATTACAATATTATTAAAATCTTCTAAAACGGATATTATTTTTTGAATTATATTAATTGTGGCAGGCAACAATGAAAAATTATTATTTAAATTTTTTTCTTCGGATGCCTCAATAATTTTATACTCAGCTTTAATAAATTCTACTTGTAATTTAACATTTTTTAATTCAGAATTTATTTGTGTATCAAAATCAGCTATATCCATAGTTATTATTATTGTATTGTCCATTCCTCTATATAAAATGTTAGGTTTGCCACCATAATTAAGTAATGATGTATATTTTGTATATGCAATACTAGTGCTTGGATTTGCAGCATCTAAATATACCCAAAATGATATCGCATAATTATAATTAAAATCTTCACTTTTATTTAAAGTAAAATAAGAGGCTAATTCTTTTTTTGTATTTGTATAAACTGGATTATCTACTAGCATTGTTCCTCCTTGTTTTGCAAATTTACCTGCAATGTGAGGATATATAAAATACCCTGCATTTAATAAAATTGCAATAATTAGTAAAATATAATCGGTGCTAGAAGATTTAAAAAGGTCTTTATTTCCTTTTACATCAATTCCTGTAATTTTAACAAAATTATCAACAAATGAAACTAAAATACAAGGTATATAAAAAATAATGTTTATTATTAATTGTAAAAGTGGACTATCTTGATAAATATTAGAATAAGATATAAATTTAAATACAAAAGCAGCAATAATAATAATAGTAATAATATTTATAAATAATTTTGTTGAATCGGATGATGAAAAACTAGAAGTAATATTACTCCCGAATAATGTAATTATAGTAAATAAGCAAATAAACATTGTTAAAATAAAAAATAATCTCATTAAATTTGAAACTCTACTCAAGTTAGTAATAAAATTTTGCAATTTACTATTACTATTACTATTATCAATTATTGAATCTGTGAAAGAATTAAAATAAAACAATAATAAAAACATTAAATATAAACCAGTTGTAAAGATTAAAATATAAACAATTATTCCAAAATAATTCATAAAATCGCTTTTAGGATTGTTATAATAAAAACATAATGATAAAACAATGAAAAAGAATAATACTATAAAATTTTTTATTTTTTCAAATGTAAAATCAATAAAATATTTATTTAAGGTGTTTATATTTATATAAAATATAAATGCACTGCTTAACATTATCATTATTGTAAAAAGTGAAGGGTAATTATTAATAAATTCTGTTTTATTTAAAAGGTAATGACAAATTATTATTACATAACTAATTAGCAAACATAAATAAAAGATTGAACTTTTGTTTAAATATAGTCTGCCTAGTATAGTGTCTTTATTTTCATTTATGGATTGCGCGCTCAAATTTGCAAACAGATTTAAACTAGAATATTTGCTTGGAGTTAAATAATTTTTTATACTAGTCATAATTAAATATATATTATATAATTATAAAAATATACTGTTTATTTGTCTACATATTTTCCATTGCGGTTTTCTCTCCATGACAATTTCTACATAATGCAATTAAATTATCTACTTCATTTGTTCCCCCATATTCAAGTCGAATTTTGTGGTCTATTTCAAAAGTATGATTTAATTGATTGCTGCATTTTCCACATTTCCAATTTTGACAAGAAGCCACAAATTTTTTTTTTGTTTCACTAACAGACCTTTTGGTTCCTTTGCCACCACCACCGCGTTGCATCATTTTGTTTTCAAAATTATTTTGTTGATTTTGTTGTAGTGGGTTGAAAGATGTGTATTCATTTAGTTCACTCATAAATCCTGCAGCGCCAGCACCGTTAGTAAAATCAATGATTGGAGAAAACATATCCATTGAATTTTTATCAATCGGCATATATTTTACTACATTATTTGCATGCAACAATAGTTTTTTGCATTGTTTAGGGTCTCTTTTAATAAGTAAATATAAAGAAATACCGAGAAATGCTAAAAAACCCATTTGAAAATATTTTTTATATGAAAAAACAATTTTAGTATATTTTCCATCATGATATGCGTTATATATTAAAAATGCTGTTACTCCTATAAATAATAATTCTAGTTTCATAATATATATATATTTTATAACATTTATATATGCAATAATATTTATTAAAAATTTTAAATAATTAGTAAAAAATACTTAATAAATGTTATTAATTATTATCATAATGTACAATTGTTTTGGATTATTTCTTTTAATGTGCTACAGCGTTAGTAGCTTTAATTTTTACGGTTCTACTAAACCTCTTGGATTTTTTGACCCTCTTGGATTTACACACAACAAAAAGCAATACGAGTTAGTTAAACTTCGTGAAGCTGAACTAAAGCATGGAAGATGGGGAATGATATCTAGTGTTGCAATTCCTGTAACTGAACTGGTTACTCATAAAGAGGCTATTCATGTTTTAGATGACGCAAATATAATTACTTTAACATTATTTACACTTATAGTTGGAGCTTCAGAATTACAATCTATGTTATTAGGTTGGGAAAATCCATTTGTAAATTCATCCAATTATTTTTTAATGAAAAGTGATTATCAGCCAGGAAACTTAGGGTTTAATTCTAAACAATCATTTTTGAAAAATAATGAAACATTTATGTTGAATGCTGAAATTAATAATGGTAGACTTGCTATGATTGGTTCGTTGGGAATGATAGCTCAAGAATTAATTTCAAACAAACCTATTTTAAATTAAAAAAATAAAAATAATAGTAGAGGTAAAAAGAGTAAAAACCATGAAATGTTTGAATATCCTTTACTGCATAAGAAATTCAAAAACATGGTCCATAACAAAACAAAAAGCAAATTAACTATCGCAGTCACAATGTTAAATTTTGTAACTAACATAAATAAAATTCCAATCAAATATAGCCAAAAATAAATGCTTGCTGGAGTGCACAAGTTTTTAACTGAAAAAGCCATTATATACTATACAAATAAAATATCCCTAAATTTTATAAAATGGCAGTTTATAATTTAAACAATTATTACATATTGTTTTGATTAACCGGTAAATAAATTGATGGTGATATCATTCTTGCTTGTAATTGCTGTCTTGATAAATACGGATTTTTTAAATCACTTGTAGGATATCCAAAACCAGGAGGGCTTGTGTCCATAACGGATGAAAATTTATAAGGGACATTAGAAGAAGGTGTATTCTCAGTATGAATATGCGTATTTAATCCTAAATCAATGCACGCTTCTTGATTATTATATTTCATGATTTGCATTGCATTATTTGTTAAAAATTGCCTATAAGCCCAATTGGAAGTTATATTTTCTTGTTGCTGAATTTTCTTATTTACAACAGCTTCGGGTTGCCAAGATGCAAAATTTCTTCCATCTGCCATAATAGGCGGATAATTAAAATGAATATTATTTGAACCACTGTAACATGTTGCCCAAGACATTTAATATACATTATTATTATAAAAATATTAAATAAATAAACATTTAATATTTTTATTAAAAATCATAAAATTATTCATAACCGAGCAATTTCAACAGTTCATTTTTTTTAAGTTTTGAAGAATCTACAACAATTCCTTTTTTGTTTACAATATCTCTCAATTTGTTAAGGGACATTTTTTTATAATCTACTAATTCGGAAATATTAAGATTATCATCTAAAGAAGAGATGTCTATAGATTTAATAAAATTGTTATTTGTTAAATTTAATATATTATTAGATAAATTTTCATTTGTGTCATTGTTTTCTAAATTTTCAATTTCGTCACTTAAACTATTAATTTCATCTTCTGAATCTAAATTTTCTTCCAGTTCAGAATTTTCTTCCAGTTCTGAAGCTTCATTTTCATTTTCATTTTCAATTACAGCTTCACTGTAAAGATTTATATCTAATGTTTCGCTCATATTTATTGTTCGAATATTTTGCTCAGATATTTTTTTATTATTATCAGCGTCGTCTTCATCACCTTCACTTTCATCAGAGTCACTTTCATCAGAGTCATTTTCATCAGAGTCACTTTCATCATCTATATTTTCAGAATTTTTACTATCATCTTCATCATCAGAAACATTAATTAATGGGTCAGTTTTTTTTTCAACAAATGAACCATTTCCAAATCCTCCATTTTGAAACACATTTGATATTGAAGATAAAGATTGAACATGTGATTTTACATTATCAAGTTCAACAGCCATTGTGGATACTAAACTTAGCATGGATGCAATTTTATGATTCTGTTCATTTAATCTTTGTGTGAAAAATATACCAACAATACCAATAAGTAAAAATGAAATTCCTAAACAAATTATAGTAGATAAGGAAAAAATATTAGTTAAATTCATTATTAGAGTTGTAATATATATTTTTCTTTATAATAAAACGAATAATTTATAAATTATAAAATTATAAAAAAGAATCATCAATTATTTCTTTTGGATAATTCATATCTTCTAATACTTTTATTCCACCGCGAACATTCGATATCCCTTTTTTTAATAAATATGTATAATCAAAATCTTGATATTTCTCTCCATTATTCATAGTTTCCATATGAAAATTTTTAAAATTTTTATTATTTTCTAAATGTGTGCAAAGTTTTAAAAAATGAGTTGTAAGTAAGCAATTTACATTTTTATATTTTGCTAAATATTTCATAAATGCTTTAGCACTGGAAACCGCTTCATCCGGATTTGTTCCTGAATATAATTCATCAAAAACGCAAAAATGGTTTTCACCTGGATTTGAATGAATTGCATCTATTATTTCTTTGCACCTTCTCGCTTCGGCTTGAAATAAACTATCTCTTCCTGAAGTATCTGGAATATTTAAATAACAATGAATATGTTTGTAGGGTGTTAATGTTCCTGAAGAATAAAATCCACATCCCATTTGTTGTGTTAAAATAATATTAATGAGAGAAGACTTTAAAATAGTAGTTTTTCCAGATGCATTTGGTCCAGTAATAATTAAATTTTTATCAATATTAATAGAATTATGAATTGGTTTTTTATTTATTAAAGCTGGATAGTAAAAATCTACAAATTTTGCACTATTTTTTTTATTTTTTTTAAATTTTTTGAATTTTGCAAAATTTAATTTTTTATTTTTAATATTATTAATAAAACCTTCTAATGTATCAATATATCCATTAAACCCAAATGAATATAAAAATGCATCATTATAAATTTTGTCATCATATAATTCGTAAAAACACTTTAAAATGTATCCAAATTGAAATATTTTATTTATTGTGAATTTGTATGGGCTTATTTTTTCTATTTTTTCTTTAAATTCTTTCAAAATATTCATATTTTCTTTTAATTTTTGGTTAAAAGTTGAAAATGTTGGTAAATCAGAAGAATAAGATAAAAAATTTTGGGTGTTATTTTCTGTATGCTGAATATATGTTTTTACATCATTTAAGTAAATGTGTATTTTTTTCATATTACTATTGAAACGAATGCAAGTAAGAATATTTTGATAAATCGAAAAAATATAAAAAAAAGCACTTACGAGCATATACATTTTTTCATCTATTTTAACAGAATTGAATTTTGTAAAAAGTCTTCCAATTGCATGATTGGAAGCAATTATTTTAAGTATATTAACATATTCTGTAAAAGTTAAACTAATTCCTTTTGCTTGAATAACAAAAAAAGGAATAACAAGTATTATTAAAGGAAACAATAAGGAAAGAACCGGAGATGAAAGATTATAGATACTAAGTATTTGAAGAAATAAATCATTTTTGTTATATTTTTCCCAAAATGGCCAATCAATGTATTGATACTTTTCTTTAAATCCTGTTTCGTTTTTAATATTATCCCATAATTCAATAATATTTTCATAATCTGGTTTAAATATTTCATCGGGTGTGGATTTATAATTTTTTAATAAGGATTGATTATCTTTTAAAAATGATATATCCGTCGTATAATATGACGGATATTGCTCTAATATTTTTTTACCGAACACTGTTTTGGGTTGAAAAGTAAATTCATACATTGAATTACACGAAGGGTCTATTGTTTTTATTAATTCTAAATCAGTTATTATATTTGAATTTAATTCTATTTTTTCATTATTATAAATTATTGGAATTTTGAATTGAGCATTTATTTTTTCTATATTTGATAACATTTATAAAAAAAATAGAATAATTATTATTTTATTTTACGCGAATTCGACTGCAATTACATTTTTTATATATTTGATAACAATTAATAAGAATTAATAACAATTAATAACAATTAATTTATTTTTCTAAGTTGTCTAGCGCAGCAGGCATTTCTTTAATCTCGCAAGAATAATGTCCCTCAATTTCCTTCATTTTTGCAATATCTCGTCTAGTAATCATATTAATGCCTACACCCTTTCTTCCCCATCTTCCTGAACGACCAATTCTATGCAAATAATTATGCACACATTTTGGAATATCAAAATTAATAACAACACTAACTTGTTGAATATCAATACCCCTTGATGTTACATTAGATGATATCAAAACACGATATTTACCTATTTTAAAATCAGCAAACGCACTGTCTCGCTCCGCTTTTTCCATACCACTATGGATTCTACAAACAGGAAACCCGTCTTCAAGCATTGCATCATAAAGGTCCGATACTCGTCTAACACTATTACAATAAATAATACATTGTGATAATGATATTACAGAATATAAATCCTTTAATGTTAAATATTTTTGCTTATCATCTTCTACTGCTACATAATATTGCGAAATACCTTCTAAAGTTAATTGTTCAGCTTTAACAGAGATGCGAACAGGGTCTCGCATTAATTTATTAATAATTGCAAAAATGTATGATGGTAATGTCGCACTAAAAAGCGCAACTTGTATATCTTTATTAAAATGTTGAAAAATATTATATACCTGCTCTTTGAACCCCTTTGAAAATAACTCATCCGCTTCATCCAATATTACTAAATTTACTTTTTTTGCAGATAAAGCATTTCTTCGAATCATATCATATATTCTACCAGGACAACCTGCGATAACATGTGGTCTGTTTTTTTTTAAATTTTTAATATCCTCATCTATTGAATTACCACCAATTAATATTTGAATATTTAAACCTTCCATCAGATTTCCAATACTACTAAAAACCTTAGCAGTTTGAATAGTCAGTTCCCTTGTAGGGGACATAACAATAACTTGCACATTTTCATCTTTAACATTTATATTTGCTAATGCACCAATAGTAAAAGTAGCCGTTTTTCCTGTTCCTGATTGAGCTTGGGCAATGATATCCTTTTTCATTATTATAGGTTTTATTGCTTTTTTTTGAATAGGACTTGGTTTCTCAAAACCATGTCCATAAATACCTCTTAATAAATCTGTAGGAATATCTAATTCATCCCAAGAATTTATTTCATACGAAGAGTCATATGTATTACCCTCTTCCATTAATTCATCGTTTTCGTTTTCATTAGTAAATGACATGATATACTATATATCTACTTTATTTTTAAATGGGTTTACAATAATAATATAAAAAAAAATTGATATAAATGAAACTTATATAATTAAATATAAGTCAATGCAAACAATGATATATAATTTAAAAGATTTTACCAATATTACATTTAATGGGTTTGAAATTACTTTACCTGAGGAAACTATAAATAGAATAACTGAGTTGGCATTGCAAGTTGGTTCGCCTACATACATTAGAACCCCAACTTTTGAAAAGAAAGAAAATAATTTAAAATCTTCAAATTTAGGGTATGGTGCAAGTAACATTGAAAATAAAAAGAAAAGAAAAGATAACCGTGCAGTAGAAATTTTAAATGATGATGATTGGGAAAGCATTCGAACTTTTCAAGCAACAGTAATTGAACAAAAAGTAGGTATTGATGCTCAAATAGATTTAATACGAGCTTCTTTGAATAAAATGACAGAAGCAAATTGTAAAGAAAATTCAAATAAAATATTAGAAATATTAAATAATTTAATGCTTGAAGGAACTAGTGAAGATAAAATGATGAGCGTAGGAAATGCAATATTTGAAATTGCATCAAACAATAGGTTCTTTTCAAAATTATATGCTGATTTATACACATTACTAGTAAAAAATTTACAAATCATGTCTTCAGTCTTTGAGAAAAACTTTAGCGAATTCATGGATATTTTTAAAAATATAGAAAGTGCAAATTCTGAAGAAGATTATGAAAAATTTTGCAAGGTAAATAAAAACAATGAACGGCGCAAATCATTAAGTTTATTCTTTGTTAATTTAACTCATAATGGTATAATTAAAAAAGAGCAAATAATTGAAATTAGCTTTGATTTATTGAATAAAGTTTTAGTGTTGATAAAAGAAGAAAATAAAAAAAGTGAGGTAGATGAAATTATTGAGAATATTTCAATTTTGTATAATAAAAAATGGATAGAATCAACATATTTAAGAATAAATGACTTATCGTTTCTGAAAGTTATTGAATCATTATCATTAAGCAAATCAAAAGATTATTTAAGCTTGTCCAATAAATCAATTTTTAAATGCATGGATATTGTGGAAATGTAAACAAAAAAATGATATTATTCTTTTATAATAATGTTTGAAAATAATGTTTGAAAATATAGTTTTTATTTTATTTAGGTAAATTAAAATTGTATAAAATAGAAAAAAAATTGTAATAAAATTTTTTTTCTTTATATATATTATAATGAGCAGAAGAATGAGCCGAAGAATGAGCCGTAGAATGGGCGGTAGACGCCGTATGAGCCGTAGAATGATGATGGGAGGTGGTATACCCGGAACAACAATTCCGGGTAACCCCAATAGTTGGGGTATTTTTGGTGGTAGACGCCGTATGAGCAGAAGAATGATGATGGGGGGTGGAAAATGTTCAACAGACGCTTTTGGTAATCCATGGTGCGCCTTTTAAATGAATTGCACATATTATTTAAATTGCATAATTTAAACTATGCAATAAAATTCTCTATTGTTTTTCACATTTTATTAACAAAATGTGGAAAACATCAAATGATATTATTTTTTGATAATAATTTTTGAAAATATAGTTTTTATTTTATTTAAGTAAATTAAAATTTTATAAAATTGTATAAAATAAAAAAAAATTTATAATATAAATTTTTTCTTTATATATATTATAATGAGCAGAAGAATGAGCAGAAGAATGAGCAGAAGAATGGGCGGTAGACGCCGTATGAGCCGTAGAATGATGATGGGTGGTGGTATACCCGGAACAAGAATTCCGGGTGACC